ACACGTTGTACGTTCCATCGTAGTTACGATCTATGCGAAGTCCAACCTTAGCAGCGTACTTGGCGATGTTCTTCCGGATGGTAGCCGATTTGGGATTGCTCATTTCTTTCTCTCTTTCTTGTGTCTCTATTCTATTATCATTCGCAAACGTTGTCAATCGCAAACTCTTCCACAACGTAACCCATTTCGTCGATTCGGATGAATCCGCCATCCTCACCGATTTCGATTTCGTTTCCGTTGCTACGAGCAAGATCCAGAAGATCCATTCCAAACGCCGCAACATTCACCAGCGTAGCAGAATCGGCACTGCTCAGGAAACCAACCAACTCGCTCATCGTGTTGAATATCATCATGTTTCTCATATCGACATTATACCATCTTCTCTTTAATCGTCAACAAAAAACTTTCCTTACAATGTCGAAAGATTATCTATAAGCAAATTCTGTGCCATAGAATATCTTATTTTTTTAAACAGAAGATCGTATCGATCATCATATTAGTCGTAAGTCATTGTCACATAAGCATTTAGATCAAAAAAGAGCGAACATATTTGACGTAAACTCTTTACCCATCACAGGTTAGGGGGATTTTATGTTTTTCGCTACCACCTTCGTATTTTGCCGTAAAAATGCCCGGAGGTTCATATGCGATAAGCACATTAAAATACAAATGTATCACCTAAACATTCGTATTAGCCCTTCGATTCTTATTGGCCCTCAGAATCTCAGGATACTTTTCTCTTAAACCCAGTTTCCTTTCCCAACTATAGATCATATAAGATACTTTTTCCCCACCCAATTCACAGTTTCTATTCCATCGTGATTCATAGTGCTCACTTAGTTTAATTATATCAGCGCCACACTCTTTCCACTTATCCTCAAATTTCTTTGGAAAATCGCCCCTTTTATCAAGAGCATTATCCTGATAGGTACCTTCTGCTAAATGATCCGCATTATAGCATCGCGGGTTATTACATTTGTGTCGTATTAATTCAGGATATGTTCCGTGTTTTTCCCAAAAGGCCACCCTGTGCTTATAAAAATATTTACCATCTCCATTTTTTCTACGTAATGATTTGATAATCACCTTCATTCGAGCATATCCGCTCTTATGGACATTGCAGCTCTCTTTGCATCCCGTATTTTCATTGATTATAAAATGTTTAGCATATGCGTCCCTCTTAACAGCTTCCTCAAGCCACGGACGCAAATTTTCTTCTTTATTGGAAGACCACGTATTTAACAAACATGACTCTGACCACATTTTTATATGAGCAGCCTCTTTCTGCATTATTTCATTAGATTCACAACGCTCTATAATAGCACACTTAACAGAGTAATTATTTTTATCATACCATTCCTGCATATTCTTAGAGCGATGATCCTTTTTTGCCAAATGATACATATGGTCTTGTAGTCTTTTTTTAATATTTATACTTGCACCAATATATACTTTAATATTATTGACTTTTATATTTCTTTCAAGATTATTCTTGTCATAGTTCCACAAGAAATAGATAACATAAATTCCACAAATATTTGAGTCTAAACTATCTATATTTTCTATATGTTCCCAAGACTTAACAACTGATGGGTCTATTCTTGACTTTATGCCCCTAATTTTAAACATTGATGACATATAAGACTTAGTGACATTATATTTATCTAGTAATGTTTTTGTAGAGTATCCATCTTCATAATCCTTTATTAAATTTCTTTCATCAATTCCATTTAATATAGTTTTTACTTTTCTCTTCTGCTTGTCCTTTGATCCTTTTGGTCGCCCCACAATTAATACCTATAATGATAGTACGGAATATAATAGTTACTGTTAAAACAACATCTGTGATAGTTCACAGGAACAGCAACAGGATAATACGTATTATACTGAGGAACCACAACTATCGGCACCGGAACAATTTTTACCACAGGAACCCAAACTGTTTGATTTACAACTGTCGTTACAGGAACCAATGATGTTGTAGCATACTGAACATTTTGAGGCTGATATTCTACCACCACATTTTGACCGTAAACCCCACAGCAAAATAACATAACCATCATACACACCACACCTTTGCATAACATATAAAGTTTCCTTTTTAATAAAGTATAAATAAAAATAGCAAGCATTTCTGCTTGCTACTTCTATATAAAAAAATCACACCATAAACATCATACAGTAACTGACTCTCCGCTACTTTCAATAGGCTTATTTTTGCAAGGACGTCCCCTTGGTTTCTTTAGTGTAAGTTTTCGCCTCTGACGACGCACCATTGCTGTACTAATATTTTGTCCTGTAATTTGACTTAGTTTAACTGCTATAGTTTCATCAGGCATAGACAAATGGTTATCTTTGATGAAACTGATTTCCGAATCGTTCCATTTCTTATAAGTGGCCATAAATATCCTCGTTAAAGTTGACTAATGTGTACCTAACAGTATTATAGTAATAGTTGACCTCTTTTGTGCAAGGAAAAAAAATGACTAATATAGAATTAAATTTAGCCAATTCTGAGTTGGTAGTAAAAGCATCAGGAAGTTTTGATTGTAGCAAAGATCTGGAATTACCACAAGGAAAAAGTATAGCTGAATTATTATATGACCAAAAAAAAGAACACAAAAAAAATACCCCAGAATAAATCATCTTCTTTACCCAATGGAGTAACTGAAGAAGAATTTCTCAAAGTTTTAGACGATATTAGTAAAAGATTAGGCCATAAATTTAAATTTGGCTATCATGATTTTGATGACATGAAACAACAGGCTGCTATTTTCGCCCTAGAAGGCTTGGAAAAATATGACAATAGTCGCCCTCTTGAAAATTTCCTATGGACCCACGTTCGTAATCGTTTATTCAATTATAAAAGAGACAATTACCAGCGCCCCGATAAACCATGCTTGAGTTGTCCACTTTACGACCCTCACTGCAAAAAATCCATTAGTGGATGTACTGATTTTCAGAACAAAAGTGACTGTGAACTATATGCTGCTTGGGAAAGTAGAAATAATAGTAAGAAAAATATTATGAAACCTATTGGTATAGAAGATAGCGAAGACTATGGATCAAAACATCACACCAAAGGAGATATTAGTGATTTAGCCCTAAATAAAGAGATAATTGGCCTATTAGATGAAAAAATGCCCGCCGCCCACAGAGAATCATATCTCAAATTAAAATATGGCGAAAAACTTAATAAGAGTGATCTTAACAGATTAATTTCAACCATTAAGGAAATAATCAATGACGCAAATCTCTCAGAATAACAAAGGCCCCAGAAAGAGAGGCCAGCTAAGTTTGGAAGAAGAGAAGTATATCAGAGAACATATATCTTCACTAACAATTGACCAAATTTCCACAAACCTTAACCGTTCTTCTGCACCAATAGAACGCTACGCATTAGAAAACGATCTTTTAATAAAAGACTACGATACCAATGATGACAAATATTTACGAAATAAATTACACAAAAAGAATTTTTGGACCGAAATTGAACGACAGTTTGATAGTAATAGCGGCGAATTAGAATACTTTGAAAATGTGTGGATAAATTTAATCAAACAATTTCGAGAAGATGTTCTTCCTGCCGAAGAACTACAGATTAAACAATTTATTACTATTGATATTCTTATTAATCGAAGCATGAAAGAGCGTAAACGTCATATTGCAGAAACAGACAAGTTACAAAAGTTAGTGGACAAAGAATATGAAAAGCCAGAAGACACACGAGACATTCCAAAACTTGCTAATTTAGAAACTCAATTAAGTTTTGCGCGAAATAGCATAGCTAATTATACTAATGAATATACTAAATTACTTAATGAACAGCAAAAAATAAGCAAAGACTTAAAGGCCACGCGAGAACAGCGCATCAAAAGAATAGAAGACGGCAAAAGTAGCTGGACAGGACTAATACGAATGTTAGAAGACGAAGAAATAAGAGAAAAAGAAGGAAAAGAAATGGAAATATTAGCATTAGCTACTGAAAAAATAAAAGAAAAACTACACAGTTACCATAATTATGCTGATAATACTGTGGATCAGCCATTTTTAACACCAGATAGTATCAAGGAATAGCTATGAAAACAGCATTAGTAACAGGAGTAACAGGTCAAGACGGGAGTTATTTGTGTGATCTGTTGCTAGACAAAGAATACTCTGTGGTGGGACTATACAGACGCTCCAGCAATAACAACTTTGAGCGAATCAAACATCTTTTAGATCATCCTCGTTTATCCCTAGAAGAATTTGATTTAACCGATCCTAACGGCATTAACACCACTTTACGCAAACATCAGCCTGATGAATTTTATAATCTGGCTGCTCAGAGTCATGTTGGCACCAGTTTCAAACAGCCAATAACAACTTTTGAAATTGATGCTGTAGGAGTAATTAATTTACTAGAAGCTATCAAAAATTATAGTCCATTAACCAGATTCTATCAAGCTGGTACTAGCGAAATGTTTGGGCGAAACTTTGACACCAAAGATGGACACAAATACCAGAGCGAGATGACCAAGATGCTTCCTCAGAGTCCATACGGAGTGGCTAAATTATCAGCTTATCATATGGTACAAATTTATCGATCAGCATATAATTTATATTGTTGCTGTGGAATACTTTTTAATCACGAAAGTCCACGACGCGGAGAATGTTTTGTAACACGTAAAATTACAAAATATATAGGTGACTTAATCAAAAATAAAAATAAGGGGCTCCTTGAACTAGGTAATCTTGACGCTCATAGAGATTGGGGACATGCTAAAGATTATGTTTATGGAATGTACTTAATGTTGCAACAAGCTAATGCTGACGACTATGTTTTGTCAACAGGAGAGACACATAGCGTAAAAGAATTTTTAATAGCAGCATTTAATTCTGTAGATCTAGATTATAATAAGTATACTGTTATTAATGAAAATTTATTTAGGCCAGCAGAAGTAGACTATTTGAGAGGAGATTCGTCAAAAGCTAGAGAAAAATTAGGATGGGCTCCTACCTACACATTCGATACTCTAGTAAAAGACATGATAAATAGTGATTGTTATGGTTCGTAATTTTGATGATCCATTATACAAGAAATGGAGAAAAGAAGTATATAAAAGAGACAACTTCAAATGCCAATGGCCTGGATGTAATGTTGGTAAAAAATTGAATGCTCATCATATTAAAACTTGGAGTGAATATCCCGGATTGCGATTTTGTGTAGAGAATGGTATAACTTTGTGCTATTATCATCACAAAATGATCAAGGGTCTAGAGCATTTATATGAAGCAGTATTTTTGAAAATTATAGCTAATAAAAGGTCTTCAAATGAGTAATTACGATGATTTTATCATAATTGTTGATACCAGAGAACAACAGCCATGGTCATTTGATCATTACACAAAGGCTAATAAAAAATTAGATACTGGGGATTACAGCATAGAAGGTCTAGAAACAATTTTAGCTATAGAAAGAAAAAAGAGCTCTAGTGAATTTGCCAATAATATAACAGAAAGTCGTTTCAAAGATGTTGTTGAGCGACTAAGTCATGTTAAATATGCATTTTTACTATTAGAATTTGATTTAGAAGATATCTTAATTTATCCTGTCGGAAGTAACGTTCCTAAAAGGCTATGGGATAAAATTAAAATCTCTCCAGCATTTATTATGAAACATATTTTAGAACTACAAATTAATCATAATATAAAAATAGTATTTTGCGGAGATAGTAGTAATGCTGAAAAAATGGCAGAATATATTTTAAAAAAGGTAAATTACATTGAGCGAATCCAGAAAAAATAATTTTGATGACGCATGGCTAGGTCTGGGTGACTTAGACTCTATCACCATATCTCGCAATCCTATGATCCATAGGCCAGAGATAGATATTGAAAATCCTGATTTGCATCTTATTAGATTATTTAAAGATCCAAAATATATTGGCAGCATGGTAAAAATGTTATTCAATATAGAATTACATCCCATACAAATTGCTATTCTTCAAGAATTTTGGATACGAGCTTTTCCAATGTATATTGCTAGTCGTGGTTGGGGTAAAAGTTTTTTGTTAGCTCTGTATTGTATTATTAAGTGCACATTTTGTCCCGGAACTAAAATAGTTGTCGTAGGTGCTGCATTTCGTCAGAGTAAAATCATTTTTGAATATATGGAAACTATTTGGAGAAATAGTCCTATATTACGAAGTATATTTAATGGAAACGATGATGGTCCACGACGAGACGTTGATCGATGTACGATGAGATTAGGAGATAGTTGGACCATAGCTATTCCAATGGGTGATGGTAGCAAAATTAGAGGATTACGTGCTCATATTATTATTGCTGACGAATTTGCGTCTATATCACCAGATATTTATGAAACAGTAGTATTAGGATTCGCTTCTGTTAGCGCTAGTCCAATACAGAATGTTAAAGAAGAAGCCAAAAAACAAGCAATGATTGAAGCGGGCATTTGGAATGATGAACTTGAAGCTTTAGAATATAAAATGGGTAATCAGGCTATTATTAGTGGTACAGCAGATTATGACTTCAAACATTTTGCTAGTTATTGGAAACGATACAAATCTATAATAGAAAGCAAAGGAAACAGAAATAAACTAGAAGAAATTTTTAAAGGCGAAGTTCCTGATAATTTTAATTGGAAAGATTACAGTATTATTCGTATTCCTTATGAACTTATTCCAAAAGGATTCATGGATGATAAACAAGTTAGTAGAGCTAAAGCTACTATCCATACTGGAATATATAATATGGAATATGCCGCATGTTTCGTAAAAGACAGCGAAGGTTTCTTTAGGCGTAGTCTAATAGAAAATTGTGTAACATCAGATCAAAACCCTATAACTGTTAATGATAAAGTTATAACATTTGATGCCACAACCAGAGGTAATGCAAACTCTCAGTATGTATACGGTATAGACCCTGCTAGTGAACAGGATAATTTCAGTATAGTTATACTAGAAGTATTTCCTGATCATAGAAGAATAGTATATTGCTGGACTACTAATCGTAATAATTTTAAAGAAAGACTAAAAACTGGTCTTGTGCAAGATCATGATTTTTATGGTTTTTGTACAAGAAAAATAAGAAACCTTATGAAAATATTTCCATGTGCCAGAATAGGATTGGATGCTCAAGGAGGAGGTGTTGCTATTGAAGAAGCACTACACGACCCATCAAAACTAGAAGAGGGTGAAAACCTCATATGGCCCATCATAGATTACGACAAGTCTAAGGACACAGATAGTCAATCCGGACTACACATTATTGAACTAGTACAATTTGCCAAAGCAGATTGGACAAGTCAGGCCAACCATGGACTAAGAAAAGATCTAGAAGATAAAATTTTATTATTTCCTCGTTTCGATAATTTAACTCTAGGTTTAGCACTAGACAAAGAAGGTAAAGATATTTTAACAGGAGATTTAAATCCTATATATGACAGTTTAAGCGAATGTATATTAGAGATAGAAGAATTAAAAAATGAATTAACAACCATAGTAATGACACAAACAAGCACAGGATCAGGGGCTAGAGATCGCTGGGATACCCCAGAAGTGAAATTACAAAATGGTAAAAAGGGAAGATTAAGAAAAGACCGATATAGCTCATTAGTAATAGCAAATATGTTAGCAAGACAAATGACTAGAACATTACAGCCAATAGAGTATGATGTAGTAGGGGATAATCGAATTAATGTTGTCAAACACGATGGCGCACTATACAAAGGGCCAGAATGGTTTACTACTGGGGCAAATGACTCTGATTATCTAGGCATTTACAAGTAAAATGTGTATAAAATTTAACAATTGTATTATAATAGCATTGTAATTATATTAAAAAAATATGGCTAAAAAATATCCAAAAAGCGAAGCGATATCTGACGCAGCTCTAGAAAATTCAGAAATTTATATTGCATGGGGTGATGATTTAGCCAGTAAAGAAAAAGCACTTAAAACTAGTGCTGATTCTCTTGGCGAATTCACTGGTATAGAACATTCTACTGCCATGAGAAGATACGGATTAGACTATTCTAATCTTGATAAAAATACATCTGGACGCCCAGGATTAACAAGATCAGATTATGACTTTTTCCGTCCGGACGAAGCTGTTCCGCGTACCTTTAAAATTATATTAAAAAAAGCAGAAGATATTTATCAAAGGGTGGGACTAGTAAAAAATGTTATAGATCTTATGGGCGATTTCGCCAGCCAAGGTATAAGACCAGTTCATAGAAATAAGAGAATAGAACGCTTTTATAGGAAATGGTTTAAAAAAGTCAGAGGCAAGGAACGTAGTGAAAGATTTCTTAATAATCTATATAAAACAGGAAATGTTGTTGTTAATCGACAAACAGGTAAATTAAGTCTTAAAGCAACAGAAACACTGTATCAGGCGGTAGCATCTCCAGATTTTCAGGTTCAAGATATTGAAGAAATCAAACTAGAGAAAAGAGAGATTCCTTGGAAGTATACATTTATTGATCCTTCATTCGTTGATGTCGCAGCAGGAGCGCTATCTTCATTTGTACAGGATAAAAGATACGAATTAATTCTTCCTCCTATGTTGAGGAAAATGGTTATTAATCCAAAAACAGAAGCCGAAAAAGAAGTAGTATCAAGACTACCACAAGCCATATTAGAAGCAGCTAAAACAAAAAAGCCATATCCGCTTGATCCAGAAAAAACTTTGGTATTCCATTATAAAAAAGATGATTGGCAGACATGGGCATATCCTATGATATATGCTATTATGGATGATATTACGATTATTGAAAAACTCAAACTAGCTGATATGGCAGCACTTGATGGTGCTATTAGTAATATTCGTATTTTTAAACTCGGCAGTCTCGAACACAAAATTGCCCCTACAAAAGCAGCCACAGCTAAATTAGCATCTATTCTAGGAAATAATGTTGGTGGTGGCACTATGGATCTAATCTGGGGACCAGACATAGAACTCATAGAAAGTAAAACTGGCGTTCATCAGTTTTTAGGCGAAGCTAAATATATTCCACATTTAAATAGTGTTTATGCTGGGCTGGGTATTCCTCCCACGTTAACTGGAACTTTTGGAGCCGCTGGAACAACAAATAACTTTATCTCATTAAAAACTCTTACTCAAAGACTACAATATGGTAGAGATGTTTTAATGGAATTTTGGGAAAGAGAATTTGCTTTAGTTCAAAAAGCCATGGGTTTCAAATACAGCGCCAAAGTAGAATTTGATAGAATGGATCTTAGTAATGAAGATTCAGAAAAAGCATTATTAATTCAACTAGCTGATCGCAATCTAATTAGTGATGAACTATTGCAAACAAGATTTGGTTTTGATCCTGACATGGAAAAGACAAGACTCAACAGAGAAATAAGAGAGAGAAAGAGCGATAGAATGATCAAAAAAGCTGGACCATGGCACGATCCTACTCCGGAGCAATCTCTTAAGAAGATAGCTCTACAGACAGGAATTGTTTCTCCCAGTCAAGTTGGCTTAGATTTGGAAAATAAGAAAAAGGGAGAGCAAGCAGCTCTAGAAATGAAAACACCAGCACAGCCTTCCCCAACGAAGTTGGCAAAGGATTCTCCAGAATCCTTGCCAAAAGAACCCGGACAAGGTCGCCCAAAAAACTCTAAAGACACACAGCCCAGAAAAGACAGAAAGTTTGCCCCACAAACCGGAGCAAAAATTATGTTTTGGGCAGCTGATGCCCAAGATAAGATTAGTAAAATAATTAATCCAATACTACTAGACTTTTATCAAAAGAAAAATTTAAGAAGTTTATCTAATGAAGAGGTCACAGAACTAGATAATGTAAAAACAAAAATTTTATTCTCAATAGAACCATTAACGGATATAACTGACGCAGAAGTGGTAGAAAAACTTAAATCATCATCTGCATCATCAAATGTCTTATTGTCCGAATATCACAAATGGGTAAATGATCTTAGATCGATTTTAAGCAAAGAACTTACTGTTGATGAACAAAAACAGGCTAAGGCTTCTTTTTATTCTACGGTGTACACTAATTTAACACAGGAGTAAAAAATAATGCAAATATTCAAAGCAGAAATTGAAGATGGGCTAGAACATAAAATTCAGTCATCAGCCTCATTTTCTTATGCAGCCTCTGTTGAGCCATGCGATAGCACATACAAAGTTAAAAAATTAAAAAGCTTAGCTTCTTATGATGATTCTGATTTGTATTATGTACAATCTATATTAGTTAGTTCAAACTGGAATAAAAATGATGATATTTTTGATTCTAAAGAAGTATGGATTGCTAGAAATACGCCAGAAGATAAACCAACAAATCTTGAACATGACGAAGGAACCATAATTGGTCATATAACATCAAATTGGCCAATCACCGAAGATGGTATATTGATTGATGAAAATACTCCTATAGAAAATTTACCAGAAAAATATCATATATTAACTGGTTCTGTAATTTATAAAGCATTTAGTAATCCTGAGCTTAGAGATCGTGCCGAAAAATTGATAACAGAAATTGAGTCTGGTACAAAATTTGTTAGTATGGAGTGTTTCTTTAATGGATTTGATTATGGATTAATTAATACTGCAAATGGTGAATACAAAGTACTTGCTCGTAATGACAATACAGCATATCTAACTAAGTACCTAAGAGCATACGGCGGAAATGGCCAGCATGAGTCCTATAAAATAGGTAGAGTACTTAGAAATATTACATTTTCAGGTAAAGGTTTTGTTGATAAACCAGCAAATCCTGAGAGCATAATCTTTACTAAGGAAAACTTTAATAAATTATTAAGCGAAAAAAAAGACGATTTTATCAAACCAGGTGTATCTAAAAGTACGTTAACCTTTAACGCGGAGAATACTATTATGAGTTTAGATCTTGATCCAGTAATAAAAGAAGTAGCAGAAATCAAAAGTAAGATTGAAGCTATGGAAGTCAAAACAGCAGAGTCTGCCACAGAAGCTATTGCAGCTTTAGAAACACAGAATACCGAACTTAAAAACAAAATTGCTGAATTAACAGTTGCTCTAGAGCAGATCACTCTTGAAAAAGAAGAAGCTGCCAAGAAGATAAAAGAAGATGAAGATTCCAAAGATGAAGAGAACAAAAATCTTAAAGCGGCTTTAGAAGCTGCTAATGAAGTTATTGCTGGCTACAAGATGAAAGAAGAAGAGATGGCAAAGAAAGAAAAGAAAATGAAAAGAATGGCATCACTTGTTGAAGCAGGCTTTGACTCAGAATCAGCTTCTGCAACAGTTGACAAATTCGATTCATTAGATGATGACGCCTTTTCAGCAATGACAAGTCTTTTTGCTGGCAAAATGCCACCTTGGCTCAATAAAAAAGATGACAAGGAAGAAGACACAAAAGAAAAGAAAAAGGCTTCAGAAAATACAGTAGACGCTAGTGCTCTTGATAATGTAGAAACAGAAGAGAGCGTTAGTCTCAGTGTGGGTGGCGAAACAGTTTCACAAGAAGAAACCACTCGCGCAGAATTAGTTGAATTTGTTTGTGCTAGACTAGGCAAAAAACTTAATAAGGGAGAATAACATGGCTCTTAAAGCAGATCGTATCGAATTACTCGCAGATGTATCATTCTTCATGAACACAGTAGCCGAAAGAGGCGGTGTTGCTAGTGTAAGTACAGGCGGATCTGGCGTATCCATGGATGATGCCAGTGCTGTTGTTACTTATGCTGGTACTGTCAGTGGAGCAAAACCAGTAGGTGTCCTTCTCACCGACGTTGTAAATCTTGATCTCACAAGACAGCATATCAACTGGCACAAAGATGAAGTTCAGGTTGGTGGCAAAGTTACACTACTTCGTAACGGCCAAGTAACAACCAACATGATTGTATCTGGTGCTACACCAACTGCTGGTGCTGATGCCTATGTCGGCGCTGATGGTAAGATCGGTACATCAAGTACAAATGCTGTAAAAATCGGTCAGTTCTTGAGTAGTAAAGACGCCGACGGTTACGCAAAAGTCTCTGTAAACATTGCTTAAGCTTAAACTTATTTAAGGGAGAAAAAAATGTCAGGTAATACTAAAGCATTTCAACCAACACCAGAACTAACTGATCTCTTAGTTCGCTCTGGTTCACAGAAAAGAGAAGTAGCTCTAGCTGCTAATGCAGAGTTTGCAAAGGCTCTCGAACTACCACTTCGTCAAGGATTACTCAGTGGAGATATCCTAGACGGCATTTTCGAACCAATTCAATTGGCTCAAAGTGCAACTCCAGAATTTCCACTCGACTTCCTAGCTCCTGGTACAGAGAAGGACTTCGTTGCTTATACCGTTCCAAATCATGGATATATTCCAGAGCGTCACGTTGAAGGCGATTACGTCATGGTTCCAACCTATGATATCGGCGCCTCAATCGACTATCTCTTGAAGTATGCTCGTGATGCTCGCTGGGACGTTGTTGGTCGTGCTATGGAAGTTCTAGAAGGTTCATTTGTCAAGAAGATGAATGATGATGGATGGCACACACTACTCGCCGCTGGCGTTGATCGTAACATCGTAGTTTATGATAGCGATGCTAGCACTGGTCAATTTACCAAGAGATTGGTAAGTTTAATGAAGACAGTTATGCGTAGAAACGGTGGTGGTAACTCGGCTAGTAATAACCGTGGACTACTCACAGATCTATATGTCTCTCCAGAGTCAATGGAAGACATTCGTAACTGGGGTCTTGATCAGGTTGATGAAGTAACACGTAGAGAGATTTACACTGCCGCAGACGGCACAATCAATCGTATCTTCGGCGTTAATCTTCACGACCTAGACGAACTTGGCGAAGGACAAGAGTATCAACTATTTTATAGTAATACTCTCAGTGGAAGCTTACCAAGCGACCATGATTCAGAGCTAGCAGTTGGACTAGATCTTCGTAAGAGAGACAGTTTCATAATGCCAATTCGTGAACAAGTTCAGATTTTTGAAGACGATACACTACATCGTCAAAAGAGAGCCGGTTTCTATGGTTGGGCTGAACAGGGCTTTGCTGTTCTAGACAACCGTAGAGTTCTCCTTGGCTCTCTATGATTTTGATGTTCAAAAATAACTTTTGAAAATAAGTAGGGCTGGGCAACCAGCCCTTCTTTTTTTTATAGGTATAGTGTATTTACTATTACAGCTTCATAAATCTAACTAATACGAGTGAATTATGGCCGCAAGCAAATATGACTTTGCCATAGAACAAGGCACCTCCTTTAAAATATCATTAATTTATAAGGATCAAAATAGCGCTCCTATTAATTTGACTGGTTGGTGTGCTAGAATAGTATGGAAGACCAACACAGGATCGACCCAAATTTTTAGCAGCGAGAATATAGACTATAGTGTATACAAGTTTGTTATTGATGAAATCAATGGAAAATTAACTTTAATGTTTCCAGCATCAACAACAAATAGCTTTAATTTTAATACCGCAAAATATGATTTGGAATTACAATCTCCAGATGATATATATTCTGGAGGAGGTAAATATACAACTAGATTATTGTTTGGTACTATAAATATAGTTAAACGATTCAGTCAATCTAGTACCCCATTGGATTGTGTACAATGAGCGAATTCATAATTGAAATTTTGGATCCTCAAACAAATATTATAGAGATTGAAACTAGTTTTATAGAAAATCTTAATAATGTTGAAATTGAGAGATATGAGACATTTAATTTAGAAATTGTTAATACCGAAAAAATATTAGCAAGTGATTTACCAGATGATATACCAATGAGTAAAATTGTTGGAAACTTGGATGTTAGTAGAATAGATGGTCTTGATGAATACATAGAAGAATTTGCACAGGTAACTGTAAATAATGTTATTGGTTTAGATGATTATCTAGACGGGTACGAGTTTGATTGCGGAAATCCTTAAAAATATTCTTATACAACAAAATAAAGTGGAGATAAAAAATGCCAGTAAATAATAAAATCCAGGTTCGTAGAGGAACAGCAGCTCAATGGACTTCACAGGTATTATCTCAGGGAGAAATAGGATTTGAAACAGATAGCGGTCGTTTCAAGATAGGTGATGGAACTACAGCCTGGAGCAGTTTGGCATATTCTGCTGTTCGTAGCGTTACTGGCGTTAGCGGAATTCTTGCAACCACAGATAGCACAGGAGCAGTAACTGTTAGTTTGAGTGATCCAACTATTCAAACCACAGACATAACAGACTTTTTAGAGGGTGTTCAGGATGTTATAGGAAATAGTGGAGTAGTATCTGGTTTCGGAACAAGTAAATCATATGACGATGCTGGAACAGGTTTTACAACAGTTTCCGTTACAGGTATGACCAATAGTCTTAGCGCCGGATCTGGCGGTATTTACTTAACCAGTTCGGCAGTTTCAAATAATACACAATATACTGTTCATCTTACTGGTATACAGCCATCAACAATAGTCGGCGTAACGTCAACTGCTAGCGAACTAAATTATGTTGACATTACAACACTCGGTACAGCAGAAGCCAGCAAAGCTCTAATAACAGATAGTTCAAAGAATATTTATGGCATCAATAATCTTTCTGCTAGTGGCGCAACCAATCTTGGAACACTACAGGTAGGAACTAATGCTACTGTTACAGGCAATTTAGTTGTTAATGGCACAATTAGTTCAACAGGAAATCTTACAATAGGCGGAGATTTATTAGTTAATGGTAATACTGTTACTGTTAATAGTACAACAGTTACTATTGATGACCCCATTTTCACCCTAGGTGCTGCTCCAACAGGTCTTAATGACAACAAGGATCGCGGTATAGAGTTTTATTACAATAATGGATCGCCAGCAACAGGGTTCTTCGGTTATTCTGACAGTAATGATGCATTCGTATTTATTACTGGAGCAACCAATAGTAGTGAAGTATTCACCGGTCCTTTTGGACCAATCAAAGTTGGATCAGCTAACATAACTGGCACCATGACAGCAAATGCTATCGCTGTTACATCAACAACCGTTGTTACTAATCTTAATGCCGATAAATTAGATGGTCAAGATGGTAGCTATTATAATGACTTTAATAATGCTACAAATAAACCAAGTCCAGTCATTAGTGTTAATCTTACTGGAGACGTTACAGGAAGTGGTAATGCTACACTAACTAGCTTGGGTACAAATGCTAGTATTAGTTTTGCAACTACAATTCCTGCGAGTAGCATAATTCTAGGAACAGATACAACAGGACAGTATGCCAGTACCATCACTGCTGCCGGATCAGGATTAACAGCAACGTCTGCCAATAGTAATGGAGCAACAGCGTATACAATTACAAGTAATGCTAGTGCATCTAGCGGTAATGGCACTATAGTACTAAGAGATGCTACCGGATCATTTTCTGCTGGTAACGTTACTGCTAATAGCTTTATCAAGGCTGGTGGTACTAGTAGTCAATTTTTAAAGGGTGATGGTAGTGTTGATACTAGTGCTTATATTACTAGTGCTAGCATTAACAATGGAACATTAACATTAGCCGTTGCTGGATCTGGATTAAGTGGTTCAGCATCATTTACTGCCAATCAGAGTTCCGGAAGCACCTTTACTGTAACAAGTAATGCTAGTTCTGCAACTGGCGTAGGAACAGTTGTTCTTCGTGATGCTAGTGGTGGTTTTTCTGCTGGAGCCATTACTGCAACCTCTTTCTCTGGTGATGGATCTAGTTTAACTGCTCTCAATGCTAGCAATCTTTCAGCCGGTACTGTTTCTAATAGTAGGTTGAATGTTGCGTCTACTTCTGGTCTTGGTATTTCTACATTCAGTAGCACAAATTTTGCTGTTGATTCTACTGGATTAGTAACGATAAAGAGTGGTGGAGTTGCTAATAGTAATCTTGTTAATTCTACATTAACACTTGGTAGTAGCACACTAACTTTAGGAGCAACTACAACAGCAATTACTGGTCTAGCTTCATTAGCTGCTACTAATTTGTATGGTGCTGGCGCAAACATTACTAGTCTAAATGCTAGTAATATTAGTGCTGGTACAATTGCAACAACTTATTTACCAACTAATATTCCAATTGTAAATCTTGCTAGTAGCGGAATTACTTTTGGTTCCACATTCCAGGCACTAGGATCAACATTAACAACTTTTGCTGGTCTTACTGCTATTAGTGGCACTAGTAGTGCTAGTCCAACAATATTAAGTAATTGCTCTTTAGATGGTGGAACACCATAATAGTGTCATAAACTAGACAAATTATTTATTATAGGTTATTATCTATTGTAGGAACTTTCATATGGTTAATAATATATGCCTTCAACTAACAAGATACAATTTAGAAGAGGAACGTCAACAGATTGGACAAGTGGTAATCCTGTTTTAGGCTCAGGAGAGCCTGGATATGATACTACTAATAATATCTTAAAAATTGGAAATGGGTCTCAAACTTGGTCTCAATTAAACAACCATAATCATACTTCATCAAATATTACTGATTTTAACAGTAGTGTCAGTGGATTGTTAACTCCTTATCAATTAGCTCTAACAAATCCTGTTACCGGAGTTGGTACTAGTGGATATTTGAGTAAATGGACCAGTTCTAGTGCTATTAGTAGTGGAATCATTTTTGATAATGGTACTAATGTTGGCATAAGTACTGCTAGTCCAACCTATAAACTTCAGGTTAATGGTAGTTTTGCTGCTAGTACCAAAAGTTTCCGAATACATCATCCTTCTAAAAAGGGCTATTCATTAGAATATGGAAGTTTAGAAAGTCCGTATCATGGAGTAAGATTAACAGGACGAGGAACTTTAATTAAAGGCGTTGGGGTGGTATCTGTGCCAGATTATTTAAAAGATCTTATCCACGATGATGATACTTTAAATATTCAAATTACTAATATTAAACATGGTAAAATTATTTATGTTGATAAGATTGATTTGAAAAATGACCGATTTATTGTTAAAGCTGATCGATCAAAAAGTCTTGGAGAGTTAGAATTCTTCTGGACATTAAGTGGAGTACGAAAGGATGTGGATCATCTAGTTGTCGAAAAGGAGAACTAAGATGAGTGTATATGGAGGGCCAGATATAGTTACTGATGGATTAACTTGTCTTCTTGATGCTGGCAATAGTAAAAGTTACCCAGGATCAGGAACATCATGGTTTGATATTAGTGGTAATGGAAAAAATTTTACATGGGATAGTGTTGATTGGACTAATGGGTATTTTAATATGTTCACTAGTTCAACATATAGAAGAGCAACTGGTCCAGCCTCAAACAGCTTTGGTATAAATAATACTACTGGATATACTATTTTCTTTATCTTTCAGACTACTACTCTTGGTGGTAATGCTGGGTTTAAGTTCAAAGGCTCGACAGCTGGCTCAACAAGAGGTATATTTTGTCATCCTGGTTGGACCAACGACACAATATATTTTGATCAAGGAGCATGTTGTAATGCAGAGCACAGAATATCATATACAAACTCTAATGTGAGCGATAGTAATATATGGAATATGGTAGGATTAAGAAGCACCGTCGCTACTAGAGCCATACTGTATAATGGAATTGTAGGAACTACAACAAGCACTGCGGCCGCAAATATCAATTTAGATAGTAATCCTGTTTTAATTAATCCAGCTGATGAAGGCTATGGCTGGAGTGGCAGACTAGCATATTTTGCTGTTTATAATAGAGGATTATCTAATGATGAGTATTTAAATAATTATAATGCTCTTAAAGGAAGGTTTGGACTATAATGGCTACTCATTATGGAAATACTAAAGCTACTTTTTATAGAGATTTTGTAACTCAAAAAACTCTTAACCCTAGTGCTGGATCTATAGGAGGACCAATAGTTTTTAGTCGAAGCACATCTGGAACATATATTGGTAGTGATGGATATATTAAAACAGCAGCAGCTAATGAACCAAGATTCACATATGAATATGATAGTAGTGGAGTACTACAATACAGAGGACTATATATTGATTCTCAAAGAACATCATATAACTATTTTAATTATAGTGAAGACTTTTCTCAAGCAGTTTGGACGAAAACAAATTCTAGCATAAGTTCCACATCCACTCTTTCTCCTGATGGGGTAACTAATGGATCTAAAATAAGTTTATCTTCATCTGGTGGAAATATAAATTACGCTTTGACTTCTGTTGGTAATGCTAATACATCTCTCAAGAGACAACTAACAGTTAGCATTATGGCGAAAGCGTCAGAATGCCAGCATTTAAATATTAAAATTGACAATGGAACCACTACCGTTGATTGCTATTATAATTTATCAACAGGAGCATTAGGAAATAACACCAATGGTTTGGGCTCCCACTACCCATCAGTATCTAATCAAAATGGCTTACAGTTTTTATATAAGCATATTTGCAATATGGGCAATGGATGGTATAGATGTATTTTAAGCGTTGAAGATAGTATCACAGTCAGTTCTGCTAATTATACTATTAGCTTTATTCCTTCATCATCAGCGTCCTCTATTAGTTTAACTAATACTAATGATGGAATATTAATATGGGGAGCTATGGTTGACACCATATTACTTAGTTTTAACTATCATTATTGTTTTGCTAATTATATCAAAACTACTGGAAGTTCAGCTTCTTGTGGGGTTGAAACGTGTTATGTATCTAATGGTGACTCAACAGAAAATAATTTGTTAGCGGGCTATAGTGCTGATTCTTTTTCAATATATGCTGAATTTACTACTCCGTATTTTTTTATAGGAGCAATTACAGGTACTATTATTAATCTTGGGGCAACGTCAAAATACAGCACCAGTAATAGTGCTAGTATGAGAATTAATACTAATCAAAATACAACCGGATATATTACTTACCTATATAGGCCTCCAGGAACACCAGCATACGACTTTAATGCCGGAGGGCCGGTCGCTATGTCTGCAATTAATAATAAAATGATAATTACCAATAGACAATATGCTCCAATTATGTCTGCTATGAACGGGACCACAGGAACATCTGCTACTAACTTAGTTCCTCAAAAATTTAATACTTTCTATTTGGGTGGAGTTGCTTGTTATAAAAAATTATTTTATGTTCCAACGTATTTTAATTCTAACCAATTAATAAGGTTAACCGCGCTATGAAAACTTTTGAAATTAATTGCATAATAAATGATAAAAAAAATCCATCAAATATACAAGAAGATATTGTTGATATTAGTTTAATTACTATTATTCAGGCTGAAGATTTAAGCTCAGCAATAGAACAATTATCAGCATCATATCAATTAAAAGAAATAATATCTATACAGGAAATTTTATGAGTTATAGTAATGGTCCAAAAATAATTACAGATGGGTTGATTTTATATTGGGATATGGCAAATCCAAAAAGCTATACTAATGGATCATCAACTGTTTATGATATAAGCGGCAACAGTAGACATGGTACTGCTAGTAATATAACTTACAGTTCAAATTTTAAAGGAGTAATTAGTACTAGTGGAACATCTACAAGTAATATTACTTTAAGTAATTCATCATTATCCTTGATTTCATCAAATCATACAGTAATTTGTGCAACAAGATATATAGGTCAAGTTTCTAATAGTAGGATTCTTACAGCATACAATAATTGGCTTCTTGGTCACTGGAGTTCTGGGTCAACAAGATACTATGCTGGAGCTTTTATTAATAGTACAAATACTTTTGATTTAAATTGGAGAATTTATGCTGGAACAGGAGATATTGCTAATGATATATGGAATTTTTATATTAATGGAATATTATTAGATTCAAATAATTTAGGAAGCTATGGTCCAGATGGTATAAAAATTGGCGGCTATATTAGTAGTGAGAATAGTGATGGTCAATTTTCATTTTTACAAATATATAATCGAGTTTTGACATCGTCCGAGATTTTACAAAACTATAATGCTCTCAAAGGCCGCTTTAACCTATAGGTGTATAATACTATATCAATAATGGAGAAACTAAATGCCAGATATTATCATAACACCCAGTAGCGGTCTAATAGACTTTTTCCCAGTTAGCTCTAGAGTTGGCCGTATTGAAGGTTCTGGAAATACCATAAACATTCTTAATCCTTCTGGTTATGTGGCCGTTAGTGGCAGCGGTATGTCCGTTAACACTTCTTCTCCTAATGCCACATTCCATGTAAACTCTGCTACTTCTGGTGCGACACTCTTAAATCTTGAAGGCACTAATGGCTCTTTATTTAGCGTGGTCGATAATTTAAGCGGAAGCTTAATGAGTGTTAATAATAATGCTGGCTTGCCAGTATTTGAAGTTTTTAGTGATGACCGAGTAGTTGGTGGTCGTTTTGGTCAGAATGATTTTATAATGACTAGTGGTGGAAATGTTGGAATTGGAACGGGCGTTCCATCATCAAAATTCCATGTATTAGGAACTAGCACTTTTAATGGTGATGTATCTTCAACAGGATCTTTTATTGCTGGTTCTGGATCAGCAACGATACCTTCTTTTGAATTTATTAATGATGTTGATACTGGAATGTTTTCTCCAGCCGCTAACACTATAGCATTATCCACAAGCGGAGTGGAAAGAGTAAGAATAGATAATATTGGGAATGTTGGAATAGGAAATTCTCCTCAAAATGGTTTTAAATTAGATGTTCAAGGCGCTAGTGTTTTAAGAGGACAAATGAATATTGGAGGAGGCATTGTTGGTCAAAGCACAGATTTTGCAGCTATTCGTTATAATCTGAGTAGTACTGCTAATAGTAATTCTTATTCTTATGTTTGTAATGGTGGGGGAAATTTTGGGATAGGATTTCCATCTCCTAGCGGCCGAGTAGCAATTAGTGGCGGAGCATCAATAGGATCAAACTATAATTTAACTCCTCCAACAAATGGCTTAATTATTGAGGGAAATGTTGGCATTGGAACAACAACTCCAAGTAGTCAATTTCACGTTATTGGTAGCGGATTATTTGCTAGTGGTCTTGCTGTTACTGGTTTAATAACAAGTAATAGTGGTAATTTTATTAATAGTTTAACAGTTAATAGTACCGGCGTTAGTATTAGTGGACATACTCATACCTCATCCGATATTAGTAATTTTAACAGTAGTGTTAGTGGCTTATTACCATCTAATATAGTATATACAACAGGAACTCAAAGCGTAGGTGGAGTCAAAACATTTAATAATCGACCAGTCTTTAACTCTGGCATCACACTTAGCGACGGATTACCAGATGTACTGCTAACTTTAACTCATAATAGTATATCGTCTACTGATGGTGCTAGTATCGGCATAAGTGACAATCTATCCTTTTCTGCTAGCAACACATCATTTAATTATTGGTCTGCGGGTGGAGAAAATGTCTCTTTCTATGACAACGATACTACTACAGATATTTTAAGAATTACTGACAGAATTTCTGTAAGATCTCCTAATGGATTAGTCTCTGGAACTTATTTTCCAGTATGGGTAACTAATCCTAGCGGTAGCGCTCAGGCCATATCTTCAAGAACAGCAGCTGAATTATTGGGCGATATTAGAGGTTATCCCTCTAGTAATCCGAGTGGATATACAACTAATGTTGGAACTGTTACTAGCGTAGCTGCCTTAACTCTCGGCACTACTGGCACTGATGTTACTAGCACAGTTGTTAGTGGAACCACAACTCCGGTTATTACTCTTAATATCCCAACAGCGTCGGCCTCTAATAGAGGAGCTTTAAGTAGCACCGACTGGACCACCTTTAATAATAAACAATCAGCATTGACGAATCCGGTTACTGGAACTGGAGCATCTAATCATATTGCTTATTGGACTAGTAGTAGCAGTATAGCTCATGACTCTAATCAATTAGTTTGGGATAGTACTAATAACAGACTTGGTATAGGAACAACATCCCCAACATCTCAACTTCACGTTATTGGCAGTGGGATAATATCTAGCGGATTGAGCGTAAGTGGATCATTAAGTCTGAATGGCTCTGGCGTTGGCCTATATGATACTTCAGTATTTAATCTTGGAACCATAAGTGGAACTAACGCTATTAATTGTGGTCAAGATCGTCAAATACAGACATTAACGCTTAATGGAACAGCAACAACTTTTACAACAGGAACTGGTTGGCCCTCAAGCAGTTCTGTATCAAGAGAAACTACCCTTAATATTTTTGCTAGCGGAAATACTAGCGTTACTTGGACTATAGTGAATGATTGGTACCGACAACCAGATTCTCCGTTACCAAGCGGAAAACATATTGTGCTATTGCGATCAGTTGGAAGCGGAACCATGCAAGGACACTACATAGGCAATAAGACTAACTAATATGAGCAGTTTATTAGCTTCAACACCAAAAACTTACCCAGCAAGTTTAGTAATAAATTGCGAAACAGCATCTATCAGCGATAGTAGCTCATATAATCACACAATAAATCTAAATAATGGTGCTACTTACGATACAACTAATAAGTACATAAATTTTGATGGAACCAATGATTATATATCTATAGCAGATTCTGCTTCTTTAGGTATGGGAACATCAGATTTTACCGCCGAGTGTTGGGTATATCCAGAAGAGTATAGTACTAATGGTAGCGATTTATCAGCATTAATAGAAAATAGAACATCGACCTCTAGTGGAGGATTCCTATTATGGCTAGCAGCAGATTCGAAGTTTGTATTTTATACCAGCGCAGACGACAACGCAACCCAAAGGGCTGTATCAAGCTTATCTAGCGCTATCTTAAATAGATGGACACATGTTGCTGGCGTAAGAAGCAATGGAGTATTAAAACTATATGTAAATGGTATACTTCATGGAACAGATACGGGAGCATCCGGATCGCCAGATAATTTATCTCCATCTAATTCTAGTAGCATATTGTTAGGAACAGCTATAGACGGTCCAGGAGGCTATAGAAATCTTAAAGGTAAATTAGATAACATAAGAATAGTCAAGGGTATTGCATTATACGATAAGCAATTTTCTCCTCCGTCTAGAGAAAACTCTTTATCCAAGAATAGTATCACATTACCAAATACTGTTGGTCATTTAATCTTAACTACTACCAAAAGTAGTGGATCTGTTTCTGGAACTATAACAACTACCAGTTCATATTATACTGTGCAGTGGTGGGATGGAACAAAAAATACTTACAGTTCTGGATCTTCATTTAGTAAAACTGCAGTGGGCGGTAGTCAAGTATTCTATGTATACCCCTCCACTTCTGCTGGAGTAATCAATGGATATATATTACAATCTACATTATCTAATAATAATATTACTAATATAAGAGCTCCTTATAGTGCATATCTTAGTCAACCAGGTACTATCGGTACTACCGGTGGAACATGGCAATTTTACGGATATCCTTATTACTACAGTATATTTGTGCCTGGTAATAGTATTTTTATTCCAGGAGCAGCATATGTTTTAGATATTTCTAATAATAGTTTATCAGCATCTGCCCTAAACCAATTGTATTCTGATTTAATCGATGGAGATGGTAGTATAAATATAACAGGAAATACGGGATCATCATCAGATAATGCTAGTATAGCAACAAATAAAGGATATACTATTATAGGAGGATAAATGTATTATTATATAACTCCAAATTACAATGTTGCGCTAAATGCAAAAGTTGGATCTTCTACTATAGCGAGATCCATTATTAAAGAATTTTATCCTGACATAAATAAAAAAATATTAAATATAAAAAATCCACCACATATTTCTGAGACAGATAGACAGTGGCATCATCTGTGTCCAGGAACATCTGATCCAGATAAACCAATAATTCTTTTTGTCAGAGATCCAATTGATAGATTTATTAGCGCATGTCAACAGATAGGTATTTTAGATCACAATATTAAAGAATTAATAAATTCATTAATTAATGATGATTATTTTATTAAAGCTAAATACAGTAATATATTACTACCCAATAGAGAAGAAGAAATTGAAAAAATAAATAAAATTAATAATAAAAGACTTAAAGAAAGAGAATACAAGATTAAAAATAATCTTAAAGTAATGCCAAAATTTAAAAGATATGGTTTTATCAGAGATGATGTCCATTTTTTTCATCAGTATCGATATATAAAAATTTATGCATATTGTTTTAAATTTCCTGATGATTTTATAGCTGGTCTTAGATTCATAGGTATTAAAGATGATATATCTCATTCCAACATGGCTAAAAGATTTAAAATTACACTATCAAATCAAGACAGAGACACTATCGAACAGTACTATAAAAAAGATACAGAGCTGTTCAATTTAGTTACAGAACCCGGTAAATTAATTAACCTACAAGGAGAACTATTATGCCACTAGACTTCGCACCCAAACCTACGCCAACACAACCATCAGAAATAGCGGATGCTCTCAGAACTCAAGCTACAAATATATATAATAATATGGTTAATGTTTTTAATAGAGGTTCTAAAATGTTTTGGGATAATCCTAATGCAACTCCAGAACAAATAGCAGCTTCATTAGGTCCAGATGCTAAACAATTATTTCAACTTCATTATCAATTAGGTCAATTAATTTCTAGTGTTGATCCGTTGGCAATATATCCTGGATCTTCTGTAATTGGTCAATTCACGATGAATGAGGATGGTACAGTAACCATACTAAATAATTACCCAACACCAGAATAGTAATGATCTGATCATATTGACTACTATCTAGATTTATTTAATATAATCTGTAGATTTGTTTTTAAAGGAATTCATGAAAATCTTAGAGAACTTTAACTAATTTTTGTAATATTATCTATAAAATAATCTTTATTATATATTCTCTAAATCAATTATAATAGATCAGAAATAAATACTATGTCAAATATTATAAAACATAAAAGAAGCAATATTTCCGGACTTGTTCCTAGTACAGGAAGTATTGAACAAGCAGAATTGGCCATTAATATCTTTGATGGAAAATTATATACTAAAAATAGTAGCAATTCTATTATTAATCTTGGAGTTACTAGTATAAGCGGAACAAGTATAACTCCAGATAGTGGTAATTTTACTAATAGTTTACAAGTTAATGGTAGTGGAGTTAGTCTTATTGGGCATTCTCATACATCTTCAGACATTATAAACTTTAATAGCAGCGTCAACGGACTAGTAAATGGAATATATGCCCCATTAAATAGTCCATTGTTCACAGGAATACCAATAGTACCTACAGCAGCTAGTGGAACTAATACTAATCAAATAGCCAGTACATCATTTGTTAAAAATGAGATAAATAATACTATAACATCAATCATAAGTATAGATGGCGGCTCATCAACAACATTAGACCAATACATTATAATAGATGGTGGATCGGCTACCACAGTATAAAAGGAGAATAATACTCATGACTCGTATGCAACAAAGAAGAGACACAGCCATTAATTGGACAAATACTAATCCAACTTTAGCTGCTGGCGAATTCGGCACAGAAACAGACACTTTAAAAGTAAAAATAGGAAACGGATCATTAGCATGGAATAATTTATCATATATTGATACAACTTTACAAAATTTAGTCAATACTAAATCTCCGATATCTAATCCATCTTTTAGTGGAATTGCTTCAGCTCCTACAGGCAGTTTTATAAGTGTTGGGATAGGAACAACAACTCCCAGTGGAGAACTGCACATTATTAGCACTGGCATTGGTGCCATGATTGGGTCATACAATACATGGACAGATGGTGGCAAATTAAGGATTTATAATGATGATAATGATTCTCAACCGCAATCTATAAAATCATTCGTATCCAAAACCGGAGTAGGATTAAATATCGCGGTTAATGGCACAAGCTATACTGTTAGCGGCAATGGATCTGGAACCAATATTGGTCTTTATGGATATGCTAGTAATGGCTCAGGCAATTATGGATTATATGTTGATGCTGGATATGGTTATTTTAATAGCAGAGTTGGTATAGGTACAACAACTCCAAATAGTCAACTTCATGTAGTTGGTACTGGAATATTCTCTAGTTCATTACTAGTTAACAATAATATTGTTTGGCACAGTGGTAATTTTGATAATAGTAATATTGTCAGAACTACGGGAACTCAAACTATTGGTGCAAATAAAACATTTTCTTTACCTAGCAATAATGATGCATTAATTATAGGAAATAATAGTTTAGGTTTTCGTGACGGAAGTGGTGATTCAGACTTTAACAGTTTAGCAGGAGGAGAATTAAATCTTGAACTAACTACTAATAATGGTTTGGGTACAAAGTTTTTTGTTGGTAGTGGTAGTGTTGGAATTAGTAATGTTGTAGACGGTGGCGGCAGTGGTCCATATCGTAATAGATTATTTTTTAATGTTGCTTCTTCTACCTCTTATCCTGGTGGAAATACCACTCTCACAACAAGTTCTGTAACCGGTAATATTACTATAGCTTTACCTAATACTAGTGGCACATTAGCATTATTAAATAACAATATATTTATATTAGGCGCTGTTTCTGGATCAACAGCTATTAATTTTGCATCAGATAAACAGCTTCAAACTATGACACTGGGAGGAACTGCGACAACTTTTACAAAAGGAAGTGGCTGGCCCTCCAATAATACAAGCGTAGATGTTGTTCTTCGTACAACAGTAACTTCCGCCACAAGCATAACTTGGACCATAGTAAACGATTGGTTCAATCAGCCACCAGCGGGTGCCTTATCAATTGGTACACATTTATTTTTATTAAGGGCTATAGGTTCTTCTATTGTAGAAGGACATTACATAGGAAGCAAAACAAATTAAGGTGAATTATGTTTTATAATAAGCAAACACAAGAAATACTAAATTCATGCCCGCTAGATGGATATCTGTTAGATGGAAGTCTGGTCCAGGGTTTAAATATAGCTGATTTTAATACGCAAAAATCTTGCGGTATTCTGCCTATTTTGTCGGATACTCCTGAACAACCAGCAAATACGATAGAGGATGAAAGTCAAAGAATAGTTAACATTGAAAATGATGAAGTTAGTATCCTAAGAACATGGATATCTGCTCCAGTTGTTATACCAGAAACTATTAGCGCTAGACAAATAAGATTATGGTTAATTGATAATAACATTAATTTAAATTCTGTTGATGAAGCAATCAATACTATACAAGATGAAAAATTACGAGCTAAAACTTTGGTAGAATGGGAATTTGCTCCATATATAGAAAGAAATCATCCTTTAATTGAAAGTTTAGCTTTATATCTAGGTTTAACTTCTCAACAAATAGATCAAGGCTTTATAGAGGCTGCAATATTATGAGTTTTAATAGCAATAACATATTAATTGGTTCAGCTAAAATACCTTTTTGGCAGACAAATAGTTCTGGAACCGTCAGTATAAATACTACATTCACAGGTACTGCACAGATTGATTGGGGAGATGGAACCATATCATCTATTGTTTCTTCAAATTCTATATCTCATACCTTTACTGGATCAACAAAAATAAATTATGTTTTTTCTAATGGAAATTCTGCCATAACTCGTATAGCACAACCTAATCCAATTGGTAATAAAGTGGGTGGCAGCATTAATGTATCTAGATTTCAAAATCTAAACTCTTTATCACTTGGACAGTATAATTTATCATCAGTAATTTGGAATTATAATTCAACACTTTTGACATATATTAATTTTGCAAATAATGCTGTTACAGGTTCTATTCCAGGCCTTGACAATCATACTGCTTTATCTACTTTTATCTGTAATGCTAATCAACTTACTGGAAATATTCCAAGTTTGAATTCTAATACTTCTATTGTAAATTTTACATGTAATGGAAATCAATTAACTGGTTCAATTCCAAGTTTAAGTAATAATACTGCTCTCACAACTTTTAATTGTCAAAATAATTCACTTAGTGGCTCTATTCCAAACTTAAGCAATAATACTTCATTAGCTTCATTTTTATGTCATGCAAATAATTTAACAGATTTTAGCGGGGGAACAGTATCATCAACTCTTGGTGATTTTAGAGCATATTCTAATAGACTTACCTCTACTGCCATAAATGCAATATTAGCAGCATTTGTTGCTGCTGGTAGAACTAGTTCAAACGGAACATGCATTTTGAATTTAGGCCCAGGAGGAAATGCAGCACCAACCGGACAAGGTATTACAGATAAAAATACTTTAATATCTCGCGGCTGGACAGTAACTACGTCTTAAAAAATAACACTAATACTAAAGAAATATATTCTAGCTCAATTAAACTAGAAACTATGTTGGTATGATTAAATTTAATTGGTCAATTTACAATGAGTAAAAATTTTATGATAACTATGCTGTCACCAAGTGGTAATACATAATACTATTATGGGTGTATACTACTAATATAGTATATTCATTTAACAAAAGGCCACATTATGTCATGGCAAACTGAAATACCAATAATTGTAAGAACATTAATAAATGACTGGTCTGATCAGCCAGTTTATAGCGATGAAAGAATTATTCAAGTAATTACTGTAGCGGCTAAATATGTTCAATTTGATGTTTCACTAGACCACCAGTATCAGATAGATGTTGGGAATCTAACGCTAGAGCCGGACCCTACAACAAATAAAGATGAAATTTTTGTTAGCTTAGTTTCTCTTAAATCAGCGTGTTTAATTGACCAAAGCAATCTAAGAACTAAGGCAGCAATCGAAGGTATAAGAGCGGCCCTAGGCCCGGCTAGCTTGAGTGTTGGAGGAAGTCTTGAGGGAATAAGGATGGTACTAGAACATGGTCCTTGCGCACTTTATGAAGAACTTACATCTCATTGGGATGTTAAGGATGCTACTGCTATTAGAGCAATTCTTAGTCCATTCGTTGGAAATAATTTCAATCCAAGATATATTCAGAGTTACGGATACAGAGCACGAGACTTTTATTCATAATAGGATAACATTATGCCAGCCGCCGAATATAATTTTACTATAGAAAAAGGAACATCTTTTGTTATAGCATTTGAGTACAAAGACGATAGTCAAATACCCATCAATATGACTAATTGGTGCGCTAGAATACGTTGGATAGAGGATCAATCATCTCCAATAATAAGAACCTTCTCTACCAACACTAGAAACTCAGACTATGAACTTACTATTGATCCATTGTTAGGTAAAGTAATACTCAAACTCAGCGCAGTTTTCACAGCAGCACTAGATTTCGGAACTGCGAAATATGATTTTGAGCTTCAAGAACCCAACGATTTGTACTCAAGCGGTGGCAAAAAAATATTCAGAATATTACAAGGTTCAATATCTCTATTAGCTAGAAATGTTCCTGGTAATGACGCATTTGCCTGTGATACCGATGTACAAAACGATTGCGGGACTTGTAATCCATGACAATAGTAAATGTAATTGAAGAACAAAATCTAAGTAAATACTTAGTCATAACTCAACAAAAAGATCCTAGCACACTAATTACTACAAGAGTAGTGATTACGGATAATGCTAATAATAGGATAAATTTGGTAAATATAGAACGAGGAATTCAGGGTGATATTGGTCCTCAAGGATCACAAGGAATTCCAGGCAAAGACGGCATGATATTTGATGTTCTTCCTATAGCTAGTGGAGGAACCAATAATACAGTATTCAGTAATGACAAAATTGTTTATTTTGATGGCTTAAAATTAACGAGTTCGATATACAGCGTTGATGAGCTTATCAATAGTCAAAATGCCATAACTGGTATTGTAACTGGGAGTGGACTGTCAAAGATAGATAATGGAAAAAATATCACGCTCAATACGAATTTGGGTGATGGGCTAACTTTATCTAATAATGCTATTGTAGTAGACGATACCATTGCTAGAAAATCAGAAATTTCATTGGGTACAGTTCTTCCTGGTGCTGTGCCAATCAATAAAGGTGGAACAAATAATACTAGTTTTTTTACCAATACTTTTGTTTATTTCGATGGAACAAAATTAACTAGTTTTCCATTAGATACTGGTAGAATCGTTACAAGCGGATCAGTAATTAATATTGTTGCAGGATCTGGTTTAGTCGGTGGTGGTCAAGTATCTATTCCCGGCGGTTCTGTTGTTATAAACATTCCCAACTCCAGCGATATAGCAGTATTAGACAATATTATAGAACTGTCTACAACAGGCACAGCCGGGACATATACTAAAGTTAGTACGGACACAAAGGGTAGAGTTGTTTCTGGAACACAATTAACTCAAGCAGATATTATTAGCGCACTCGGATATACTCCATGGAATCCTACGAATGACGGGCAAGATAGTGGTTTAGATGCTGATCTATTGGATGGTAAGCATGGCTCTTTTTATACTAATCTTAGTAACTTAACCGGAACAATAAGTACAGGAATACTTCCAAATATAGTGACGCCCGGTCTGTACTCTAAAGTTTCGGTCAATAGTAAAGGTCTAGTGCTGGGCGGATCATCAATCGATTCACAAGATGTTTATAATGCGTTGGGATACAGACCAGTATCAACAAGTGGCGACACAATTACAGGTAATCTTGATATTGATGGCAGCCTAAATGTTCAGAATAGCTTTACGCTAAAAGATAATTTACCAGAATTTGGATATAATAATTATAGTCTTTTTCCAAATGCTCCCAGAGGATTCAGCTTTACTTATGGTAATGTTGCTAGAAGAACCGGTATTTTAGCATATTATCCAGATGATAATCAATTAAGATTAATTACAAATATATACGGAACAGGAATTACAGATCTCGACGGAAGCATAAGCAGTGAGACAAACTATAATGGCGATGTCGATGGCGGAGATGCTTCAAGTATTTATTTAATGGGTAATCTTGATGGAGATCAGGCAGTAGTTCTATTACAACACATAGCAGACACAAGGTATATTAGTTTAACTAAAGATCAAATAGTTAATGGTATAAAGTCATTCAATAACTACATCTCTGTAAAAAATTTCGTATTTATACAGAATATGAATCAGGGCGGTCCACCACTATATGTGGATGGCAATTCTGTTTTAGTTGATAGTTTGAATGTTGATTTTCTAGACGGTGAACATGGAGCGTATTATAGAAATGCAGCAAATATCACTGGATATCTAAATTACGCAACTGTTAATGTCACCCATATTAGTGGTACCAATACATACATTCCAAAATTTGACAATAGAACACCCAATCCATCAAGAACAATCACAGATTCTATAGTATTCCAATCGGGAGATAATTTAATTGTTGTAGAAGATGGCTCTTTATCCATTGGTAAGACAAATAAGATTTCCTCATCTGAATCTTTGGCCATAGGGTCAAGTAATAATATTACATCAGATAATTCTCTTGCTGCGGGATATAAGAATACTATTTCTGGAGATAATAGTGTTGCTATTAATTATCAAACTATTACTAGAGCAGATAATTCATTTGCGATGGGAAAGCATGGAACAACATGGATTGAAAATCAATTAAGCATAGGAGCTTTTGAAGAGTTAAATCCTGTTGACCAAATATACAGAATAGGACATGGGCAACAATCAACCGCTGCTCTTGGTTACTATGGGGAGGCACAGTCTTATACATCAATGTTTCCAAATATTACTGTGCCTAATAATAAAACAGTATTGTATAATTTGGATTTGTTATTTTCAAAATTTGGAAGTAGTGGAGTAGCTTCTTTTCGTTTTGCTAGCGGCATAATAAAAAATACTAATGGTATATTAACAAATATAAAATCACCAATTAAACAAGAATTATATAATAGCTCTCAAATAAGAGATTATCCATATAATATCAAAATAGATAGTAATGATATTAATAAAAATCAAACTCTATCTGTTACTCAGGTTCCCCTCAAATCTAATGTTCCTGAGATACAGAATTTTCCAAAAGTTGTTAAGATCAAACCCAATCTATCAGAAATTAGTGGTCAATTCTTTAAGACTTTGGATGGTAATATACTTCTTAATATGTCCACTCCAATTTTTAGTGGTTGGTTTACGCAGGGCTTTAACGATAAAGCTGTTTACATTAAAAGCTATGATCATGGTATGGTTCCTGGCGCATATGTTGATTTGCAATATATAGCTGGAATATCAGGTAATATTTATAAGCCCACCAGAGGGTTATCTATTAGTGGAGTGAAAGTAACACAAGTTATAGACAAGGATAATTTCGTTGTTTCGAGCCTCTCATACGAAGGAGTTCACGAACAGAGCGGAACAGTATTCATATCTTATGGAAACCTAATTTCGGATCCTAGTCAGCAAATTACATTAAGTGGTACGATAAATCAAGACTCTAATGTAATCAATAATCTATCTTATTTATCTGGTAATGTATTTATAAATGATTTATCTAATATTAAATCTAGTATATTACCAAATATGCTTCTAAGAATTTTTAATGAGAATGTTGTTGGGACTCTTGATTCTTATCCGGTAAGAATTGTCTCCACAGGATATAATAATGGAAACTTTCAATTAATTATTGATAATTTGTATACTGGTATTACTACAAATACCTCATTTGGTCTATATGATTATCCAATTTTTGCATTGGAAAGCAGTCAAAAAGCATTCTTTAATTCTGAACAGTTTAATACAGAAAACGCTTTTACTAATTTTACTCTGAATAGTAGTGGTATTAGATTTGATATTTTTGGATACGATAATCAAACAAAACCAACTGGCAGATACGATATAACAGTAACTCCAGTAATTAATTATATAGATGAAACTAGCAAAACAAATTCAGGCACCATGTACTTGCATCACAAAAGATCTTATGATTGCTCGTACAAAAGAGAAAAGGCTATATTTGCTCCATATGATGTAAGCTATGTACATAATAAGTCAGATAATGGATTGAGTAATATTAATTTTGCTGCTAATTCTGAGATAGATTTTTTAATTAATTATGATCCTTATGTACAATTCCTAGCTGCTACCAATTCTTTTAGTGGAATTTTAACCAGTGGATCAAACTTAATAATAAATTGCTATCCTACACAGGAATTTAATATTGTAACTGGCTTATTATTGCATGTGAATACTTCTAATTTTTACTATAGTGGCATTGTTAATGATGTTAATGGAACAACACTAACAATGAATAACACATTCTCATTATGCTCTGGATCAACCGGGGTACTTGTTATTTACAGCGGCCAGATCCCACCCTCTGCGAAATATACTAAATTATTCACAATATTGAATGGCTCTGGATATGTAGCACAAAGAGAGTTTTTAAGTCCAGATACTGGAATATATTTTACTGGAAATGCAAAAGTTTATTCTAATTACGGTTATGCTACTATCACTTCTCACACATTACTACCGTCTAAGACCAAAGAATATCCAGCAAATATAGCAGACGATGAATTTGTATACATAGATTTTAAAACTAATAATACTGGATTAATTCCAATAGATAATACATATATTACTACGGGTTGCTCACCAAATACGTTCAAGATAATTAGTAATCATCTTATGCCAGATAGTGGAATAGCGTGTACTGGATTCTCTTATGCTACTCTCGATAAAGATCATGGCTATTTAGCGCCTAACTCTAATAGCATGTCTAATGTGCAACAACAGATTCCATTATTTTTTGATATCTATCCCACATATAGTGCAAAATCTGAATTATACACTTCATATTATCATAATAATAATATCAATCGGAAGCCCAAAGATAACATACTATCAATTATTGGAGTAACAGGACATCAGATATTGGTAAATGATAATAGATATCAACTATTAAAAGAAATAAATAGATCACCACTATATAATGATTATACCAAGTCATACTTCAATAAATACTATATTAACAATAAATATTATTTATATATTGATGCCTCTAAGAGATATCTTGAGCCTAATGATAAAGTAATAATTAATAAAGCATTCAATATAGAAAATGGTTTTATAAATCCAAAAAATATTGATAATATGAAATTTAAGGTTGCTGATTTTATAGATAATCAATATGTACTACAATTAATAGAAAATAATGATGAATTAATTTCTGGTGTTATTGATGACACATTGATCGGCAATAGTGGATATATATCATATCTAGGTTTTCAAGATGGATATGTAACTAGTCCCACAAATGGTTTTTATTTCCATTCATACGGAGATGGCTCAGAATCATGGAGAAGAGACGATAGAGGAATATACATAAATCCACCTTTGACAGGATTTTTTAATATTTATAGTAGTCCAAAATTATGTAATAGTGGAACTCTTTGTATACATATTAGTGGTATTAGTGATATATCTTATATTCCAGTAAATAAACAATTATTTTTTGACTTTATCGACACTGATCCTGTTTTGACAGGACTATATACAGTATATGATAAATTATCAAACGATTTATTAACTATCAATATTCCATACGACTCTAGATATGTTAATAACAGCGGACTTGTTTATTTAATAGACGCATTAACTAATATTAAAACTGATAAAAATCTTAATATTAATAATGTATTTTTTCAATCATATATTTATGATGATATATTAGGCAACAAAAATTTATCATCTTTTAATTACTATAATAACAGATGGAAGCATGGCATTTTCTTAGATAATAGTGGGCTAGTCAGTCCTACTGGATATTTAAACACAACTATAGATGTTAGTCACGATGGATTACCCATAATATCAAAGACCAATGCTAATATTATTGTTATGAATCCTTTTGATATGTCATTCGACATATCTTATAGTGGTATTAATACCTCTAATTATGAGGATCTTGTTCCGGTATTAGGACAGTTGCCTTCTTTGACTACGGAAACTAATAGTTTGATATATTTTATGGTTAGCATAAAGGGAGGTGCTGGTAAATGGTCCAATACTATTAATCAGTGTGCTCCTCTTGTTAATATTCTTGGATTAAAAGACTATAGTATAGTAAATAAAGAATTTGATGAAGCTAATCAAGAATGGAAAATTAAGATACAAGCATATGCGCCAAATGGTGTCGTAAATGCAAAAAATTTAAAATTTATTGTGTCGGATGAAAGCGATAGGCAGATCAAAGATATTATCTTATCAACCTCTGTTCCTTTTACAATTTCTAACATAGAACAGACAGAATATGCACAACAATTTTCTACAGTTCCGTGGAAAATATTTTGTGATGTTTATGGAGGTAATCCACCATACTATATTACTCTTCCCGGAGTAGATGTTTCTGATTATGATGTTTATCCCTTGAGTAATCCTGCTCCGTATAGTGATTTACCAGACCATTACACGTACCTTATTAAGGGAACGGGATGGTATTCAACAACAGGAATAAATACGCAAAATATTGTAGTATCAGATTCAAGCTATAAAAATATTACTGGCATAGCTAGTTTCATGATAACAGACTATGATAAAACGTTTATTGTTAATCCAAGAATGTACAAGACTAATTTAGTAATTAATAAAAATAGTCCTGGAAATAATTATATCACATTCCTCATACCTTGCAGAAATTCTCCTCCTCCAGGAACCACAAAAGTACAATTTACAAATACTCAAAATTTAACACTCAATAATATTGTATCTTCATATTATTATAGTCTAGACGCATATAGATACTCTATAAAGGTTGATGTTGGCAATAGCACAGAAACAAATCTATACAACATTGGCATAACTGGCTCTATAATTCAACCAATATTAAGAGAAGGTTTAAATGAAAATTTTGTGTTTAGTACCGGAGTATCTATAAATGTTTACCAGCCCGTAGCTGTTGATACATATAAGCTTGTTCAACCTGTACCATATGATATTGACTCTGTTTGGGCTTTAACTTTGGATATAGTAAATGGAGCATATTATAATTCTTCTGTATCTGGTAGACAGTTAAGGGCTTATCTTGGAAATACTCCTAATAATGGAAGATACGACAGCAATCCATTACAATATAAACTCGGATATTCATATGTAACTAATGAGGCGAGTCCTAGACACAGAGTTTCGTTTACTGGATTGTCTGATACTTTTAGTGTTAACAATACTACTACAGGAATACATGATTTGTACTATTATGTAGAAGATTTTACAAGCTATGCCACAGGAGTAATTAAAATACTAATGAATGGCGGAGTAGATCTGATCAATCTGCACGACAAAAAATATGCAACACCAAATAATGGATTTGATATTAATTTTGACATAGAAGGTTTAACATACGGACCAGGAGAAAATTACTCTGCTCCTAGTATCATTAATAATGATTCATTAAAAAATGATCCTTTGATATCTTTTAATAGTAACTATGCTAAATATGATCCTCATATTAAAATTTGGGAATATTTTTATAATGGCTCACCTATACCTGACAAATGGAACTCGGAACTCTTGATCTATAATGATATTCTGGACGTAAGAGTAAAAGGATTGTCAAATGATAAAATTTATGTTGCTGGCAAATTTGATACTGTAGAGACTGACAATGTAATAATTGTAGAGAGACCATTCGGAATAAAAAGTGTATCACCAGCATCTATTGACGATAATCAAAAGACAGAAGGAGAAGCATGGGAGATAACAGTTGTTACTACGGGTGGACTAGAAGACCCATTTTATCCTCCATTAATTAAGCTAAGTAGTACGCCGCTAAATACTTGTACAGGGTATAATCCTGCGGACGCGCAAAATTCACAAGAGTGTGTTGTTCCTCCATCCTGGAATGCAGCTTCTAAAGAATGGACTTTTAAATTTAACGGACCAAAATTATGCTTGATAGGAACATATAATGTAGATATTGAAGCCAAGGATGTGATAGTCGGATCTATAAATAATGGACCTAAACAAATACTTCAGGTCAAAGGAACAGCATCTAGTGGAGCACCAATTTTTTACAAAAGTGGAGAAGCACATCCTCCTCCGGAGTTAGACGATATCAAAAACAAAAACTTATTTCCTAACTGTTCTCCATTCTCGGAGTCTGCCGAATATCGCAGCAAGTCAAGAGAGGTATGTCCACAACCAACTGGCATAAGCGGAGTTATAGCATGGGGAGACTTACCCGCTGGTATACAGTTCAGTAATTCTAGAATTAATTCTACAGCATATGTAGCTCCATATAATGATCTTACGCCAGGTATTATTTATTTTAATGGTACTCCAACAGAATTTGCCGATGGTGGCAAATATCCTTATAAATTTTATGTTAATGCTGTTGATGCTGTTGGAAGATCAGGATCTCCTAAACTAATAGAATTTAACGACGCTAGTAAGCCAATAGAAATATCTCCTACAGATTTAACTATATATTTTGATAAACCAGGATACCAATATACTCCCGAACTTGGCACAGAGATCATAGATGACGACAGTCAAAGGGTTCACAGACCACCAGCAGCAGAATTTTCTATGAAATGCTTGAGTAAGTTACCTCATAACAAGTGTGTTTATTCTAGTGGATCATACTCTAATGTTGTTATCCAAGATGGTATATTCTTTGGTATGGACATTACATCGCCACAAATATCAAAAATATTACAGAATAATAAAGTATATGTTACTTTTACGGGCATATTGAATAATGATCAAGGACAACCAGCGTCGTTATTAAATGGATCATATACTGTTGATAGTATAAATCCAGCAAATGCTAGTATTAGAATTACTGGAATAAACAATAAAATGTACTTATTAAATCTTACAGATCCAACTGGTGGAATAAATATAGTCAATATTACAGATAATAGAAAAAATAAAAGTTTATCAGATGTAATGAATGATTATTTTATTAATGAGTCGCAGCCCCTAACGACACAATTTAGTTTACCAGATGGAAGTACATCAGATGTAACAGGAATTATGGGCGATGGTAAACTTGGAACTATCGGACAAGATACTCAAACGTATGGTATTTACGGAAGAATAAAGCCAATCGCATATACAACAAGTACAGGATACCCAGACAATACCAATGCAATTTTTGATAATGTAAACTTCCATATTATTCCAGGTCAAGAAAAATTTACTGAGCCATATGTTGTACAATTTAACAATTGCTATGAAACAGGATATCTAAGAGTTAGTGGAGTAATAATACCAAAATTTTATATAGATATTACAGATCCTCCTCCGGGAACAGAGGGATCAAATCCAAGATATTTTACACAACCTAGTGATGATATCGGAACAGTTACAAGATCATCGTATGGAGATGACATAGCCTATAGAGGATCTGCTCAATCTAGCATAAATGCTAGAACTGTTCCAATAACCTATGTTGTAAAAGATCAAATTAATAATCTTATTAAGATCAATGGAAGTTTGTCTGACGAAAGTATAGGACTGTATAATAAAACAATAACTATGTCAGAAAATGATAACGCATCTGTTTATTCATTTTATGTAGAATATATCAACAACACTGTATTTCCAACATATAAACAAAATGTTATTCCGTCTGCTAGTGGCATAGCATATTGGATACATTCCAAAGATGGGGAATTTCCACCAGTATATCCAGTAGATAATTTTCAATTAATAATACCAACAGGACAGATATATAATAAGCAATTCACATTTATTGGAGGAAGATCAGACGGGTCACCAAACTATTACAGCACTAATCTGCCTAGAGTCACAGGCTACATAGAACAAAAAAGGTTTAATACTTATTCTGGAACATACCATCAAGATCAAAATAGCTCGTCACTAAGACTATTATTTAGTGATCCTCCGAATTTAGAACTAAACGACGCAATCTATGTAGAATTTTTAACATCACAAAATCAGGTAAACTTTCTTCCTTCTGGTAGTGGTGTAATGATATCTTCTGTTTCGTCATCTCTATATACCATTAGCGACTTTATGACTAATAGTACAGTAGAAAAAAATGGTACATTTATTGCTAGAGACCTATATCAAATTTATGCTGATCCGACAGACAGCGACAATCTTAATATTAGATATAATAGTACAATTGATCCTCAAATATTCTCAATAGGCACTGGCATAGATCTCATTGATAGCAGAGATAAGAGTAGATCATTATTAGGGAATATATTCAATATAGACTCATCTGTTGATATACCCAATACTGTAAATATTTCTGCTTTATCAGAATCCCCAGATCGTATTGCTACTATCTATAACGTATCTAGTGACTATTATTCAAATCTATTAGGAAGTAATTACACAGGTCTTTGCGATTTGAGAACAACAGTGTTTTATGAAAATCTTGCATTTACACGAAAGGTTAACGACTCTGCTAGTAATATAGGCACCACAACATATACTTTAACAGGAATATTAAATAATCCATTTAATACATATACTTATAGAGTTATAACTTGCGATAATCTCTATTGGTCAAATATAGAAAACCGTAAAGTATACGGTAAAGATTTTGACTTGATCGTTACTGCTCCATTAACTATTATTCCAGAATCTAGTGGCATTATTGATTCAAATCCTAACATTAATGGTGGAATAGTTTGGAATTTTTCATTCTCTGTAACCGGCGGATATATTCCGCGAGCTAATGACTTTTTAGAAATAGAGATTGATGATATGATTCATACATTCAATAGATCTGATACTGTTTATGAATCCGGGTTATATTCAATACTAACAACCAGACCGGGCATAAGTTGGACAGGTAGTACTTTTAATCTTAAAGTGTACGATAGCGTTAGTGTTGCTTCTGGTACTTTTGATATACCGAGCTAAGGAACAATATCATGGCTGACTTAATAATTAATACTCCTCCACAAAATATTTTAGTGATTAATGAATCAGTAGATGGTAGCAATAGTAGTGGTGTTATTAGTACTAATTTGCGTATAGATAATAATCTTGGTAATTATATTTCAATTATAACAGTTGATAGAGGTTTACCGGGATTACCCGGACCACCAGGCCCACCCGGACCACCTGGAACTGGTGAAAAAGGAGAAGTGGGACTAACCGGACCATCAGGATTACCCGGCAGTGGAATAAATAAACTAACTATCAATGGTATCGAACTTACTGATATATCATCTTCTTTATCTTTGAATCCTTCTGGAACTATTCAAATAGCAAATGTCGGTAATTCCATTACTATTGGTTCTCCGATTATCGATTACGCCCCTTCTGTTCATAATCACAATACAAATAATATTATCGGTTTAAAAGAACATATTCAAGATAATATTGGTGATTCTATAAGTGGCTTATTAAAAAATGGTTCTAACATATCTTTAATTTATTATGATGATTTAAATACATTAACTATTAGTGTAACTGGATTGGTTATTAATAAAGATGTTCAAGCATATAGTAGTGGTCTTACAAATATTGCATCCTTGAATATACAAGCTAATGATCTGATTTATGCAACAGGTAATAACAGATATAGTACTACAAAAATAACCAATGTTGGTAGAGAAATTATCAGTAAAAACACTGTGGCACAACAACGAGATAGCTTAGAACTAACAAGCATGGCCACCAGTGACCCCGCAACTTTCCCAACGTTGTCTGGGAATAATGTCTTTACTGGGTCTTTTCAGTCGTTTTCTGATGGGTCATTAAGCCGATTTTCTGCATCAAATAAAGCCATAACTGCTGACTATTATACTATTTTACAAAGCGATAATGGTAAGGTGTTGGTCTTTGACTATAATAGTGTAGTTACTTGTACTGTGCCGAATAATATCAGTATTGGCTTTAATTGCTTGGTTGTTCAAATAGGAGATGGACAAGTTATTTTGCAGGGAGACCATTTGTCCAATAGGCTGGGTCATACAAAATTAGTTGGTAAATATTCTTTGGCTACTTTATTAAAGCCTATAGACGGAACCGTAATATTAAGTGGCGATACAACAAATAGAAGTAGCAGTTCATAATAGGAATAAAAATGATTTTACCACCATTATACGGAGCATCCACAAAAAGCGACGATAATTCATGGGAAGCCCTAAGACTTTCTCAATTATCAACAGATGCAATAAAGTATACATCTCCAAATCCTCTATTAAAAATTACAGAGATGAATTTTGATATTTTCAAGTATATCAATCCAACAGATACCAGAATTTTCAACACACAGTTCAACCTTGACTGCATAAAATATAAACAACCAGAATTTATTATTGAGTGCAGCAACATAGCAATTGATGTATTAAAACAAAAATCACCAGAAACAACTCTTTCATTATCAAATTTTTCTATTGATATATTAAGGTATTAATTATGGCACTATTATTTTTTGAAGGATTTAATGTCAGAAATACTGACAATACTCCGTATCTCGATCCTAGATACTGGACAGTCGAAGAAGAAACTCCGGCGATAATGTATTACCCGCAGGATGATTATGTTACAACATATTCTGATAATAATGCTATATTATATGGTACTTATCGAAGTTTAGTCATATCAGGATACAGACTAGATACGATACCCGCTCAATATCCAGTACCAATACAGCTAAGTGGAGTATCTGGTTTAGATAGTGATCAAATCTATATTTCTTTTAGAGTTGCTAATCTTGGTCACAGTCACACATATGGACTATCATATCCATATACAACTAAATTTTTAACATTATGTAGTGGTAATAAAGAATTGCTATCTTTTGATGTTGTGAAAACTACGGGATTAAGTATTCAGGGCGGAACATGGACTCCTTCTAATCAAGGTTTGGGTATTTCTGTTAAGCAAACTGGGTCCAATAATAGTATGACCCAAATAGGATTATTTGATTTTAGAGTACAAGGATTACAAAAATATACTATTACTAACTTTAGCTCTGCTCCTAATGATTTTATGCCAACAATGATAGAGTATTATTATGTAACTAACCAAGGATATGAGTCACACAATAAAAGATTTTTACATATAGAATTATTTGTTAATACTGCAGAACAAAAAGTAAGAATGAAAATTGATGGATTCGATGTGCTAAATAGAGCCACAAGAGCACCATATGGACCAACCGCTTCTGGATCTAAACCGTTTGGATCATTTAATAATATTAAATTTTACCATAAAGGAATAATAGGAACAGCATATACAAATGGTCAAATAGATTATGGTAACCTAGTAATAGATGATCTCGCTATTTGCAACAATAGTGGAGAAACACCAAATACATGGATGGGACCAAATACAAGAATTATTCATTTAAATTCAATTGCTGTTGCTGATAACTCCAATATAGGGTTGGCTAATTGGGAAGGAAATATTGGATCAAATGCTTCAAGACTTGATACTAATGATGGTGACACTAGTTATATATCATCTCAGACTTCTGGACAGATCTACTCTCAGAGAATGAAATTTACACAAGATAGTAGTGCTGGTATTACAGATTATTTTGGACCATCAGACAATATAGGAGGGTTGCGCATTTTTAATTCTGTTAGAAAAACATTCTTAGATTCTGATTTTATCAATGTGTATTCATCCGGAGAGGGACTTGGGTACTCCCAAAATGGAACATTGGATGGTTCGGATTCGGAAAAGTATTATGAGATAGGAGATAGATACCAAATTGATCATACAAATTATTTTATTAGAAATTCTTTTGTTCTTAGAAATCCAATAACAAACTTACCATGGGATACTGGAGTATTTTTTACACAACTAGAGGGACAAAGTGCTGGAATCGTTAAAACATCTGGATACTTTGGAGTTAAAAAATTATGATAGAAAGAATCCGTATCCGAAGAGATTCTGCTGCAAATTGGGTAACATACAATCCTATACTAGCTACTGGTGAAGCTGGATACGAAACTACTACAAATAGACTTAAAATAGGAAACGGGATTTCTACATGGTCAGCATTACCATACTTGGCAGGAGGCAGCGCAACAGTATTAAAATTTGGAAATGGTGGAGTTGATGATGCTTACATTTGGTATTCGTCAGATAGACTCAACCTTATAGGTTCGGGTGGAACATCAATATACTTTGATCAATCAGCAAACAAAATTGTATTTTCTAGTCTTACCGGAGTTTCTACCACTCAATCGAGCGTCACTGGTGCGCTCGGATATACCCCGCAGCCTTCTGGTAATTATTCGGTCTCAGGTCATCAGCATAACATTTCTGATATTGTTAATTTACAGAATATTCTGGACAGCAAACAAACAACAGGTACATATGCTAACCTAACACATCAGCATCAAATAGTAGACATCAGTGGCCTACCTAATGCTCTGAACAGCAAACAACCTAGTGGAAACTATTCTGTTTCTGGACATAATCATCCTTTATATATTTCTGATGGAATAAATAGAGTACTAACCTATAGTACCTCGGAAGAATTAAAAATAAGAGGTAGCGGCAATACCCAAGTATTATTTAACGATTCTACTAATACAATCACTATCGCTAGTGCTGGAGGCTCGGCTGGATCATTGGATCCGAACACGGTTGTTCTAACTACCGGAAATCAAAATATTAGTGGCACAAAAACTTTTGTTAATACTGGTATTTTTGAATCTGGATTAATATCACTAAGAAATACAGCATTACAGATACAAAATACTTCAATTCCAACAACTCATTTTATTATTTTTACTGGTGACCCATCGGTCTCGCCAAAACAAATCTATACTAGAACACCGACTCAGATCAAAACAGATTTAGATTTATCTAATCTAACTAATCATACACAAATCAAAAAAACTGATCAGACAACCATAGTGGGTAATATCCCGTTCTGGAATAGTATTAGTGGTGATCTGTTAGGCTCTGGATATGGAGTATCTTCTAATTTAATAAGTAATTCCGGAACAGGCTATTTGGTTAGAGCAGATACTGCTGTTTCTTATTTTGCATGGTCCGGGAGAAATATTTTTGCTGGTAGCGGATTATCTGGCGGAGGCGCACTGAATAACGATATAACAATTAATATTGGAAAAGGAGATGGAATATCTGTTAATAATGATGTGATCTCTGTTGATAATACTGTGGTTCGCACAACCGGGGATCAAATTATAGATGGAATCAAAACATTTTCTACGGGTATCTTTTCTACAATTAGTGGCTCATTAGTCATATACAATACCGGAAATTTTATAGACGGACTATATATAAATAGTATCCCAGTTAGTTTATCTGGTCATGGACATTATATTAATGAAATTTCTGGACATCCAGTTACCGGTATAGGTGTTGCAAATTATATTGCAAAATGGATTGATGAGTCTGGAATCACTACAGGAATAATGTATGAATATAATAATCAGATAGGTATTAATATACAGCAGCCTTCGGGAGACTTCCATGTATCCGGTACTGCTATAGCTAATACCGGAATATTTTCTCAAATTATATTAACAAATGGGTCTCCATTTGATATTAATAAATATCCAGAAATTATTTTTAACAACGGAATCAAATTGATGGTTTTAGAAGATAAAATAAAGTTTGATGGTTTTGACCTATATAATGAACTATTAACTATTAATAAAAGTGGAATAAGTACACCAAATATTGACAATAGCCAAATTCATGGTGGATATTTCTAATAGTGTATTACTGTATATCACAAGACAACTATCTTAGGAGATAAAATGAGCAATCAAATTCGCATTAAAAGACGTCTAAAAGGAAGTACAGAAACATCGCTACCTGATCTACTAACTGGAGAATTGGCTTATGACGAAGTTAAGGGCAAACTATATATAGGAGAAAGTGATGGATCACTGGTTAATGCTAAAGAAATAGGTGGATCTGGATGGTTGCTTCCTCAGATTACTGGAATAACAAATAATATATATGTTCCTAAAAATGGAGACGGAGCGAATGGAACATGGAATATTAGTGTAACAGGTAATGCTGGGTTTGTTACTAATGGAGTTTATACAACTGGAAATCAAAGTATAAGCGGCATTAAAACATTTTCTTCTGGACTTTTGGTTACTACTACAGGAATCTCCAATGGAGAAGGTTTTGATTTTGTAGGATCAAGTGGTAATGGCATTTATGTTCCTAGTGGAACAATAAGAACCAAGGACCTTTATGTTGATGGTTGGCTAACTGTTGGTACAAAATTAGATATTCTTTCTGCTGCAGAAATATTGTCTCGTGGTCCCATAGTATATAAAGCAGACAAATATATTTTTGAAAGTGGTATTGGTATATTTACTAATGGGTTATATGTTGGTCCAACAGGATCACCAACTGGTGTTTCACTAAGTGGACATAAACACGACTATACAGACATAAGCAACTTTTGCACTGGCGTGGCCTCTTGCGTTAATACTTCTCTGAATGCCGGTAGTGGATTGGTTCTAAATTATTTAGAAGCCTCTGGTATATATTTAGATATTGGGCAAGGAGACGGTATCGTTGTATCTGATAATTATATTTCAGTAGATTCCACAATTGTTAGAACAAGTGGCGCTCAAAATATAAGTGGAGTTAAAACATTTTATAATGGTCCATTAACTGACCTTACTATCAAAACAAATACTAGTGGAACAGGTAATTTAGTATTTATGGATGGAACTCATTATGGTTATTTTGGATGGGATGGCACCAATCATAGTTTGATTTTTGATAGTTCTATATCAAGTGGAAGTTTGGATATTAGAAAAACTCTTAAATATAAGGTTCCATCTACTGGGACAGTCGCAACAAGCATACCTGTATTTACTGGAGGAAATCCATCAGTTGTATCAGAAACTATAACATCCAGAAGCGTTAGTGATTTCAAATCAGACTTGAGTTTGAATAACGTATCAAATAATAATCAAATGATAGCATATGCTGGTAGAACATCTGGTTATGTTCCAACATGGAGTGGCACAGATGGTACAACACTTAACAGCGGTTATGCTGTAACGTCTAATCTTACTAATGATACTACGGCAGCCTATCTTGTTACTGCTAGCGGAGCAAAATCTTATGTTGATGCTCAAGTAGGCGGAGCAACCTCTATAGTTAGAACAACTGGTAGCCAAAATATCAGCGGAGTTAAGACATTTTTTGATACTCCTACTTTTAATACTGGTATTTTATCATCTGGCACAAACACCCTACAGGTAGCATCAACGTCGTTAACTGCTACTCAATTTGTTGTATTTACTGAAGATCCATCTGCTTCTTCAAAAGCTATTTATACCAGAACTCCTTCTCAGGTTAGGAGCGACATAGGATTAGGAAACGTTACTAATCATGTTCAGATGAAACAATCTTCTGATACCACGGTCGTCGGATATGTTCCAACTTGGAATAGTACAAGCGGAGATATACTTGGTAGCGGATATATGGTAACATCTAATCTTACCAATGATAATACAAGTATTTATCTTGTTACGGCAAGTGGAGCTAAGTCTTACGTTGATGCTCAAGTAGGAGGAGCGACCTCTATAGTCAGAACAACAGGAACTCAAGCTATCGGCGGAGTAAAAGTTTTTCAAAATATTGTAATTACAGGGAATGGAGGGAGTGCGAGTTCTCTTGTTTTTGATGATAATTTTACAACTGCGAGTGTAGATTCCCTATTTAATCCTCGTTTAGGAATAAGCACATATTTAGCTGCAGATAATACTCCTGCACCTAATACTGAATTAATAATAGGATATAATCCTAACGGATATAGTGAAACAACTAATACTAGACTATTTGCTGGCCAAAATGAAGTTGGAGCATTAAGTTTTGAGACTGCTAATGGAAAGGTTAGTAGATTAGTATTTGATATACGAGCACCGTCTGCTAGCGCAAAAACAACTCTTAGAACTAAATCAAGTGCGGGAGATATTATAATAGATCTTCCCAACACCTCTGGAACATTAGCGCTATTAGCAAATATAAATACCTCTCAAATTACTGGGACTTTACCAGTTAATAAGGGTGGTACAAATATAACTTCTTATAGTAATGGTCAGTTATTAATTGGTAGTGGAACAAGTCTTGCTGCTAATACTCTTACTCAAGGAGATGGTACTACCATTACTAATGGTTCTGGCACTATCGGTATTGCCGTTAATAATACCGTAGTTAGAACAACAGGAAATCAAGATATTGTTGGCGCAAAACAATTTTATGAATCATCAAATAGTCAAGTTATATTTGGTACAGCTGATGATAAAATTAGAGTTAAAGCTCCCAATACAGATAATCAAACATATTATTTTGTTGGGCTTGACGGAGGCGGTTCTCCGCCTAGTTCTAACTCGGCAGATAGATCTTTAGTTTCACGATCAGCGTCTCAAGTTAAAACTGATCTTAGTTTGAACAATGTTACTAATCATGTTCAGATGAAACAATCTTCTGATACCACGGTCGTCGGATATGTTCCAACTTGGAATAGTACAAGCGGAGAGCTATTAGCTTCTGGATATGCTGTGTCCACAAATTTATCAACAAATAGCGGATCATCGTATATTCCTAGAGCTGATGCTTTAGTTTCTTATGTCAATTCTGCTATTAATAATGGTATAGCAACTAATGACGCTATGATTTTCAAAACAACATTAGATTGTTCAGCTAATCCTAATTATCCGGCTGCAGATAGAGGTTGGGTATATAAAATTAGTGTTGCTGGTAAGATTGGTGGAGCTTCTGGACCAGTAGTAGAAGTTAATGATACAATAATTTGCGGAAATGATAGTACGCCTTCTGGTGATCATGCTACTGTTGGTAGTAATTGGCATATTTTACAAACTAATATTGTTGACTCTAGTATTCTTGTTACTGGTCCATCTACTGCCACTAGCGGAAACATAGCCTTGTTTAATGGAACTACAGGCAAAGCAATTACTGGAAGTATTATATTTCAAAGTGGAAACAATATTGGAATTGGCAATAATTCAGCAAATGGATATGATGGATCATTATCTGTTGGTACTGGTAATTTTACTACAGTTCTTACCGTAGGAACAACAGGAGTAAGCTTAAGTGGACATACTCATACTGTCTCGAATATTAGTGATTTTGGAAGAGGAGTGAGTGGACTCATTGTTGGATCTGGAAATTATCTAACAAGATTTAACGCTTCAAATTCTGGAATTACAAATAGCATAATTTATCAAAGCGGAGATAATATAGGTATTGGTACAGAAAATCCTGATCAATGCCTAACTGTTAATGGGACTTTCAGATCAAGTGAGATTTTAACAAAAAGTCTTACTATTAGCGATTTATATGGGGCTAATCCTAGTTTAGACATTGATGTCTATAGCACAAATAATCATAGATTATTAATTGATCATAGTAATGGAGTGATAAATTTATATGATACACTGGGTCTGATCGGACCTAATAACTCAGTTTATATAGGACCAAATGCTGGATCAAAGATTCCAGCATCAAAACTTGATGTTAGTGGGATTATTACGGCGACTAGCGGAAACAGTAATCAGTGGAATATGGCATATGGCTGGGGTAACCATGCTTCCGGTGGATATGCTCAAAACTCATCTGTGGTAAAAACAACAGGAAATCAGACTACAAGTGGTATTAAAACATTTATAGATGTACCAGTATTTAGTGGTGGTATTAGTATAACATCCGCTAGTACGCCAACAGTATCCTGGATAGCGTGTTTTGATGGGGCGGATCCGACAGGTACTGCGGTACCTATACAAAGAATAAGTGTTGCTGATTTTAAAAACGATATTGGATTAGTATCTAGTAATATAACAACTCCTAGTGGAAATAGTCTCAGTCATCTGAATCTATTAACAGACTCTTTTGCCGATAATGGAGCTGGCTCGGCCTGTCAAATTTTACAAAAAAATGCTTCAAATACTGCTTATGAATTTACTAGCAGCTTATGTAATATAACTATAGATTGTGGAACATTTTAATGACTAATCCATTTAGCACACTAATGACCGATCCGTCACTTAAAACTACATTTAATAATGCTATAGATTCATTATTAGAACAAAACTCATTATCATTACCATGTAAATTAATATATGCAAATACCAATCCAATGACTTGCAATAATTGTTTATTTGATCATATCTCCAATCGATCCCTAAATCAGTACAACGGAACAGGTCCGGTACCATTTCCCGATATGAGCATATGTCCAGTATGTAATGGAGAAGGTTTTAGTATTGATAACAAGGAAGAAATAATTTACCTTGGCGTAATATTTAATAGTAAATATTGGTTTAACTGGAATTCTAGAAGCATGGATACCGTAAGAATTCCAGACGGTAGTGTTCAAACCATATGCAAATCAGAACTATTGCCAAAAATACGTTCGGCAGATAAAATTCAAATAGACATTACTCAAGAAAGATATGGCTCATATTTTTATACAAGAGCTAATGATCCAGAATTAGCTGGATTTGGAGACACAAGATACATTTTTACCACATGGTTTAGAGTATGAATTTATCAGTAAAACTACTAGAGTCTGATTCTGTGATCAGAACAAAAATTCTTGACGCAATAAAATCTGTAATGGATGATGCGATGAGGAAAGCTTTATACAGAATTAAGCCAAGACTACAGGACGAGGTTAGACAAGCACTAATGAGTGAACCAGAATATCTATCACTAGTATCTGGACAATTAAAGTCTGAACTTGGTATTCCTACAAAAGATAAAATTGACAATATTATTAGTTTATGGACATCCAATGTTTCTATGAATTACACTGGGATATCCACCAATGCTAGGGGCTTATCTGGATCATTAAGACTTGAAATGATTAGATCATCTTTTGATGACGTTTTAAAAGACGACAGCTCCGTTGTTGTTGACGGAGTATCTGGTGTTGTTATTCCATGGCTCGAATGGCTATTATTATATGGAGGAAAAATAATTATTAGAAATTATAGAGTTGTATTTGGTCCGTACAGCACATCTCGCACAGGTATGGCTATCATGGTAGAATCTCCCGGAGACAATTGGAGAGTTCCACCAGAGTTTGCAGGAACAATATCCAATAATTGGGTAACTAGAGCATTGGATAAAATTAATAATCAAATTACAACTATTCTACAAGATGAACTGGAGAGATCACTATGAGTTGTCCAGTATATACTAAATTTAATAATGTTGATAGTTTAGGCAATAAATTAGTATTAGAACAAATTGAAGATAATTTAAAAAGTTTTTTAGATTGGGGATTACTTAATATAGGCGGATTTGTAAATGTAAACATACCAACAACAGGAATAGCGGCCAATTTCGTACATCAGCTCAAACAATCTAATGATCCTGGTTTTGCAAATGGTAAAGTGTGGCAAACAACTAGAAAAGATTGGGTATGGGAGACTGGAGTAGAGTATAATAATTATAGTCCTAATATAATATCTGGAATTTACATCAATAATATATTTTCTCCAGCGCCAACAGGAAGCGGCTCGTACGGGTATTATATAGATTACCCTAATGGTAGGGTAGTATTTAATAATGCGTTCTCTAATGCTAATATGTCGATGTCCTATAGCTATAGATGGTGTCAGGTGCATAAATCTAGTTCTTCTCCTTGGTGGGTCGAATTACAAGGAGACTTAACATCTCCTAATCCACAATTTGCTCAAAAAGATAAGGGAAACTTTAATATTCCGGCTAAACACAGAATACAAATGCCATGCATTGTTATAGAACCCACATCAAGAAGTGAACTTATACCATGGCAATTAGGTGCTACTAATTTTATGGTTAATCAAGATTTTCTGTTACATATTTTTACAGAAAGAGCACACGATAAAAATAAATTGGTCGATATTATAAGATTGCAAAAAGAAAAAACCATTATATTGTATGATTCCACAAAATTGATTTCTAGTGGAATTTATGGCATAAATGCTAATGGCTCTAAGAATATTAATGGCAAAATTTATCCAGATATAGTGTCTGATACTAATTTTATATGGAAAAGATGCTTTTTTAAAGATACGGCTGTAATGGATATGGAAACAGCAAATAACACATTATTTTGGTGTACAATTAGATTAACGACCGAAACACTACTTTAATTCAAAAACACAATCAGTGGAGATTACCATGGCAAGCAATCGTGTATTTTATGCTGTTCAATCAGTCGGCCTAGCAGATCCAGTTGAAAAAACAAGTCCTGAAACAATAGCTTCAGAAAGCTACGACATTATGCAGGGTGTTCAGAGTGTTGGTCTAAATACTAATTTTAATCTTGAGCCTGTTTATCAATTAGGTCAACTAGAACTATATGATAACTATGAAGAAGTTCCAGAAGTTGAAATTACTCTTAATAAAGTACTAGATGGCGAAACAACACTATATCAAAAATGTATGGGAGAGGGTAAACTAGTAGAACTTGCCAATAAAATTACTGCTTTCCAGCTTAATATATACGAAGATACTAACTCAAAAGCATCAGGAACAGGTGCTGCTGTCACTTGCAATCCTGCATATTTGAGTTCTGTAACTTATACATTCCCAACAGAAGGTAACTCCACAGAAGAAGTTACTCTTGTTAGTAATGATAAGGTCTGGGCAGTTGCTACCAGTAATAATGCTCCATCAGTAGAAACTACAAGTGGTATTGTTCGTCGTCAATTAGTTAAGATCACCGGAGTTGATGCTTCAACTATTCCTTCCGGAGAGGGTGGAGGACTTCCTGATGATAGTAGTATTACAAATATCACAATCAGTATGAACCTTGGTCGTGAACAGATTCGTACTCTTGGAAGAAGAACTCCTTCTTATCGCTACATTAATTTCCCCGTAGAAATTACAACAGAATTTCAAGTTGTTGCCCTTAAAGATGGAGATCAAGTTGGTGTAACAAACACCAATGCTGTTTGCTCAAATCCAAAAGCTCTTACAAATAAATCTATTAAGATTGTATTATGTGATGGTATGACTATTGATCTTGGAAGTAAGAATAAATTAAGAAGCGTTAACTATACCGGAGGTGATACCGGTGGTGGAAATGCTACTATGAGCTACAGTTATGTAACATATAATGACTTTGATTTTACTGGTCCTAGTTCTTGATAATATAAGCTAAGATTTATCAAGATTGATAATTATAGTAAGGGCGCTACTTGACAAAGGTGGCGCCCTTATTATTTATATGTAGGATTATAAAAAATTATAACTTTAAAAGGATAAAAAATGGATGAATTATTTGTGATGATAGGAAAGCTTTATTATGATCTCGTTAGATCGCAGGCTGTTATTGATAGTTTAAAGAAACAATTAGAAGATGCTAATAAGTCTAACGACTACAATTAAAGAATGTGCTAACAAATAAAGCCGTAGAATCATTAATTCATAGAATATTGTCTGGAAGATTAATTTTTGAATATTTTGATAGAACTTTTGAACTTAAAAAGCCATCATTAGATCTAAAAATTAAAGCAGATTTGATCTACCAACAATCTTATGAATCTAATTTATATGATAATTTTTGGTTAATAGAAGACATACCAAATCTTGCTATAGATATTGGCATACTAGATATTTCTTATAGAGATATTATAAAAAAAATAGAAAAAAAAATAGATATCCAAAAAATGGATCTATATAAAGAATTTTCTAATCAAAATCAAAAGAAAAAAAATAAAACAAAAATTGCACAGAGTAAACGAAATTTAAATGAAGAATATAATAAATTGCATTATTTAGACTATTTATCATTAGAACATTATTGTGATAAAATTAAAAATGAATTTCTTATATCTAATACATTGTATTATTTTGATACCGGAGACCTGGTTTTTTATCCAGGATCTATAGACTACAATATGTTCAATTCTTTAATAGTAAAAATATCTGAACATATTATTACAATAGAAAACTATAAACAAATTGCCAGACATGAATATTGGAAAAATTTATGGAGTAATAATAAATTTAATATTATATCTGAAGGAGTAAATGAATGGTCTGATGAACAAAAAACACTTTTTAATATTGCTGCTATGTATGATAGAATAGCTGAACATCCAGAGTGTCCGTCGCAAGAAATTATTGAGGACGATGATGCGCTTGATGGCTGGATGATTTTCCAAAAAGAAAAAAATAACAAAGAAAAACGTCAAAAGGGTGTAGATAATATGTTGTCAGACAAGATTAGGAATTCGTCTGAGATATTTTTGGTTCCCAGCAATAAAGAGGAAATATCTGAAATTCAGGATCTCAACTCTTTTGAATCAAGACAGAGGTCAGTTCAAAAATTTGATTATATAGCAGCTAACAAAGATAAAAATATTGAGGAAATACAATTGCCGGACGTAAAAGCAAAAATACAACAAGAATTATTAGATAAAGGAAGGAAAAAATAAACATGTATTATGACCCAGAAAGACTAAGATTCTATGTAGAAAAAAGAATACAAACCACCATGATAGGCGCACTAGCTAGAATAGAAAATACATTTGGACACCTTTGGGGACAAGATAAAGAAGGTGAACTTACTCGCGAAGAAGAAGAGTTTGCTGACGCATGGGATTTTTTGAGAAACGATATATTGAATTATGGAAACAAACAAATAAGACAAGTAAAGGAAGATTTTTATAAGTATGGTGGACTTTTCAAAAATACGTATAATTATACTTTTAAAGTAAGAAAGGATGATAGTAATGAAAATTGAAACATTTAAAGTTAAAAAGGATGACAAGGAAATTGAATTAGCAGTAAGGTCACCATCTCTAGAAGATCAAAGAGAGGCCCAAAAGATTTACAATCAGGCATTTACAGATGCTATAAAATCTAAATCTGTTGTTAGGGCAAAACTCGATGATTTACTAGAAGATCAGGGGCTATGGAATCAAGAAAAGCAGGCTAAGTTCACCGAACTACAACAGCAAATCCTTGATGGAGAAAAAAGATTAGCTAAGGGCGGCTTCTCACTTAAAGAGGCCAAAAATCTTGCTATAGAAATGAAAAGAACCAGAGAAGAAATTAGAGAATTAATTAGTGTTAGAACAAGTTTGGACAATCATAGTGCAGAAGGTCAAGCTGATAATGCTAAGTTTAATTATTTAGTATCTTCTTGTGTGGTGTATAAAGAGAATAATCAGAAATATTTCAAGAATCTAGAAGATTATATGAATAAGTCTGATGATCCTGCTGCTCTATTAGGGGCGCAAAAGTTGGCTAATATGATTTACGGATTGGATAACAACTTTGAAAAGAACTTGCCAGAAAACAAGTTTTTACAGAGATATAAATTTGTTGATGAAAAACTAAGACTCATTAATAAAGACGGTAAATTGGTCGATATCGATGGTCGATTAATTGATGAAAATGGTCGATTTATTAATGAAAAAGGAGAATTTGTCGATAAAAACGGAAATAGGGTAGATAAAGATGGAGAATATATTGTTGATTCTCAACCATTCCTTGATGACGATGGCAGGCCCATCCTATTAGAAAATGAAACCAACAATCAACCAGTGCAAGAAACCAAGGTCGTTGAATCAGCAGAATCAGTCGAAAATAAGACAGATTCTAACTGATAATTGTGTTAATACTTATTTGATTTTTGCAAACACTCAGCACCACATTGATACTCTCAGTGTGGTGTTGTTTTTTGTATCATAAGGAATTATAAAAAATGGCTAAAGGATTTAATTTAACAGCAGAAATTAATCTAAGAGGACCAGCGAACATTCGTACGGTCGTTGCCGATATACGTCGTCAATTAGGTACTGTTTCAGCGAACGTTAATGTAAAAGTGAATCCTGCATCATCCAGAAATATAGCTGGATTAAATCAAGCATTAACTAATCTTAATAATACTCTTTCTCAGACGAATGTATTGGCAACCCAAGTTACGGCATCGCTAAATGCTTTGGCAACCGCTGGCGGAACAGCATCTACATCTCTTGGAGGACTCCCAAGATCGATGGGCTCGGCAACAGCATCTCTTAATAGATTTAATGCTAGTGCAGCGAATACAGGAAATGCTCTTAGAGTTTCTCGAACAGAATTCGAGGAATTCGGACGTCAAGCTGCTCTAGCAGTAAGAAGATTTGCTGCATTTTCTACTGTTACTAGCGTTGTATTCAAGGTAACGAACGCTATTAGTTCAGCATATACAGAGTTCGTTGCTTTTGATAAAGAATTAGTCAGAGTGGCACAGGTTACTGATTCATCACTATCTAGTTTATCTGGATTAGAAAGAAGCATCACAAATTTATCAACATCGCTTGGTGTATCGTCACAAGACTTAATTAAAGTTAGTAGCACATTAGCTCAGGCAGGATTGTCTGCCAAAGACACAGAAAAATCATTGAAAGCTTTAGCATTAAGTGCTTTGGCTCCATCATTCGAGGGACTAAATGATACGGTCGAAGGTAGTATTGCTCTTATGAGACAGTTCGGTATACAGGCTGGCGATCTTGAAAAATCTTTGGGTTCTATCAACGCAGTATCTGCTAGGTTTGCTGTAGAGGCCGGAGATATTATTGCTGCCATTCAGCGCACTGGTGGTGTGTTTGCTGCTGCGTCTAGAGGAGTTAGCGAAGGTAAAGATGCCTTAAATGAATTTATCGCAGTATTTACTAGTATTCGTGCCACAACTCGTGAAAGTGCAGAGACAATTGCTACAGGCTTAAGAACAATTTTTACAAGAATACAAAGATCTAGCACAATAGAAGCACTAAAAGAATACGGAGTCAATCTTACAGATATTGAAGGTAAGTTTGTTGGAGCATATAAAGCTGTAGAACTACTTAGTGGTGGACTTGGTAAACTAGACCCAAGAGATCTTAAATTCAGTAAGATCATAGAAGAACTTGGTGGATTTAGACAGATTGGTAAAGTTATCCCTTTGATTCAAGAGTTCGCAACCGCACAACAAGCGTTGGCTGTCGCACAAAAGGGTCAGGGATCTTTAAGTACAGACGCCGCTACTGCACAACAGGCATTAGCTATCAAGATATCAAAGGTAAGAGAAGAATTTATCGCATTAATTAGGTCTGTATCAAAAAGTGATAGTTTTCAAAATTTTATCAATTTGAGTCTTGATTTAGCAAGTTCACTCATAAAGCTTTCTGATTCTGCAAAAGTTTTACTACCAGCATTAACTGCCATTGCAGCAATTAGGGGTGCTAGTTTTATAACGCAATTTTCTAGAGGATTTGCTGGTGGTATAAGAACTCAACGCAATAACAATGGTGGTCCGATAAGAGGTTTCGCTACAGGGGGCTTGGTACCTGGGCGCGGTGATACAGATACATATCCCGCTATGTTAACTCCTGGTGAGTTTGTTATACGTAAAAAAGCGGTAGATAAAATAGGTGTTACTAATTTACATAGAATTAACAGGGCATCTGGAGGATATATTCCAAAAGTAAAATCAGAAAGCTCTGAACCAAAACAATATTTTGATGGAGCAAGATCACAAAGAACAGTACAAAAAACTAAAAATAGTGGAAGATATATCGCCCCCAAAGTTAGCATACCAGAAAGAGCACACATAGGTGGTGATCTTTATATAGATCAATCCTTTTTAGTCAGATATCTAGAGAGATACTCTGCATCAAAACTAAAAAGATCTATAGGAGAATTTTCTGGTACAAAACCAGGCATGGCAGTAGGCGTTATTGGTGGAATGAGTAAAACAGAATATGATAAATTTATCAAAGAAAAATTAAATCTGTCAGTTAAAAAAAGAATACGTCTGAATTTCCCAAGAACATTTAATCAGGCATTAAGAGCAACAGACCCAGGTCTAGTATTAAAGAACGATCTTGTAGACATCGTATCATCTGCTCCAGACTTGACCGATCCTTTAGGCGGCTTGTCTTCATCAGAAATCAATAAAATTAAACAAAATAGTATACGAAAAATAAGATCATTAAAAGCATTACCAGCATCATCTTATCGTAAAAACTTAGGCTGGAGATCTGACACACCAGACAGTCTCAAAAATGCCCCAGCATTTGATAGCGATTATCAGCTCAATCCTTTGGCTCAAATAATAGAATCTAGTGTCAATCAGACAACCAAACAGAAACTACAAAACAATATAGATTTATTATTCAGATCATCAAAAAAAGACGCAAAATATATCTCTAGCAAAACAGGCCAAGAAAGAACAAGAACTCAATCAAGAGAATCTGCTAGATTATCTACTATAATGAAAAAATATAGCAATGATCCTAGAAATGTGCAAAGAAGAGAAGAGTCATATTATGACAGAGGATTAGAAAACGCAATATCTTCTTTACCAGAAAAAAGAAGTCGTAAAAAATCACAAACTACTTCCAACTACCCAAAAGATCGTATACCATTTTATATGTTAAATGCTGGTGGTTCAGTACAAAGATTTGCTGATGGTGGAGTTACCACTAGAAATGTGGGTTATATAGACAGTGATGCGCTAAATGATCCAGCAAATAAAGCTTTAGTAGATGAGCAAATAGAAAAACTTAAAAAACAAGGAATCAAAATAGAAGGTGGATACAGAGGCTATAAACAATATCTATCGGACCTTGCTGCAAAAGCTCGTCAAGAAAAACAAATTGGAAGATTAACATCTATCGTAGGGTTACCCGGAGCCGGTAAGAGCACCATGATGATGGGTAGTTCTCAGGCTGACAATGCCACAATGAGAAAAACTACCAGATTCCCCATATTGACACCTGAAGATATAACAAGATCATCCTCAGTAATAGACGTTACAGCAAGTGTAAATCCTAAAAAAATAGATGCTTCTCTACAAGCATCAGATAGAATAGTATCATTGTCTTCATCAACTAAAGAAGAACAACAAGAATTACGCAGAAGACGAAAATTAAGAAATAGACAAATAGAGTCCGGAACCTCAACAACCGGTTTTGGTCGCAGAGCAGGAACAACGGATTCCGCCCCAGTAGATAGTGGATATATTGAAGCTATTTTACAATCAGAAATTAAAGACCCCAAGAAGATAAGAACACTTGGAGTGACACCAAAAGGATTTAGAACAAAAAGAGGAGATGATATACCAGAAATATTAAAGGAAAAAATTAATCTATATTATGGTAATTTTGGACCAACAACAGCAGGCCACGTTGCTGCTCAACAACAAGGAATGCAAGAATCCGCTAAAAGAGGTATTTCAAAATCAATTGTGGCTGTTGGGATAGATACTCCAGTTAAATCTGGAGATGAGCACTCTACAAGATCAGCATTATTGAGCCAAAAAGAAAGAATTGCTTTAGCTAAAAAAGCATTCCCAGAGTCGTCTATAACCGCAGCGACAAAAGAAACCTTTGGTTTCGGATTACCATCTCTCTATGAAATAGAAAAGAGTGGAACAGACAGAAGAAGATTTGTTAAGCCATTGGGTGGTAGCACAGCCACAGTAGGAGACGAAAAAGGATCAAGTTCTTTACAAAAATATTTAGATGCTGGATTCGATCCTAAAGATATATTAACTCTTGAAAGATTGGGTGGTATTAGTGGTACTAAAGTTAGAGAGGCTCTATTAAAGGGTGACACCAAAACCCTAAAAAAATTAACAAGTCCAGCAGTATTCGATATTCTTAGTAGAAATTCTGAAGTTTTTCAAAGAAGATCTAGTATTTTACCAAAAATTATGGAGCGTATAGGAACTAGAGCAACTTCATCACTAGGAGCAATAGAGGCCGAACTTGCAAAATATCCAGGTAGACTAACTCCCAAGATCAAAGCTGAACACCCAGAATACGAAGAGATAGTAGATAATCTTAGAAAACAAAGAGATAAAATAAAAGCAAAAGCTGAATCCCGTTCGGGATCGACAATGAGAAGATTATCTAGAATGTTTCCATCAGCATACGGTATTGATATTGGAGATACTCAAAAGTTTATGGCTGGAGAAGCAGTAAAAGCTAGGGTCGGCAGGAAAAAAGCAGAAAGACTACATGATACTGACATTGGCGAGGCTAGAACAAAGACCGCTAGCGAAATTATTTCAGAATTGACCATCTCCAGTGCTCAACAAGTATTAACGGAAGCTGGTGGAGCTAGAGTTAATGCGAATACATTACTTAGAAAATCAAAACTTAATCCAGATGAGCTTAGACTAAAAGACAGTATTTTATCTGCATATGTCACTAAAGTTAATGCTAAAGCTAAAGAGGCAAGAGAAAGAGACTTAGGAGCAACAACATCCGCACAACAAGCTAAGACTTTATTTGGTGTCATAGGAATGTTTGGAAATGGTTTTCCGGCTGAAAATATAACTTTGGAAGATGGACTTAAAAAACCCACTACTGTTAGAGTATTTGGCGCTGTTTTAGATAAGAATAAAGCTGAAAAAGATGCTAGATTAGAACAAAGAAAGAATAGATTAAGCGCTATAAATACTAAAAGAACTATAAAAGGTAAATCGAGACTGTCAGACTCAAGAGCACAAGATATTGAAAATGCTCCCATGGCATCTGCTCTCAGCAAAGAGTATTTACAAGAAGATTTATCTGGAATTACAAAAAGGACGGGTATCACACCACAAATGACTCCTGCTCTTAAAAAATCTTTAGCTGATAGTCAAGGATCTAAATTTCAAAATGATGTTACTGCAACCTTAATTAAAACTCCAGAAGGTAAGGAAATATCCGATTCTATGATGAGAGATAATCAGCAAAGAAGCATAGACTTTCCATATGGGATTGGTATGTCTATGGCCAAGAATTGGTTTAATAATGCTTTATTAGCGAATATACCAGTTGATGCCAAAAGAACACTAACAGGACCAAGAGGAAAATTACTTAGTAATATCACTAATTATTTAAAAACTAAAGGATTTGCTATAGGTGGACACATACCAGAAAATAATGAAGATTCGGTTCCAGCACTATTGACACCCGGAGAATTTGTGATCAATAAAAAAGCAGCCCAAAGAATAGGTGCTGCTAAATTACATCAGTTAAACAGAGCAGATAGAATAAAGGGTTTCAATAAGGGTGGTGCTGTTGGACCACAAAGATTTTTCCTAGGAGGAGGAGCATCTGCCAGACCAGGAGATAGTGCTAATATAAATAATTTAATGGTTCCTGCTAGTTCTATCAATCAATTGAGACTAATAGTAGATGCTCTTGAAGAACTAGGAGTTAGTGCTTCAAAATCAGCAGATCTACTTAAAAAAGGAGGAAGAGCTAGTATACAAGCAGCACATGCCGCATATGAAGCTGATATAGTAAGACTACGTATTGCTGGTGCTCCCATACAAACAGTAATTAATGCTGAAACACAATTAGCAAATATGAGGCAGCAAGCAACGAGACAAGTTGCAGCACAAAGACAACTTTCTGGAGTTGGTGGATCAAAACTACAAAGAATAGATACGGCAGCCCAAAACAATATTCAGAGAATGGTCCAGAGAGCTCAAAATGCTGGAGTAAATCTTGATGAAAATCAAATGCGTCGCATTGAAGATTTAGGATATAGAAGAGCTGCTACGAGAGCGAGAATATCTCCAACACAAATGGCAGGATTAAATGGTAATGATTTACGTCAATTTATTAACAGTGCCATGGGTGATCCTAAAACTTTTCAGCAAATGAATAAAACTTTTGAGACACAGAGAAAACAAGAAATATTAAGACAAATAAATATTGAAAGAGGAGTTACTAACGATAAAAAAGAAATAGCAAATAGATCCAAAGAAGCCAGAATGCTCGCGAAGGAAGAATCTGATGCTCGTAGACAGATACTAAACCAAACTAGAGGATCGTCCGGTCCGGGCTCTGCTAGATCGCAAAGATTTAATCAGGCAATGTTTGGAGCTAGTTTTGTTTTACCAATGGTAGGTCAAATGATGGGTGGAGATCCATCAAATGCAGGATCATCTGCTCAAGCTGGTCAGATCGCCGGTGCTCAAGGGGCCGTAAACATGGCTAGTACAGGAGCTATGGTGACGAGCATGGCCGCCACAGGACCAATTGGAATAGCGCTAGGTGCTGCTGCTACGGCCGTTGCGACTTTTGGACAAGCCACTATGGATGCCCATAATGCAGTAATTGATTTTGAGAAACAATTAGTTGCTAAAAAAGTAGAACATGCAATAGCTGATATCAATAAAATGTTTGAAAAATTAGCTAAAGATCTTAGTAATGTAGATATTCAAAATTCTATAACCAAAAAATTAAACGAAGCCACCTCAATCTTAATTGATAATATGGAGTTCCAAAGAAGAACTGCTAAAATTTATTGGACAAATATCATTGATATGATGGCAAATAATAATAATGCATCTAATGAAAGAAGTAGGATATTAGAAAAACATGGTACAGGGGCGTATCTGAATTCTACAGCGTTTGGACAAAATCCGGTTGGAATGACGCTTAATGCAATAGCTTTTGGTATACCTGATGCTATATACAAAGCATTTAATGGCAAAAGCATGTTTGCTGGATCAGAAGAGAAAGCGAATCAAAATAGATACGAATATACCAAAATGATGATACCTGACCAGGCTAGAGAATCAGCTAGAGGGTTCGCTGACCTTGCCGATACTGCTACAAGATTAATAGAAGAAAAAATTAGATCAGGAATGAATGTTGATGATATCATTAATAATCCAGACTTTGAAAAATATGGAAGAAATTTGGCATTGGCTAATTCTTCGGTACAAGAACAAATTTTGACTCTTAGAAATAGTATTCTTGTTGCTGATGATGAGAAAAAAGCTAGAGAAGAATCAATTATCAAAACATATGCTGAAGAGGAAGCAAGAAGAAGAGCTTCTATTGTAGCAAGAGAAATCGAGATAAGAGAAGCTAAAAAAAGTAGCGCTAAAATGTCCAGATCTCTAGAAAGAATGTTCCAAAATATGGAGCAAGCAATAAATAGAACAAATTTCGGACTGCAACGAATGGCTGATGAGTTGGATCTTGTAACATCTTCATTAACTGGACAGGCCAAGGCCGGAGAGGGAGTACTAAAAAGCATCAATGTACTACAAAATCCAAGAGCATACTCCTCAAGAGACTTCTCTGAAGCAAGTAATCAAGCGGCATCATTTTTTGGCGATAATTCTGGATTAATGAATGGATTATTAACTTTAGGTAATGATATCGAAACAACAATTATGGGTACTATTAGTAGGACCCTATCGGAAAATGAAGGAGACAATCAAGAAAAAATTTCTGTTGCTATTGAAAGGGCTGTAAAAACTAAATTAGCTGATCTTGCTTTGCCAGAAGACGTTTCTGCTAAATTAGCTAGAGAAGTAAAAAGAGCTCTTGATCAATTAAGAAAAGAAGGTGATCAGAAGATAGATTTTAGTCAACTAGAAGAACGCTTACAAGATATCAGTAAAGTTTTTGATAGTGCAAAAAGAGCACAAGAAATAGCCATAAAAGCTCTGGAAAACTGGAATAGTGCTCTTAATGCCTATGCAGAGAGTATGAATAGAATTGTCGAACTACAGATCTCTTATCAAGCTAGAGCTAGAAAATCTACCGAACTACAAACGAATGCACAACTAGAACTTGCTAAAGTGCTCGGTAGAGATGTTTCTGTATCAGATATTAAAGAAAAAAGAGACTCACAAATTCGTCAACAGACCGGTGGTTTAACATCTCCAGATAGTATAGCAAAAAACTTTGCTAACCTAGAAGAAAAACGCAGACAACAAGAAGCCGCTATTGATGTAGCAAGAAATCAAGGAGCAAGAGGAGCCGAAGATTTCCAAAAGATGCAAAATAATTTGGCTAAGACCAATGTTGCTTTAAGAGAAAATTATGATGCTCTTAAAAATCTTGCTGAAAATTCTGATGTCGCTGCTGCTGCTCTCAATAAAGTACAAGAAGCTCAACAAAAACAACAAGGAAAAGTTAGTTTTATAGAAAAACTTGTGACCAGTACTCCAGACGAATACAACGCATTAAACAGAGCTGTTATTAGATTACAACGAAATATGAATGGCCAAATGAATTCAATCAATAACAGTGTTGGTGCTCAAAAAGCATATGCAGAAGCTTTGAATGAAGGAGCTAGTGCTGCAGAAGCCATGAGAGCAGCTCAAGCGGCATTTGCTAATGAAAGAAAAGATACACTATCAGCATTAAATGATTTGTTACCATTCCTTGGCAATGGACAACAAGCTAATCAAATAAGAGCAAATACATTACAATCTATGCTAAAAGAGAGTGGACTCGGCGTCTCTCCTCTGATGCAACAAATTTTAGATTCTTTAAGGAACCCTGAGCTTGATCCAGAAACACAAAAAGCAATTCAACTATATGAAGATGCTAATCAATTACAAATAGCAGCAAATAATTCTTTAGTAAAAATAGAACAAGCATTAGCTGATGCCACAGCAGATAAAGCAGCAAAAGCTATAGCATCTGCTTTAGAAAAAACAATATTGACTTTTAAAACAGCAGAACAACAAGATATTAATAATGGAGTTGCTCAAGGTAGAGCATTTGGTGGTATTATCTATGCTTCAGAAGGAATGTTTACTCCCAGAGGTACAGATACTGTCCCCGCTATGTTAACGCCGGGAGAATTTGTAGTTAATAAAGCAGCAACAGCTAAAAATTTAGGATTATTACAAAATATTAATAATAATCATTATAGCACTGGTGGAAAAGTTAATTATTATGCAGCCGGGGGTTATGTTAGCAGCATACAAAAAGAAAATAAAAGAACTGAAGAAAACTTTAAAGAAACACAGGATAAATTTTTAGATTTAGATGATCCAGGACTAAGAGAAGTACTATCAGGCTCTGAGGGATCAAAGATTTATCAAATTCCTGGAAGATTCATTAAGGTAAAAGAGGATGCTCTAGCCCAAACTCCTGATCGTAATGCGTATAATGCCGGGGCTATGCCAAGATGGGATCTGAGTAAGATTTTTGACGCTCATCAGGATGGAAATATTGTTCCGGGTTATTCTATGGGTATGCAGATGAAGCGTACTTCAACATTTCTTTATGGCAATATAGATTGGCCATTAATATATCCAATACCTGGAGTAACAAATACAGAACCAGTAGAAATTGGTAATGGTTCTTTTATTGGAGGCTTGACTGAAGATAAAAGAATATCGCTTGCTACTAAGCCATATGTTGTATCTGATGAAAAAAAATATTTAGAACAACTTCAAAGACTAAAAATTACACCTGAATTTATAAAAAAGAAATTTGCATGGATCTCTAATGCTGCTCATCCAGTAAGACAGGCAATAGATGGAGATATATTAGATTATCCCACTGATGTGACTCCACAAAGAAATGAACCCAGAGGAATAGTGCCATACCAAGCAATAAGAAGCAGTATGCTCTATTCGACTGATGCAGGCACAGAATTGAATGCCCAGAATAAGATTTATGCAAGAATATACCACAATCCTGAGAAAAAAATGAATCGTGCAGTCGGCGCTGGGGCAACAAATATGCCGACATTCGAAACCGGTGGACCATTTGAACCAACGCACGATGGATATTTTAACATGGAAGCAAGAACTTTCGATATAGATAAAAAGAAAGTTATCCCATCTGCTGATGCTCAAAAAATTGGTAAGTATAATCAAGATCTGTATCAAATTTTAGTAAAAACATACAAAGCCCTAGTTCCTGGGGCCGGTCAACCACGACTATCAGATCTACCTCTATCTGACAGCGGTGGTAAAATTGGTGTTTTTGATAGTTTTCAAAAACAACTAGCTAATTTATATAATGGAATAACTCCTTATGAGAATTTTATTGGAGAAGCTTTAGATATTCTAGATATCGATGAAAGCGCTAAGGCTAAAAACTTTACCGTAATTTCAGCTGAAGCTGCTACACAACAGATGGTCCAGGATTATATTGAGAAACAAGTAAAGAATAAAGGTGGTAAACAGCCATTTTCTGGTGGAAATCCCATATCTATAGGAATAGCAGGAGCGCCACCCGGACTTGACTGGGTTACAGAAGATCTTTTTGACATAAAAGAACTTGCCACAGGCAACACAAAAGAATTCCCTGTCCTTATAAATATTTTACCTTCTGAAATATCAGAAGAATTTGAAAAACGAGCAGCAGAAGCGACAAAAGGCTCAAGTCCTATCAAAACATCTTTATTTAACCACGATGGTGAATTATCTTTAGATTTGGCTGGTGGCAAAAAAGCAAAATTTCCATATTTTTCCACATACACCAAATATACTGGCCCACTTTGGGACACTGCTACTAATACATATTCTGATAAAAATAATATTAAAGATTTCTTTTTAGCTAATCCATTAGATGGAAATACTCCAGCAAATATTTTTAAAGGATTAGATATTAGTAATAATAGATTATTTGATAAAACAAAACCAATAGATTTTGATGATCGCGGAAATGTATCACTATCATACGACCAAGCTAAACTAACAGAATTGATCGATCTATACAGAGTAGATAAAGATAAAAGAGAAGCAGACAAGATAGATGCAGCATCAATGGCACTAAAAGCAGCATCAATAAGATTCAAATTGAATAAAGATGTTGGTCCATTAGGAGCTTTAATCAAAGCAGATGCTAAGGTTGGAGATAATGATATTTTTTCAGGATTTACCGACCAGGCCGATAAATCCATGTCGATTGGAGATTTTCTAATAGAAGCTGCTCAAAAATATGCTGAACAAACAACAGAAGAAGCTAAAACAGCTACCGGTGAAGTTGCAGATTCTAAATTTAATAAAGAAGGATTTGCAGATCAAAAAAAGCCATTTCTTGATACATTAAAAGGATTAACGCTTGGTTCATTACGAATTTTTGGTAGAAGACCATTACCAGGATTTCCACGAGCTTGGTTTTATGCTTTAGGTGGTGGCAGGGCATACTCTTTATTAAAAAATAATAGAATGACCCTACCAATCGGTAAAAATATAGCAACTTATTTAACTGGTATGCTAGCCATGAATTCTGGACCCGGAGCACAAGCTAGCACATTAGCTTCTATGTCAACAAATTTGAGAGCTTTTAATTATTTCGAAGATTTACGTACTTTAATTCAGGGAGCATTTTTAACCTATCAACAATTATCTCAATCTGATACTAGTAGTATTGTTCAATTGCTTAAAAATTCTAGAGATGCTTTTGGTAATCTTGATTTGTCAACAGATGCTGTAGAAGATATATTCAGAAGCCTAGGAGCCACGCAATCTTTTAATGCTGCTGGCTCTCAGGCTTTGGGAGGAGATTATCAGAGAAATCTTGCTAATCAGCTCGCAGGATCAAAAATAAGAGTTGTAAAACAAAGTGGAAAAATAGAAGATGTCGATGCTGCTAATATACCATACAAAAATTATACTGATCTTATGGCATTGGCACTTAATCCTTACAATGAATATACATCTAAAGATATTAGAAGTGGAATATTTGATAAATTAACGCAAGATATATCAACGGCTACCAATCAATATGGTGGTCCGATGTTTTCTCAAAAGACAAGAGCATTTTTACTAAATAATCTATCTACATTAAAAGATTGGTATGCTGGAAATGGTAATTGGCTAGGACAAGATTATTTATTTGATAAAGTTGCAAATCCTGACTCCAAAGACAGAGGAGACAAATTCAAGCAAAATCTTGCCATTGGAAATAATCTATGGTCAGAGGCTAATATTGCCCATCGCAATTTAGGTGCGGCAGTTAAGTTTGGTGGAGATTTGCCACACGAAGAGTGGTTTAATAAAAGAATAGAAGCAGGAAATTTTGCTACCGGCGGTATGGTTTATGCTCAAGATGGATCTCTTATAAACTTTACTCCACGCGGCACAGACACTGTTCCGGCAATGTTGACTCCTGGAGAATTCGTTGTCAATAGAGCAGCAACCGCCAAGAATCTACCTCTCTTAAAACAAATAAATGGCAATAGAGGCTATAGCAGAGGAGGGGTTGTTAATTACCTACAAGATGGTGGCCAAGCCGAAGGCGCACCAGAATTTGATCTTGCAACTACCACCGAATATAGACCAGAAAATAGTTTTGGAAATAGAAGTATTTCAACTTTATCTAGAATACAATATGAGTCTAGATATGGTGTTCCCGGAGTCAGAGATAATGTAAAAATGATCTCTGAAGAAATATATAAAACACTCAGAGACAGATCGGCACAGGAATCAACACTAAGACAAGCTGGTACTCCAATTTTTTATGATGATAATAGTACAAGATCTAAAAGACAACAAGCAAACAAATTAAAATTAAATAAAAAAGAATATACAGAATTGTCTATTGCTGAAACCGAAAGAAGAATACCGCTATTTCAAAGACAAACAGAAGAATATTATCCAAATGGAACAAACTTTGATCATAGTGTTTTTGATAGAAAGATGCTAGATTTCCAAGGTTTGCCAACTATTAACTATTTAAATGCAGATATTAGATCACATGGTCAAAAAATTGCAGCAATGAAAGATGCTGTTGGAGCCAAGGAAAATGGATTCCCTGATTTATTAGCCAAATATTTATTAGGAATGAAAGATTACGAAAGCACCTGGGCTAGTGTTGGACTAAGCTTTGCTCTAGATCTACAGAATATAATGCCAACCCTTAGTGGAGGTGCTAGTCAGGCTCTTATAGGAAAAGGTTTATCGTGGTTAGGCAAAAATACAGGACTTAAAAAGGCTATAACAATAGCTATGCAGAAAGGTAAATCAGCATTAAGTTCACTAGATAAAATTGCATTTAGACAAGTTGAAAAAGGAATAGATGAAATTCCTATTAAAGATTTGGGATTAGCAGATTTACCAGACTCTAAAACAGCACAATCGCTGTCTCCTAGTCCCACAAAGATACCCAGAGGAGGAGAAAGAATATCATTTGATGACAAAGCACTACAAATGTTTTTCCGTTCTGTTCCGACTAATGTTAAGGATTTTAAAAAGTCTTTCTGGCAAACAGTTTCTTCAAAAGGTATTTTTCAACAAGTTTCCGATTTTACCAGATTTATTGGACTACCAGACAACGAAGCATTGCTTGGTGTTCCAGCTGCTATAGATATCAAACATCTTGAACCTGGCATCAGAGGTAGATTTGATTCTAATCTCGCCAGATTGAGTACTCAAGGGGTATCCGGAGCAGCATCAACAGGAAGAGGACTCGCTTCTGTACAACCATATGCAGAAGTAAATACTTTGTATCATGAGTTAGCTCATCAATTTTTAAATGGAATCAGAACACATCATCCTAAAGCATGGGAATTCTATCAGGAACGTGTTCAAGATATGTTTACTGATCACAGAAGTTGGAATAATCTTGCAAATGCTTTTGATGCTATTGGAGGAAGCTATAGAAGTGAAGATGTTTTATATGGTGCTAGTTATAAGCTAAGAGATTTACAAAAAATATTAGATCAACATCCTGGAGACAAAGATCTAATAAGATTAGTTAGTAGAGCTACAAAACATAAAGATGCCGGTAGAGCTAGTTGGGCGAGCATAGATGAAGAAGTAACAGATGTATTGAGATCCAAGAGAGGATCACAGTACCTTGAGACTATGCAAAATAATGGATTAGAAGAATTCTTAACAGTAGTTGTTCAGAACGCTGGACGACTTGACAAACAGATGAGACAAGCACTGGACACAACATTAGAAGCCATATTTCATAACTCTGGCATAGCAAGAGACAGAGGATTATTTGATAATTTTTATGCTGAACTTGATAAACCAACAATTTTCCAAAGAATAAAAACCGCAATATCTGCTAGGCTTAGTAGGCCAAAAGCAGCAACAAGGGTTCCAAAACCACCAAGACCTCAAAAGCCAAAAACTAAAAATACTCCGGATAACGATATGATCGCTGGTCGTATTGGTCCAAAAAAATCTAAAACAAAATCAAAAAATAAAAAGGAGAAAAGAAGATGGCCGTGGATTATTCCTATTCCTATTTTTGGTTTGGGTGCGGCCGGGGTCTACGAGGCTACTAAGCAACCTTCTGCCCCTCTTTTAGAAGAAGGAGAGGGATTGGGCGGAGAATTTATTGGCGGAGGTGAAGGCGGCGGAATGATGCCAGAGATTACCTCTCCTAATCCAGCAAGAGAAGGCGCTATGGGTGCTGCCGCGACACAACCAGGAGCAAACGGTGGACAAAATGGTGTTGGTCCTTCATTTCCGAATGAAGCCAGAAATAATGCTCAAGCAGCAGCACAAGAAGAAAAAGCTAGAAAATCCGGATGGAAAAAATCTAAAAAAGAAAAACCTTCGTCGTCACCTTTACCCGAATCTTCTGATTTTCCTGAAGCTATTCCTTTTTCTCCTTTAGAAGATACCAATGAAGAAACATCCTCTAATTTATTGAATAGACCGGGCGAGCCACTTAGAAGAGCTAAAGGAGGCATAGTTTATGCATCAAATGGCTCATTGATTAATTTTCAACCAAGAGGCACAGATACTGTTCCGGCGATGCTAACGCCAGGAGAGTTTGTAGTTAATAAAGCAGCAACACAAAAGAATTTGCCAGCATTACAAGAAATTAATAGCAATACATATATGGCAGATGGTGGACTGTTAGGAAGACCAAAGGTCGTACAAGGGGTTACTCTAAATCCAAGAGATAAACTAACGCCAAGATTTAATAATATAGACTCTGCTATTAGTACTAGTAATAAAAACTTAAATACAGTATTACAGAATGAAAACTCACAAAATAATAAATTAAATGAATTGCTTATAGATAGTAAAAATAACAAAAAGGTATTATCTCAAATTAATACCAAAACAGACTTTACTAATTCAAAAGTTAATGATATAGCTAGAAACACCGGATCTTTAACAGATACGATCAATGCTTTTTGGCAAATGCTTTCCGGTCCCGGTCCTAGCGTGGAGATGCCTCCTAGGGTAATAAATCGCAGCACGGGCGGCATAATATATGCTAGCGAAGGAACTCTTGTTCCTTATTCTCCAAAGGGAACAGATACAGTTCCTGCTATGTTAACTCCGGGAGAGTTTGTAGTAAATAGAGCTGCTACTAGCAAGAACTTGAGCCTATTAAAGAATATTAATAATGGATATAGTCAAGGTGGGATAATATATGCTGATGATGGAATAAAAGTTCCAGGAACAGGAGACTTTACAACAACAGTAAGCGGAGCATCAACAAATAATATACAATCAAGTCAAACATTATCTGACAAAGAAATTGAATTAGAAAGACTCAGACAGTCCTTTGAACAAGCAAGAGCTAGATTCGAAAGAGAAAAAGAACAAAGAGATAGAATACAATATTCTCTCGCTTTAGTTAATGAAGGATTATCTAAATACAAAAATCAGAGAGGTGCTGCCTTAGATAGATTATTAGGCATAAGTAATCCATCGAACATATTAAATGATGAAAAAAGCTCGCTACAAAGAAAATTAACTTTTAATTTACTTGGTGTTGATAATGACGTCGGAGCATGGATTGCTAGAGCAGAACTTTTAAGTAAACAGCTTGCTGAAACTGGTGTTGGAATAACAGGAGCAACAGTTGCCGGATCGGCCGGTGCCGTAGCAGGCGGCGGAGTTGCTAGTCCAGTGACATCAGCAACATTGGGAACAGCGGGATATATAGTTTCTGTAAGTGCATATAAAGATTTTCTAGGCGAACAATATAAGGAAAGAATGGATCTTTTACGACAAGCATTTCCTGGTCAATCTACGGTGACAGATTTGGCCCCTGCTGTTATGGGAGTTTCTTCATTAGCCAAAAATGCTTATACTAACCTTGGGGCTATAGGTATAAAACAAGCCGGAAAAGAGATATCTTCGGAAGTTGCTGGAGACGCTATTGGTACAATATCAGCAGCTTTTGCAACTGGCGAACCCATCAGCTATAGTGCTCAAGATGCTATTTTGGCTTCATTAGGCATTAAGCTTAGCGGACCGAGCAGATCAATTAGTACCACTAGATCCAGAGCATCAGAACAGCCGACAGCATCTTCTACAAAATTGTCACAACAGCCACCTCCGCTACCGAGTACTTTAGGATCCATTTTTGCTTCATATAAAAAAGCAATATCTAATAAAATAGATATGTTATTTAATAGATCTCCCGTAGCAGTACATGATCAAGCACTTAAATATTTCAAAGAAAGAGGAGCAGTAAATTTTGATGAGATTAGAGAACACTTACGAGGAGAAGTTAAATCATCCAAAGGAGTTGCCGTTAGTGTCGGAATGATAGCTAAAATGCTCGGAGTAGAACCTAAATATCTTATAGCAGAAGATATGAGAGCGGTTAGAAAAACTATCGAAGGTGCCAGTGGATATTATAGTGATTTTACTAGTCGTGATGCTATTAAAGTTGATGAGAACACCGGACTTGTTGCTGGAACTTTTAGTAGGGAACCGGGCGATATTGATCCGGGCGCAATATTAGCATTAAATAATGATAATAAAGTAAATAATAGTATTGTTTGGCATGAGATCATGCACTCCATGCTTACTAGAATGGGTAAAAATGGATATGGAAGATTTATCAAATTAATGCAAGATAATCAAAAATCTGTTTTGGGATATATAACTGAACGACCAGATCTATTTCGTAGTTATGGTATAACAGATATTGCAGATGGAGCACATTATGTAGGAAGAGCTCTTCAAGATATGCCACAATGGTCCTTTTTAAAGAGCGCAGCAGAGATGGCAAGTGATGATGATATTAAATATGCCATAGCTCAAAAACAAGCTTACTTACAAAAATTAAGTACTGAAGATCCCGGTAGATTGTCTTCTCCTGATATATTTAATGATATAGTTCCAGGAACAATGTTGAGAGTTTCACATATTACAGGCATGGAATCTGCAGAAAATCACTATGGTGGTATCAAAAATGCAATTAAATATGTTGAAGCAGTAATCAAAAGCGGTCGAGGTGTCGATCCAGCATTCCTTGCACATGCAGGGGATCATAATGCTAAAATCATGGATATATTGAGTGATCTTAATATTATTGAAGAAAGATCTGCTTTCGATTGGACGAAAGAATATGGGTATGAAGAATTTGCGACTCAACTTTTACAAAATTTTGATAGATTGGATCCAAAAGGACTGTCTTTCTTAAGTGATATTATCTCTTCAGTATACGATGATAATAGAATCGCTGCTCTTAGGGATCCAAAAATTGTTTATGCTCAACTACAAAAAGTATTCAAGGGTTCTGGTTCAAATATAGAGAAAGAACAATATAATGGATTAGAAACTCCTGCTTTATCTAGTGGAGGAATAATAAAATCTTTATACGCCAGTACTGGTAAATTGATTTCATACAAGCCAATAGGTACAGATACTGTGCCAGCAATGTTGACTCCTGGCGAGTTTGTTGTTAATGCACAGGCTACAGCTAAAAATCTACCATTATTAAAATCTATCAATGAAGGTAATTACAAGAGCAGTGGAGGAGTAGTATATCTTGACAATGGCGGAGTCGCCGACGAAAAAGATCTTGCTGCCGCTAATGGAAGAAATGGTTTCGAAAGAAAAATGGCAGTTGGAGCAAAACAGAGAAATAAACTCCAAAAAATTGCTGCAAAACCTGATGATACTGGTACTTTATGGGTATTTCTCAATCCATCTCCTATGGTGATAGATAAAGAATTAGTTGCTTCAGGATTTACTGCTCTGAGCTTGTTGAAAAAAGATCTTACCTATACTGATGTTAATGAACCATTAACAACACTTGATCTGGGAGCAACAATATATAGTAAAAGAGCTAGCTCACAGACAAAGGCATTGAAACATGTTAATGATAGATTAAATATCAAAGATAAAAAAGATCCCAAGAGAATTAAAAAAGCTATTACAGCAGGTGAGGCTTTGGATAGAGCTAGGAGAGAATACCAGAAACAAACAATAGGTAATAAAGTTATCTCTGAACTAGCTTATCAAATGAATATTATGCCCAAAGAATTTGAAATTTTAAATGATCAAGCCTATGAAAACCCTGACGATGTTAATAAGCATATACAATCTATAGCGGAAGAAATTATCTTATGGAAGGATAATGATGCTAGAAAAAATAGAAATGGAATGAAAGTAGCACAAGAGTATGGTAAATATATTAATAGAAATAGCGATATCAATGTTAAAAATAAAAACGCTTTGCAAGCCATAGCTTTGATGATGAGTGATAAAGATTTAGTTGTTCATGATATACGAGCACTTAATAAAAAATATCCTGTTTTTAAAGACACGGATCCGATAGAAATATTAAAAACTCAAACAAATGCTCAAAAAGACGAAAGAGAAAAACTAGAAGAAATTATTGATGGTCTTAAGAACTATGCTGCTGATGCTTATGTCAGCGATATTATTAATAGTCCTGAATTCCAATCTGGTGCTGGTATTTTATCTAGCGACGCATTTGCGGGCGTCACAGTTTCTAATTTTAGCGGAGGCAATTTTTCAGATCATGTTGTTACCACAAAACCAATAGTAAAAGCTGCTCAATTTAATAAAGGTGGTGTGGTTTACGCTGATGATGGTATGCTCATACCTTATCAGCCAAAGGGAACAGACACCGTCCCCGCAATGCTAACTCCAGGCGAGTTTGTAATAAATAGAGCTGCTACACAACGTAATTTACCACTACTTAAAGCTATAAATAGTAACACATACGCTAATGGCGGAGTAGTATATGCTACTAAAGGACTAAATCCTCGTCAACAAGAATATTATGATGCTAGACAAGCAAGAAAAGAAGAATACGAAAGAATGCAAGCAGAAAGACGAAGAGCATACGAGAACAAAAATAACGTAAATAGATTTAGAGATTCTCAAGGAAATCTTTTGAATCAGCAAACACGAAGAAATGTATTAATGGGCAGCAATCAGCAACAAAATATTGGTCAATCACGAAATAATACAAATAATGTTGATCAGAACATGGGCCAATTTAGTAATAATTTACAAACTATTAATCAACTACTACAAACTTTTGGTAACAGCATCAACACATTTAATACTGTTATATCGCAGATAAATAGACAAATTACCGGTTCGGCTGAGCCAAGGGGTGTATCTAATAATAAAGGCACAGCGCCAAATCTGGACGGCATGGGCGGATTTGTTGCTAAATTTGATGAATTTATTAACCAACTAAAGGGTCTAAACTTGCCACCAGTAATTAATTTACAAGTTGCGCCAATTACATTGAATATAACCGGAGGAGAAGCACTTGCAAAAGCACTAGAAGGACCAATGAGTAATCAAATCAAGTCAGAAATAGCGGCAGCATTCCAAAGACTAAACGACGCTACAGAAGGCGCCATTCAAGTTTAAAAAGGTTATAAATTATGTCTCAAAATATTATCGATGACTCATTAATACTAGCCACAGGTACCGTATTTGACCACTTAATTTCCGTTAGTGGTGGAATAACTACTGTATTGAATAATAACAATAGAGATATTGATTTTCAAATAAAAAGCACAGGAACTAGCTCTTCATTATACTATGATGCTTCAACAGGTCGTTTAGGAGTTGGAATTACTGGCGCCCCAGACGCTATGCTTCATGTTAGAGCCCCATGTGCTCAAGATGGTTTAATTTTAGAAAGTATTACCAATTGTCCAACGGGCGTTCAATTATTATTATTGCATAATAAAGGTATTTCTCCAACTGGTGGTGATTATCCTGCTGTTATTAATTTAGCAGGAAGGAATACCGGCGCAACTGTAACAAAGTATGCTCAAATTAAATCAAAAATTTTAGATTCAGAATCTTTAAAAACTAGCGGAGAACTTATATTCTCTGTTGATGATAAAGGCTCTCTTGAAGAAGTATTTGCTGTTAATTTATCAAAATTAGTTTTGGGAGGACTAAATAATAATCCTTCTGGGTCAGCAAACTATACTGTTATAGGTCAATCTAATTATAGTAGTGGAATATCTTATCTATTAATAGGCAATAATAATTCTGGATTACGATTAGATGATTCATTTTTGTTAGGTGACAATAATATTTATCGTGGCCCACAAATTTTTTCTTTATCTAATGACAGTAGTATAACTGGCACAAGATTATTTGTTGCCGGACTAGATAATACTGTTGTTGGAAATAGTGGTTTCATTTGCGGAATAGATGGTCAAGTTAATGGATCATACAATTTAGTATTATTGGATAATAGCTCTATTAATTCTAATGGAATGGTTGGTATAGTAAGAAATGGTGCAGTACTCGGCAACTCTGGTATAATATTAGGATCTGATACTATTAGTAGTGGTAATCTCAATATTAATTTTGGTAATAATAATGTTTTGTATGGTAGTAGAGTAACTGCTATCGGTTCAAATATATCGTCTGAAGGTAGTCTTAATACTATATTTGGCAATTTAGTTTTAGTGAGCGGAAACAGCATTATTTCTATAGGGTCTAGTCAAAGCATCAATGGAATAACAAATGGTATATTGATTGGAAATAATATTGATTTGTCTAATACGTCTAATCTTTTATATTTAGGTTTTAATAATCATACAGATGAAAGTTTGAACAATAGTATTGTTCTTGGTGGAAACAATATCTTAGATGCTGGAGCACTATCAGATATAATCTTAGTTGGACAAAATAATAAAACACAAGATATGGTAAATTCTGTACTTGTTGGAAACAATAATTTAGCTAGTGGTGATTTAAAAAATAATATTATTTTAGGTAGTGGAAATGCACTAAGAAATAATAGTTATAATAATATATGCCTAGGATTATTAACTAATCAAACGGGAGTTTATGTAGATTCAGACGGAGGCATTGATGGAACCCCCAGATCAATATCTAGTAATAATATAAATTCTGTAATCGTTGGAGTACATAATCAATCATATCTAAATTTATCTAATGCTATAATTGGAAATAAAAATATTACATCTGGTTTGTATATTAATAATTTGGGATCATTTAATGACATAAGAAATACAAGTAAGGCGTATGTTCTCGGTAATTCAAATTCTGTTGAAGGAAATAATCTTTGTGTAATTGGATCAAATTCTTTAGTGATAGGAAATGATTCTATTGTTATTAGTAACAAAAATAATTCTAATATTTATGGTAGTGGAATTATATCTATTGGAAATAACCCTTATGTAAGTAGTGGAAATGTTATAGTTGGATATGATAATACTGCTGGTATATCAGGATTGATTTATGGAATAAACAATACTCAGGGTGTTGGTGGAGATTTCTTTACATTTACTAGCGGGTCTAATACAATAACGCTTTATACAACATCGGCCCCTTACCAACTCAATGATCGCCTTTTATTACATATCAAAAATCCTATTTCTAAAAATGGAATATTAGTATCTACTGTAACTGCTGATCCTACCATAAATAGAAATAACGGAACAACTACCATAACATTAAGTGATATTCCAGAATGGTCTAATAGATATTTATCAGTAAATAATAGTTTTGATGAAAATAATACCCCGTCAACGATTGGCAGTGGTATTATCATGCTATATTCTAGGGGTACAAATCAGATATATTATGGCTCTAATAATATGATTCTTGGCAATAATAATAGTGTTGCTCTGAATAATAGTATTGTTGTCGGTAATAACAGCACCTCTTCCGGTATTAATAATGTTATTATTGGTAATAATATTACTGGTTTAACAAATAATACATTGAGCATTGGTACATCAAATTCTAATAAGGTAGTTATATCTGATTCTAGTGTAATTTTTAACACAGGAACAGCTCAGCAATCAATCGTTGTTAGAGCTACAGATGGTACAATAACTCAATATAGTGACTTATCCAATAAAAGATTAGGCATTAATACATCATCTCCAAGATCAGATCTTGATGTTAGTGGAGTAATAACATCACAACAATTAAGAATGGGACTATCTGCCGGAAGTGGGTATGTATTAACTTCAGATATTGATGGATTTGGTTCATGGACATTGCCGGTTAGGATATCTGGAGCATCAAGTGGATTACTATTCAATTATCCAAATTCTAACAATAAGTTAGCTATTAGCAGCACAGATATTTCATTGAATATTCAAAAAGATTTCGGTAATGCTGATACGCACTCTGTAGATTTTTATGGTAATTTTGCTATACATAAAACTGGTATTATTCTTAACACAAATAAAGGAAGCTCCATAACTGCTGCTAAATTTATTGTTTGGGGATCTGGTGGACCAGAATGGTCTGCTCCAACTATTGAAATAGATCCAAACAATAATAATTTGGTTAAAATGTATAATTTATCTTCTGTTAGTGGCAAATTAAATCAATTGAATGTTGATACATATGTTATGTTTCCATCATCAACAACGGGTACAATTCTTTCTATTAGTGGAGACAATAGAACATTAATTGGAAAAACTTTTGACCCTCATTCAATACTATACTCTGATATAAACAGTAGGGCTACTGGAACTAAAAACTTTAGATGGTTTGATGATGATAGAGTATTAGCCTTGGGTGGATCAGGTATTATAAATGATAATTTAAATCCAGCAAGATATGGCATAGTTCTTAGTACAAACAATACGCAAAGTACCATATTTAATAATTTTGGATTAGGAACAGATTTCTCTATTATCAAATCAGGTGAAAATGCAGTTAATGCTGGTAGTGGTTTCCACATGTTGTCAAAAAACGGCAAAGTTGGAATTAATACAACAATAAATAAATTAAATGATATATATGAGATCCCTGGCGCTTCGTTGTGTGTAGGTGGTAAAACAGTAACGGATACACTTAGAGTTACTGCATTTAGTCAAGTAGGAGACTATTTGAGAGTATCTAGTAATGGCGAAGTAGTTGCTAGTGGCGCTACTTTCGACTCAACATTTGTTGGAACACATCCGATAGATGTTGTTTCGTATGCTGGAAATTCTGATATTGAATTTAGTTTATCAAAAACAGACAACGACGGCGTTGCAGAACTTGATTCCTCCGATATAGGTCGCACAGTTGCCTTTAATGGTGTGGATTGGGCGATAGCTAGTGGATTAAATATATATGATGTAAGTAATAAAAGAGGTATGTTAGTAGGTTATGATGGATCATTATTTAATTCAGCTGGATTAACAACTAATACAATAGGCGCTCAATCGCATTATGTCAATGTTTTTGCTGGTGGTGGATTTAATTCTTTGGGAGCATACTCTTCTAGTAATAATGCTAACACCACTAGAGGAACATCTCAGTTTGCTCAATATTTCTTGAGAACGAGAACTAGTGGAAATGTCGTAAGGCCATTATTAATGAATTTTAATACTCTCTCTGACGGCACTATTTCGAAAACAGTTAATAATACTATAGTTTTTCCTGATAATGCCTATGGAGTATGGACATATACAGCATATATAAATGTTATGTGGAGTGGTAACGCCACAATGGGTGGCGCTGGATATGTAATCAATGGTTCAGTTGGTAAATTTTCTTTGAATACTAATAACCTTGTTGATCTTGGATATACTGTAGATAGTTGGACATCCAACTCACAAGTTACACATAATATAAAACCGGAAGTTAAGCAGGATATAGGTGGTAGTAAGCAGACATTGGAATTTACTGCTTCAGGTAATCCAATGTATATCATGTTATGGTCAGCAACAGTCAATATTAATCAAACACATTGGCCAATTGGTTCAGCATTTACTTCTACAATATTATGACATAAAAAAGGATAGATTATTTAATTTTATCAAAGGAAAAAGGATAATATATGGCAACTGGCGTCTTTATGACATATGGATCATTCAAATTTAGTCCATCAGACGGATATCCTATACCGCAAGTGTCTCTTTCTAAAGAATTTGACAGAGATCAAGCTGGAAGAATTATTGGTGGACGAACTATTGTATCGCTAGAAGGAGTAATATATAATAATATTCATGATCTAGATTTTCAAGGTTTTTTAACAAGAGAAAAAGACTTAAGAGAGGCATTTAGTAAAGACACATTTATAAAATTTGGTTGCGGTACGAATGAAAATACTCCAAGCTATAGTGGTAATGCTAAAGTTAATAGATTATCAATTGATAAAACAGAAAATCGTTGGGTATCAACAATAGGATATAATGCAGACCTAATAGTAGAAGATGTCCCAACAATTTCTCAAGAATGTACATCAACCGGAATATATAATATAACAAGTTGTCAAGATGAATGGAACATGGAAATTATAGATGAATATAGCTATGTAAATTCTCCGGTTGGTGCAAATGTTCTCAGAGAAGCCCTTAATTTTCCATTAGGCTCAAAATATCCAATATATCGTATCAGTAGAACCATAGGAGCTGTTGGTAAATTCATTCCAACAGGAAACAATCTTGGAATTAGTGCGATAGCTGGCGCTAAAAAATGGGTAACATGCAGATTAAGTACAGCTCCAGAATCGTCTCTTACAGGAATGCTTAGCGGGATAGTTCTGTATAATTTTGTAAGATCGGTTGCAGTAGATGACCCAGGCGGTTCTTATAGACTAACAGATAATTGGATAGGAGTTCCAACGGGATACTCTACTTCTGGACTATATATTGAATCTTTTAATATTGATAGTTCATTAGATAGTAGTTATCTTAGAACAGTTACTATAAATGGAACAATAAAAGGACTAGAGCCATTTGATAGTGGAAAAATTTATGATAAATCTATAATAGGTACTGGTCTAAAAGGAAGTATATCCCCAATGGCACAACTAGTAAGGAGCGACAGTGCAACTAGTAGATTTGATCAAGCATTAAGTGGTTATAATAGTATAAAAAATAGTATGTTTATGAGAGTACAATCTTTTGTAGAAAAACAGAATAATCCTAGTGGAATATTTAGAAGATTCTTTGGAAGAGATGAAAATACAGTTAATCCTTTACCCCTAAGTGTAACAGAAGGATTTAATCCAACCGAAGGTTCCGTAACCTATAGTTGGATCTATAATAATAGACCATTGAACTTAATTTCAGGATCTATTTCTGAAACACTAACAATTAATGATAGTTTTCCAACACAGGTTGTTGCTGAACTTTTCGTATTGGGCAGGAGATTGGGGCCGGTCATGCAAAGTTTAGGCACTTATACAACAGCATCTAGAGATGTTACATTTGATGTTGTTATGCCAAGACCCACAGGATTGGCCGGTATCAAATTTCCTAAAACAGCATATATACAAATTACGGGACTAGTAGAAAGTATGAATCCGATGTTCTTATTAGGATCAAGTGTTTGCAAATCATTTGTTAAAAATAATACAGAGAATTGGAGTGTAACAGACGGTAGATTTACTAAACAGAAAACTTGGGTATGGCAGCATTGTTATCAAGATATAACACAAAATTCAAACATATAAATTAATAGGAGTTTATTTTGAGTTATTGTAATTTGCCAGAAAGATTAATTGGACCATATAATCAAACACTATTTTTAGGATGTAGCGTATCCAATTTTACATGTAATCTTGCATGGGGCGCAGAACAAAGCACATTACAGGTTAATTTAGTAGAGGATAATTGTTATCATCCACAGTCTATCTTTTATGGCTCTATGGATTTACAATTGGATAGCATAACACAACAGCCAGAAAACGCAAATAGTACAGCATTTACAAAAAATGGAGATGTTTTTAATACAAATGATCCTGCTAAAACCGTACATAAAACCATAGCTTTTAGTGAAAAAGATAAAGAGAATGCTAGAGATCAGGAAAATGCAACTCTATCCTATGATAATAAAGACTATGGTAAGGTTGTATATGATATAAATGGAAATAGGGGCTACTGGACAGAGCCAGATCCTTACTTTATCGGAGCCCCAGGCAATAAATTTAATAGTAACGGCTATGATATATTAGGTGTGCCAGTAAGATTCAAATTTAATGATTTTAGTTTCGGAGGAATAGTTTCTTCATGGAAACAAGCAGGATCTCAAGGAGGATTAAGAAGTTTCGATGTAGAAATTAAAAGTTTTGCGAGCTTATTAAATGGGGTTCAATTAATTATAGGAGGTTACGGTGGAGGAATTTGTGGTATTGTTCCGAATACCAGCAATAATCCAACAGGGAAAAATATAGCGATGCCCATGCCTTATGGTGTTGATTTTTATGAAAATTCTCCACCAGTTTTTTCTTTTTTTGATTATACCGCAGATATTGCTCAAGGAAATATTCCTAATGTTATAAATATATATGGACATTTAACATATCTTGGATATAAAAATAAAGTATATGGTGGAGCAGGATTGAACCAAGAAGGGATGAGATCGCAGGATATATACGACAGCTTAGAAGCTTTGTTGGGTCTTAATAGTCATAATAATATCGATCATATTTCTCCATTCTCACCATACGGCGCTATTATATCGAGATCTATAAGAAATAATTCTACGTCTAGTGAAGTGGATCCTTTTTCAGAAACTTATAATAATCTTAATTTAACTCATATGGGAATATGTCCAAATTCTATAGCTATAGACGGACATCGTAGATCAAGATTGAAACTTGATCTTTCAGAAGTACCAAGACCACCTAGATGGTTGAGAACACAAGGAGAAGTTATAAGTTTAATGCAGTTCATTTCTGATATTTGTGATGGATCTGGATTTGATTTTTTTGTTGATTTTGTTCCACCTGATTCTCAGCAGATAGCTCATAATATATCTGGAATTATAAAAATTAGAACCGTATCCAGACGTCAACAACCTAAAAAAGATCAGATACAAGCCTTAATTAATTATCTAGTAACTAATAATGGAGTAACGTCTTATAATAAAGGAAAAGAATTTACAGATGTTAATACTAGATCAATGTATATTGGAGGAAAACAAAAAAGATTACTACAATGTAGAACAGAAAGATTTGCTTTTACTCAAAATACTTTAATATGGGATCCATGGGTCGGACAGCTTGGAGTATTTATAGACTATAATCCAATAGGGGGTGGCACAAATGCTACTGCTGGAACAAGTGTTGCTTCGAGCATAGCTTACGGAACTAATCTTGTTAGACAACCAAATTTATTATCTACCAGAAGGTACTCTTTTAAGAGCTCTGGTGGCGCTGCTGTGGCTAGCGATTCTTATGGGTTCAATGACTCACAGGTATTCGGACAGACTACAAATTTTTCAAGAGGAAACTATACTGATACGGCTACTCTTGGGGGAGGTCTAGGTTTTGAAAAATTTGAGTATATCTCAAAGGTATTGACGGGCTCAGAAGCAGCAGCTTCTACACGAAATTTACCAATTTATACCGACGCTATCTGCCCATATTTTGGAGTAGGGTCAAATGGATTAGTGAGACCGGTTTATTTTGATAAGAATATGGGACAAATGCAAATTATCTTTCAAATGTCCGATTTAGATGGACTAATATCTTATCCTCTTTCTAGTATACAGGGACCATATCCAGACAAACTTAGTATATTTGCAGCGCCAGTTTTCTTGGTATTGGAAAACGAAATAAGAGCAGCTGGCGGAGGATTTATGCAATGGATCACATACTGTTTCAGTAACATTTTTTCAACGGATATTTCTGAGATACTATATAAGGCTTTTAAAAATCATTTAGGTTTGGGAGGAAAACCAGCTAAAAATTTATGGCTTGCTGGTATGGATGGGATATTAAAATCTATGGGCAGACAAACTATAGGAATAGATAATAGAGTATTAGATTCTATCAACCTGTCGTCTGTGGCTCCATATTTTAGAGAATTACATGCTGACTTAGAGAAAGTTCATGGTTTTTTTCAGGGTATTGCTAGCGAATATTATGGTAAAAAATATATGATACGAATGCCTGAATTAGCATGGTATCAAGATATTTCAGTAGCGACAGATAATAATAATAATGCTATTGTACTAGGTAATGATGAGAGTGGTAATCCGATTTATGCATTAGAAGGGACAAATACTGTTTTTACCAATTATTCTGTCTCATCGGATGGTGCTTGGGAAGAGCCCGGAAATATGATAGATGATACAATAGCAGTAGGAGGAATAAAAGCTTCATTTTTTACAGATGAAACCGGAAAAATTGGACCAATCGTCGGATATAATGCTTCTATGGAAAAAGATACTGGAAGACTATGGGCTAGACAACAATTTTTAAGTCAAGCTATAAGATATAGACCATATGCGGGTGCTCCATATACCGTGTTTGACTGGAGCCATGTAATGAAATTAAACTACGAAGACCCATTGCTTCAAGATAATACTCATTGGTATATCCCGCTTAGCTATCAGATAGAAGAATCTATGATTTTGCCATATAATCATCCAGAAGTTAATGTGCCCATGGCTCATAATATGGGTATGTATAGACAACCAGTGCCTTTTGATAAAAGATATAAAATGTATGCAAAAGGAACAACAGAGAGCGATCTTGTATTTCTAGCACCTAATTCTGCACAACCCAGAGCTATAGTTAGTGTCCCATCTCCGGTTTTGGTGGGAGTCGGCAGAAACGGGACAGATGATGAATTAAATGCGGTGATGGTACAAGATGCTCTGGCAAGATTAAGATTTGGAGCTAGTGTGCCACTAGTAGTGCAGGGACTACTTACGCTTGGATCAACTCTTGGTGGAACAGGATTTGCTGCGGGATCTACTACAATTTGGGGAGGATTGGGATTGAATCCTGCTTATGAAGATGCTGCTCAAAGAAGTATGATACTGGTTGTTGTTCCGGTTGGAGAAAATACCAGAGATCCACAAAAAGGATTCAGTCCAAAATACGGATATACAAGCTACTTTTTGGGAAAAGAGGCTGGAGTAGGAGGATTTGGGGGTGTATCTTTATTGGACTATATGATTCGAGATTTAGAATTTACTCATATGATGAGTTTTGGATACGAAAATGAAATTAAAAATTCTAATTATAGAGCACCTGTAAAATTTGACGCACAAAGAAATAGGATGGGTGTTTCAAGCGAAGATGCTTATGAGCCGAATACTATTTTACCAAGAGCAGCATTTCCATTATTCTGTGCAATTCCACTCGAAATGAATGATGCTGTTTATGGTCCATGGATTAATCATCCAGGATTAATTAAAGACAATATTTTTCCAGATAGCAATAATTCATTATTAGATGTAGAAAATCTTGTAGGAGGAGTAAAAGTAATCGTTGATCCATCCTTGACCCCATGGAATTATGGAGGAATGGGTCCGCTTGATGATGCTGTGATGAGTAAAATTGCAGACGATGTAAATTATCAACAGGTTCTAGAGAATGGTAGTGTACAAATACCTGGTTTTGCAAACTTTAATTTGGGTGATGCTATACAATTTTATGGTAGTCAATTTAATGGTCCGGTATTAACTAGTATTAATGTTCAGATAGGTGAGAATGGGGTATCTTCTACATATAATTTTAGAACATATATTCGTAAAATTGGATTTTTTAACAAAGAAAATGCCGATAGAGTTAAAGCACTCAATCAGGAATCGCTCAAGAGAAACAGAGAAATTAATAATAAATTATTAAAATTGGCATCTAGGATGGGGATCTCTCCCGGATCATTTAGGATTATATAAATATATATTAAGAAAGATGAATTATGGGAACTCAAAATCGTTATAATTTTTTACCAAATGTTTTAGTTGGAATGAATTTTCAAAATTTTAGGAATTATGGAACACAACTACAGAGCGTCTTAGATTTTTCTCCTGCGTGGTGCGAAAGACCATATTCTTTACAGCCTAATATTAAATATGATGTTTCAAATTATCCTAGAATGCAGTCATCTGTATTTTTAGAAACAAATAATATGCTAAAACGAGAGACTATGGATAGGTTTCAGCTGAAATCTATGATGAGTCTAGATGGATTATTCTCTCCGATATCTTTTTATCCAACTCCATACACAACAACATTTAGTATTACAAAGTATACAACAGAAAATTGTCCATTTTGTTATGGTACAAAAATATATAATTATGTTGTCTATCCAGATAATATTGTTACTAATCTCAGAACGACTAATGCTACGTCTCTATCGAATAGTAGACAAGAAAAAACTATACCGTGTCCATTCTGCGAAACACAGTCTGTAAAAAATGATAAAGTATATAAAAGTTCTTCACCAGCCGAAGTTACTCCACCTTATATTATTGCAAGTGGAGATGATCTAAAAATAATATCAAAATTACCAGCTACAGGACTAAGCGGTAATCCTGTCATAAATTATACCACTTTAAATCCTATAGTATTATCTATTGGTGAATTTAGTAATTTTCAAAATAAACAAATTAAAGATAGTACAGGACATTGTATCGATCTTGTTTCTAATGGAAGTGCTATTCCATACGGATTTGATGATCTAAGACCTGGTAACTCTATTAGTATTGGAAAATCTTATATTGATTATGATCTTAATTTAAAAGAGTATGCTGATGCTGCTCGCGCTGCCGGAGTTAATATTCCTCCAGTGCCAGATCAAATACAATCTAATACCAGATTTTTTGGATTAAGAGGACCAGTAATGCTTCATGCTTGGGGATATGATTTAGAAGGATATCCGGTACCAAATTCTTCTGGCGAACCACTAATACGCAATGGTGCTATTACTAGGGATGCTCAAAATAATATTATTGGCAAAAATCAAAAACAAAAATCTGATGGAACTTGGACAAAACCATATAAAGAAAATACATTTTACAATGGCTGGGCTCAACAACCAGGAACGTGGCCCGTTGGGCCGATAGATTTTAGATGGGATGAAGGTGCTGGATTATGGACTGTTGGATCCAACTATAAAGATTTACATATTGTTATTGAAGAAGATATGGTTGGCACAAATCCTGTTAGAGGTCAAATAATAGACAGTGCTTTTGATAATTCTCCACTACCAGATGATCTCAGAAGATTGGTTTTTGTAAAAGATAGTATAGGCATTTACTCTGCTCCAAGAGGTGCGGCTGTTTATTGTAAATATAATTCTAATAATGGTTTTTATGAACCAATAGGACACAGACCTTTCACAACATCTGGCACCATAACATCATCTAATACAGTAGACATATATAAGATATATACAAAACCAAATAATCCAAATATAAGACTTTCCGAAGATCCAAAACTAGAAGTATATAATACAACATTTAAAAATCCATTAAAATTTGATGTATCAATTAACGATGTAGCTTTATTCAATTTTATTGATGGTGCTTGGGTTGTGTACGCATATAATGCTGGAGCCTGCTAATGGGATGCTCATGTAGTATATATAAAAAATCTTTATTTTTAGATGCAAAAATAGAAACTTTTAATATAGAAACTTCGTGGCTAAAGAATCTTATCCCATCATTTGAGGCAAGAACCAGTGGATTATGGTTGCCTATAATTATTAAACCAAATAATTCTAATATAGAATATACAGATATTTTTACGCGAGCAGAATCTGAACAAGGATTATTTGATCCTTGTAATTGTAGCATATCTGAGAATACGGTAGACGATCCGGAAAATGACCAAACATATTGTTCATATTGTTCAACAGATATTAATAATTCTTATTCTATTGGTACATGGAAACTAACTGATAAACTGAGTGGGAAAAACGTTAGTGTTGGTGCGGCTACTTGCTGTGATGGAGCATGTGATGTTAGAATTTCTAAAGATGATTATCTAGCCAAGTTGCCATCCATGAATTCTAGTTATCTCAAACAACCATATGACCTTAAATACAAAAAACAATTTCCAGCATGTTCAAATCTGGGATTGGGTAAAGAAAAATTTGCCTATTCTACATCATACGATTCATTTAAAGCTGAGGGACCAGAAATTGTTATAGATTGGAAAATAAAAGAAAGATTGTCTGAAATACCACCAAATGATATAGACTCATATCACAAAGATATAGACACCCATGAAAAATCATATAAGAGATCGCTGATAACAAGTAAAACATGCGGTAATTTTATTTTGACAAAATTGAGTTCGGAGTCAGGAAACAATCCGTATTATCCATTATTTAGTGGTATTATTGGAGATATACAAACAACCGGCAATTACTCTAAACTCTTACCATCTGTTAAAAATTTTACAAAACCGTACGGGTTCAAAAACCAAGATCACTATAATATTTTTGTAAAAACAGAAAAAGTGGGTTCTCATTGGAAATGGAATTATAGCTCCGGTGTGTTATGCTGGTATAGATATTTTGATGTTGATGCGACTGTAGATGATAGGCTAATTAGAGGTGTTGACCTGTATATATCAGATGGCGATGTTTTTTATGCCACAAACGATGGACCAGAAAATAGCTCATCGTCGTATAATGAAAATAATCCATCAAATAATGAAATACATCAATGTCCGTCAGGATTAAAATTAGTTAAAAATTCTAGAGTAACAGGAATACTCCCTAATAATTCTGAATTCTTGTATATATCAGAAAATATTTATGGTAAATTTTATAGTATCCTTAATAAAATAGAAGATCTTGAGGTATCATTAGATATTGATAATTCAAGCAAATTAAAACCTCTGAAAAAATTGGAGCTAGCTGCACTATTGGCAACTGGACCAAATTATCACGAAGTAACCGTCGATCTGTTAAAAACTGTACAAGACATAGATGACGCCACTAAAGATTATGAAAGAGATCCATTCAAACAGATAATAAGCTTCAATAAGGCGATGTTGTCAAAACCACAGTATAAGTTAAATAAACTAAATATTGTAAAAACATCTGAAGATTTAGTAAATACTTTAGCTAATAAATACGGTGCTTATATATGGTTCCCGCCAAATACAGAAAAAAAGCTAGAATTATTGAAGTCATGTCAACCTCATGCCTATTTAGATCTGGATTTTGAACCAGTCGTTAAAGATAGTGATACTCGTTTTACAACAGAGTGCAAATCAAAACCACCAGAATGTGGAGAAACAGTTGTTTCGAAAACTTTCGCCTATAACCAAGAAATAAAAGTTGGTAATTTTGTTTTTAAAACAGATGTAGATAAGCGATACAAGAGCTATGCATGTACGAGTGGTAATTTTACTATAGATAAAACAGCAAATATTATTAGTGCTTATTTTAATAATAACTTAATTAAGGAAAGCTATTACGGTAGTGGATGTACTAGATTTTATCAAAAATATTTAAGAGTACCATCATATGACCTAGCCTATAAAAAACTAGGAGACTCATTGTGTGAGGATAACGAACTTTGTGATAGTAGACTATCAAAAATATACAATAAGCCATCAGGAGAATTCGAAGATAAGTCTGTAATTTTAGACAGAAGATATCCAGCAAATTATTGTAACTCAAATGTTGATAGAATTAGTTTCAATAAACAAGGTGGCTTATATTATGATAGTAATATTTTTGGATCAGATAATGTAGTCTTTGTTTCAACATATGGTTCTGAGAACGGTAATTACTCTGTGTCTTTTAAAACAAAAGACGTTGGTATTAAGTTATATAATTTAGAAATTTGTAAATTACGCGATGAAAAGAATGCTGGATGTAAAACATTTCCGCTCAACCAAGCCTGCAAATGTTTTCCACTAAGTTATGTTGACGGATATAGATATAATTGCAATGGTACGCTAACTTTCACCAATAGTTTTAACATACTCTATACTCCAAATTTATCAACACAAAGTAGTCCTGTTATTAAAAGCTATGGAGGATTTTCTATTCAAGAAGTAGATCAAATACTGGGCTTAGGAAATAGAATACAAAACCATCCTTCACCAAATACTGATCTATCAAAAGTAAATAGAATTATTGATCCATTGCATCCGTACGAATGTCAAGAAACTATCACAGTAAATTTTCCAAATTATATTTATACAAAATGGGGGATAACATTACCGACCCAATACAATACATCACACGCAGATATATGGATGAAAATCAATGAAACCGTTGATTTATTCAAGCCAATCAATACTTTTTTGGACGAAGAAGATGAGTTAGTTTCTGAGCCAAATAAAAATTATCGTAGATTTACTACTAAAGTAGATATCAATAAAAGTACAATATATGGCAGTCAACAAAATATCTTATTCTCAAAAGATACTACGCCAAGTTTTGTTAATATAGAATTTACAAATCCATTTTTATATTCATTATTGTCTCAAATATCAAGCGATATTAATAAAAACAAAATTCTATATACCCCATTGCCCTGCTCGTTGGATGTAAATAGGAATCAGACTCAGGATCCATTTGATTCATATTTAATAAAATCAATATCAATTATTTTTCAAAGATTACCTAGAAAGCAATTTTTAGCATATAAATTTAAACCATTAAATTCTATCGGAACATTAAACAAAACTTTCTTCCATCCAAACAGTGGATTAGTATCAGATTTTGCAGACAACAAGACTTCGCTACTATTTAATAGTGGCATATGTACTTTTGATTTCGATTATGAAAGACAACTATTTAACAATGGTTCTACCAGGTATTCAGACAGTGGCATAATATATAGTGGTGTCATAACTACACAAGTTAAAAGAATACTGAATTCAGTTGATAATTTATTAAATCATAAAAAATTACGTTTATATATAAAATATAATAATGTTTGGTACGAATACACAAATCCACATATTTTTGGATATTATAATCAAATAAACAACACAGTTTATCCATCCTATCCTATGTTTTTTGAGTACTCCAAAGAAGAGAAATATAAAACACAACTTAACATATCTGTACCAGTCAATAGCAGAGTATCAGATGTGACTACTCTGGTAACAACTGAACCATCAATTTTGATCCCGGCTTCGGCAAAAAAGAACATTGAATTCAAATATGTCTATAACGCATTTAACCATCAGCCAAAAATTGAATCAAGTAATAATCAAAATATACCACTATTAAATAGTATAATTTCTGTATTGCCCAATAATAATTATCCAGTATTTGATGAAACTTTTGCAATAGACAAGAACTCAAACAATAAAATTATTATACCTGGTACAAGAGCGTATTTTTTAATAGAGGAAGAAGACAAAGCAGAAAAAATATTGACTACTATTCAAAATATGTCAGAAACTGATCAAGAAAAAATCCATAAAAACACATTTGTCATAGATGTAAATAAAACTAGATTCAGATATAAAGGAGAAGACTCAAAAACTGACGAAAAATCTTATGAAAAAGTTCCCCCAAGAGACTACAGAGATAATAATTTTTCTGAAGAATACATCAAATATAGTAAAACAAATAAGGCCGGATATGTAGCTAATACTAATGTTCCTACAAAACTGACTGAAATTATCTTATTATCATTTAATAATCCATATCTATTATATAGATATAAAGTTAAAAGTAAAAAAATTATTGCTCCAAAAGGAGATAAATATGGTAATGATATCTCAATATTCGCAACATTAAAATCAAATGAATACTTAAAAACATTTACCGTTTTAGAATTGGATGGAGTCTGCGAGGAATGTGAAATACCTCTTAAGGAAGGATATGTAAAGCTTGTCGATCCCGATGGTTCAACTGCAACACCGGAATCAATTATACTATTCCAAGACTTAAAGAACTTGGTTAAGTCTGAAAATGATTCGTTTCTGAGTAATAGATTTATTCAAACCAAATGGGGAGATGTATTAAGATATGACGAAAATGTATTCCAGGATTTAAATAATTCATTAACGGTATCGAATACAATCAAGAATTTATATCCATCTTCTTTGTATGATAATATATTTCATAATATTTCTATTAATAATACTAACACTGGAAACTTTAACGCTTTTATAGTAAGTAGGGGGACAGGAGACGGTTCATCGGTGAGTGGAGCATTGAATCACTCTGGATTAGTATACTATAATATGCATCAAATATATAATATTGGATTAAATAAATATTTAGAAAATATTGTTAGTAATTATCAAAATTATCTTCCTTTTCTTGATATTAATTTTTTCAATTCTAATTATATTAGATCTCAGTCTTGGTTTAATAATATTACGAATAACTACGAAAATAATCTTGTGAGTGCTGGAGAAATATATATCAGTGGAATAAGAGAGTACGTGCAAACAAAAGAACTTAAAAATAATCCAGAATCAGGATCAACATTTTTCATATCTATAGATAAAAATCAATACCTACAGCCGGTATTATTCAATAATAATTTTTATTACGATAGTTTAAGAGTTGATGACGTATATTATCGTTTAGCGTCATTATCTAAAGAAGAGGCTTATAATAACAGTGGTTGTAGATCTATTTTTAAACCTAGTATCTCTTTTGGCGCAACCACATTTCCTCATTTTTTTAATACGTCGGCATTTTGTATTAGTCCAATCACTGGTCATTATTTTGAAAATATTCCAATTTATTGTGATATGGATAAAATTGGAAAATGTGCAAATGAACAGTGCGGATTAAAAACAGTGGGATGGACAAAGCTAAGAGCAGGATATAATCATTACGAGTATCCATTTATTACTGCCAAAGTTCTGGAATCTTCCAGTAATGTAGAGTATGCTCTATCAGTTGACGAAGGACTGTATAATGTAATCGGTAATGATAGTATGCCATATATACAGCGTTTTGAAATAGAACCAAAATCAAATCTGTTTCCGGATACAACTCTTGATAAAAACAATACATGTATAAAAGGAAATGATGCTCGTCCACCACGACCACAGAACTATATAGATCATGAATATCAAAATAAATTAAAAAACTATATTTTATCTGAAGATAATAAAGGAGATCTTGTAAAAAATACTGATATATTGGCTAACGAGATGCTATTTAGAACTATTTATGGAGCCAAACAGCAAATAGAATATGATACGATTAAGAAGAAAACAGTCAAAGAAGCTATACAATATAAAACTGAAAAATCTATATCTTATCTTTTACAGTATGCCGAACCAAAAACAACACCAGATCTGATTTATAAATTAATACCATATGATTATTCTACTCAAAGTGATACATCAAAAAGAAAAATACAAGGAACCATATCTATAGACGGAGTTTTAAAGATAGGTAAAAATGTATCAGTAAAAATTGGAAATGCTACGTTATCAGTATCTGTACAAAAAATAGAAGGTAAAATTTATGCGATAGGATCTTTGAATGGAATTACTGCTAGCGGAATGATCCATGATGAAGATAATATTCAGTACGGTTTAGTTCCTTGGTCTACTAGATCATCGCCCGGAAACACAGAGAACACAAGATATAGAAAACTACAAAGATGTGATATACCAGATACATATAGTTGGTCTAAAAGCAAACATTTTACAACAATGAAATATTCAGATGGAATTAAAACTGTAGATGTTGTTGCCGAGTATTTAAAATGCATGACTAAGCTGGTACAAGAAAAAACATGTGTAGATAGAATAGATTGGGGTGGAAATCCTCCAGATGGGTCTGTGCTATCTGGTGGAATTGTAGACTGCGTGGGTAGTCCACCATGTGTAGGATGTTACAGTAGAGGGTATGCTCCAGGACCTGGTCAATATGTGGTATTTGGACAAGTAGAAGCAGACCCTAGAACCTCTGTACTTTCCGGTGGTTCTACGACACCACCAGTGAGCACACAACCATCAAATTTAGGGGTTAATGGAGGAGCAGCCAGAGAAGGTAGTTTAGAAATTTTTAATTCTATGTCTCCTAACTGTACGGTTATAACGACCAGAAGTTCCAAAGTTTCAGTCGGCGGATTGGGTAGGGGTAGTTTTGGTAACGGATCTATTTTTGGAGACTGTCCCGTTAGACAAAATGCATCCATAAGCACAAGCCCATGTCAATTGGGTGGGGATTTTGATAGTGTGCTTGGTGGTTTGGCTGTTATGAATCTATTTGGTCACAGAAACTGCACTACTGCTCCCTCTCCATGCAAAGGGGCTTGCACTCCATTGGATTTTGAAGACAAATATGGAAAAGTTAATACTCCTGCAAGATATGCTACTGGTCCAGATGGTTCAAGGTATCCGATTTGTGAATGCGCTAACTATAATTATGGGTATTGTGGTATACCTGATACGACCTGTAGTTGTCCAGAATATTACCGTGGATTTCCAAAAATATTTGAATATGATTTTGAATATTGCAACTATAATTTCACTAAAATGAGAGGCAATATATGGAAACATGAGGACGGAGAACCTCCTGTATGGGGTGGTACACTTTTAGATATAGAATGCAAACAGGCAGACTTAGACTATGGTAACGCTACCGGAGAAGCCACGGAAGAATGCTATTGGGTAGAATGTTTATCTCCCTCAGAAAGCAAGGATATCTATGAAGCTATAACAACTAATCCAAATCCATATAAGCCATTATGTCCTACAAATTTATGTAGTATTAGTTATGATAATAATACTATTACATTAAGTTTACCAGGATCAACTACTTGTTTTAATAATAATATAAGAACAAAATGTCCTGAAATAACAATCACGCTACCTGATTCAACATTCACTTTTACGGACACTATTACTAGTGAATGTACTGAATGTAGCGTTGAAAAAAATGCAATTAAAACACCAACATCTCAAAATCCGAAATGGGATATTATTACAGAAACTAGAACAGCTATTTTAAATTGGACATTGCCTATAGAAGGAGATAAAAATATTGACGCTATGGGCGGAGGTGGAGCCGTTTATGTGGACAAAGACATATGTGGAGACACTGGGCCTTGTTGCTGTGATAATTGCTATAGGGGAACAGGAGGAATGATACAGTGTGGTCGATCCGCTCCGGATAGTTGGGTTTGGTGGCATGGTTTGGCATGTAATCTAAATGGTTCTCCAGACCCCCAGTTCGCCCCATGCAAAAAAAGAGAAGGACAGGTTGGTATGAAAAATTTACGATCAGGCATAGGCTTTTATACTGGATCAGATAATGGTAAAGTTAAAGCTAGAGTAATACAAGATTGGAAAAATCAAGTTGCTGCAATATATAAAACTTACGCGCCATGCTTTAATCATAAAGATGGCAGCATAAATGTGGAAGATTTAGTAGAGGGCGTGGTTCCTGGCTCTTGTTCTGATTTACAGTTTGCTGTAGCTAGTTATCCAATGGTGGCATGGAGAAAAACACTAGATGGAGGAGAACAATCTCAAGGAACTTATGGTGTTCATTATGCATACTTTACATATCAATACAGAAGACCGCGTACTATACAGGATGTATTATTAGGAGAAGAAATTAGTAATAAATGTAGTACAGCAATTCCGATACTACCTACAGATGGTTATAATATAACAGAAAAATATGAAATAAAAAATTGTGATACTATACCAAATTGTTATGATACTAAGCCGGATGTATGCGACAAGGAACATTATTGCTGTAGAACAGGGCAAAATAGAAGGGATATTTAATTATGAATAATAGTCCATATTGTGATCTAATAGATACAAATACTGTATTCAATAATAAAAAAGTTTATAGGTGCTCATATTGTGGAATTCAAATTGGATTAGATAATATTGATACAAAAATGATTTGTTTTAAAAAAATGCAAGATTATTCATTGTATGTCAGACAAATTGTTCGACCAAATCAAGATGCAACAGTATCAGAATTGAAGCCCGGAGAAATTGCACAGGATTTGGTACTTAACAATCTATTGGAAAAACAAACAATAGAACAAGAAAACCAAAATAATCCATCAAATTTATGCACAGATAATGAGATAGAGAGCAGATTATCTATTTGCAGAACATGTGAATTCTATCAAGATGATACATGTTCATTATGCGGATGTCATATAGTTAGAGAAGCAAATCATATGAACAAGTTGGCGCATAAAGATCAAGCGTGTCCAGCAGGAAAATGGGGTCCAATCTACTGATTTCTTTTATAATCAAACTGAAATACATTTACGATACCATTTTGTGGACTTATTTGTATTTGTTTGTCTGTAACTTTATCATCAACCCTTATTCTTATTCTTACTGTTGTGCTATTAATTTGACACCATTGTCTATAATGATGTACATAAACTATATAGTGTGCATCTGGTGCTCTTCCAGGTGGCCAGAAAATGTTTTCTACTGGCCTATGTGTAGTTGGCATAGCGTTCATATCTATGTCTAACATACCCATATTAGGTCCTGCTCTATTTTGAAAATTTATTGTGGCCAATGCCCCAAAATCTGTTGTCATACATACTCCAACATCTATATCATTTAAATCATCCCAAGCAATTGATATTTGTATATCTCCTGTTTTTGCACCAGCCATCGCCAATCTTTTTTCAAATTCATCACCACCTTTTCCTGCTCCACGCCCAATACCACTACTATTTCCGGTAAACTTACCTGTCTTCCCTCTCGATGGAGGAGGAGGGGCCGGTTCTCTATCTAGACCAAGTCCTTTGATCACATCGTTCAAATTATTGTCCTGATCCGATTCTGCAACACTATTTTTTGGTTGTGATGTTGTGGAATCTTCATTTTTGGATTCTTCATTTTCTTGTATAGACAAAGTTTCGTCAATCGAAGAAAGAGCATTTAAGTCTATTGGTTCCTCGGTCATTGGTTGAGCTATCGTATCGTCAACTAATTCGTTTATATCGGGTTCTAGAAGTTCTGGCTCATCAGATGCTACTTCTGTTTCTTCTGTTATTGGAGCATCGTCGATCATTTGTTCTGGAACAAGAGAAACTTCCTCTATATTTAGAGCAATTTCTTCTGTGGCCTCAAATGACATAGTGATAGATATTGGCTTAACAGGACTTTCTGTCTTGATAAAGAGAATAGCTAAAAATAACAAGAGTATTACATTGAAACAGAGGCTCTGTAATACGCCTGTTAGCCAAATATCTTCGCAGATTTTTATTTCTTCGTCAGTTAAGTATTTGCTGAATCCTGATTTTTTTGCCATTTGTGCCAACCATTATTAGGTAACCAATTATTGTTGTCATCTTTTCTTTTGGGGAAAAGAGTACCACCCTTCTTATGCTGTCCGAATGCTAAAATTGCTCCACAGTCATTGCAACGCAATTCATAATAGTCATTGCCGTCTACATTCCTGACGATATATCGAATATTATTTTTTCCACAAAGTCCGCATTTTTCTTCTCCAAAAATTTCTTGAATTAAAGCTAATTCTTTAAAAATTTCTTTTTGCCCGGATCCTTCTAATTCAAATTCTAGCTTACTATTTGGTTTGTATATTAGTTTCATATCATTCCTTTCTCTGCCAGTTTGGTTGGTAGGTTAAAATATCTGATGGTATACTAGTGATGTCTTGTTGATGTTTTGATAATTCTTTGATTATAAGTACGGCATTATCATGTGAAATTTTATCAACATTTGTTGCATCTATTCCTAGTTGAGACACAAGAGACAAAACATTAATATTTAATCTCTTTGCCATCACATCAATAAAATTGATCTGATTACTACTAATATTTTGTTCAGAATTATTATCTGGATGATCAGCAACCTCTTTTGATAATTCTTCCGCGGCCACAACTTTACGTAACTTAAGTGCTCGTCTTAATGCTCGTCCTTCTGCTCGTGTTTCTGCTACCGCTACTGGATGATTACGGTAAATCTTATCACAATTACCCCAATAAACGTCTGCGGCACCGCTCACCGTGCGGAATTTAGATCCATCATCAACACCACCATCATTTATAATATAGGTCAGAGAATGAACCACAGTGGCCCTACGCTCATTGTCTAGAGCCGGTGCTTGCTCCACAGAGGACTCTGCCCTGACCAGTGTGCAATTGAGGGCAACTTCAAAAATACGACGTAACCCATCAGTTGTTGGATTACCGGCTATTTTTTCATCATCGGACAGCAAACCCAAAACATAGTCAGTCCATTCTATATCATGGATGCACGGAATTTTTTTGGTCAAATCTTCTTCTTTGGACATTTTTTCTTTAGCCATAATTAATCCTCTATCTCTACTGTTTTTCCTTTGGTATTTTTTAGTTCCTCAATCGCACCCACAAGTTTGGAGTATACCATACCCGCGCGAGTTTTGGAATAGTCGTGTGTTTGTTTAATCCTAATTAACGAAAGTCCTTTACCAATAATCAGTCCTGTCTTCTTAGAATCATATTTCTTATTTCTGTTCAGAACATCCTCTCCCCAAACTGGAAGAAAATGAGATGGTCCATCAACTTCGATTGCTACACCAATAGTAGGAAGAAACAGGTCGATTTGCAACTTTGTATTTGATAATATCTGTTCTTTATGAAATTCTACTAAATAACCATTACTTAAGAGTTCATTAAGTAGATACTTTTCTAGTTTTGAACCTAATTTACTACTCTCTCTAACAGCTTTATTTGCAGACTGTATCATATTATCTTTGTGATCTTCATCTAATGACTGCCAAGCTAATTTACTTTTATTTTTTCTTTGCTTTAGTTCTTTATCACTCAAAGAGTCCCAAGAATTCATAACGGATAGTCCTATCTTGGATTTTGTCTCATCAGATCTTTTTTTACCCTTGGTAGGATGAGAGTGCCTACCATTCTTTAAGGCATTTGATTGCGCTTCGCTCTTATCTCTAATGGCTATTCCTAGTTTTTTTGCATCTCGCCTAACCTTATTTGGATACGTATTATATGCAATAGCTATGTCAGCAAAGCTTTTTTTATTATCGATATATTCTTTAGTAAGAATATCTAATTTTTGTCTATCATTTAAATTTTCATACTTTTGATATGATGTCATATAGTTCTCTACTATTTATGGTTTGCATTTTTGCAACAGGGGGCTTCCAACATATCTCCAATAAATCGCTGATTTTTTCGGTTTTTGCTATGCTATCTATATTTTCACTATCTAATATTGATTTCCAAAATAAAAATGGTGTTGGTTCAGTTGTATTCCAATATATTTCATCGACATAAAGAAATTGTTTTTTATTTGCTGGAAAATTTTTTGTTATCATAGCACTCTTGATGTCAAATACTATCAATATTCCTTTAAAATATTTAGCCTGATTAAGATGAATTATGGGAAATTTTTTATTTGTATCAACTCTATTGTATTGGTTATTAAATAGTATAATATTGTCGTACGGATGCTCACTAACCATATCATTAATAGTTTCAATGATTTTGGTAGTTTTGTCAGAATGATCTGCGTTAATAAGATAAAAACCTATATCCACAACTATGCTCCTATAAAAGATAATGCTTGAGTGTTGACAAAGTTTTTAACAGTATACTTGTCTATGTTTTGCAGAGGCGGCGTGTATTTGTGGTTTGTTATGTTTGCTAATAAATCGCCATCTAATGAGATATTATTTATACCACAAACAGATGATTCTATGTAAAAATTATTGTCTATATCAATAAATTCTGAAAATGTATTGAGAGCAGCACACAGATCATTAGTATTTGTAACGCCAATATTTTGTTCATGTTTAAATTGATGATTATTAATTAAACATATTTTGAATTTTGTATTAGGATAAAGAATATTGTCTAATAATTTATGATTTTTATCCAGATCATTTGATAGCATAACCAGAATTTTATCATTTCTTTGTTGTTTCAAATTACTGTATGTGTTTTCATCATAAAGGTATTCATACCTTAAAACATTATTTCCATCTAATGATTGAAGTCCTGAAATGACTTTGATACCATTTTTATTAAAATAATCAAATAATTGTGGGTGATCAATACTTCCAGCATATATTATTATATTTAATTTATCTTTGAATTGATCTATGAAATCATGAAATTCCTGTGAATATTCTTGCAAAGGCAAGATAAGAGTTTGCGGTTTTATTTTATGGTATACATCAAATATGCATTCGTGTAATACTGTTGCTATAACATTTGTCTTATCTCCAATATTTTGAAGTATTGGAAGATATAATTTTTCATTAAGCATGTGCGCTAATATTGTGCTCATATTTTTTCTTTTATTTTTTCTGAATCTTTACTATTAATGATTTTAACTACGTAATTTGATTTTAATCTTATGGGTTCGTACTTTACTCCCAGTTCGATTGTTTTGTTGATAAGTTCGAATAAGAACATGTTTCTCATTGTTTTATTGTATAGATTCTTATATATATCAACGGTTTTTGTGTCCAAGTATACGATTTCGTTCCAAACGTTATCTGTTAAATTAAAAAACATATGTTCTATATAAGAATCATTGACGCTACAGCCTATGTGAAAATTTGTTTTTTTATCTGTATTCTTCTTTTTGACATAAAAAATCTTTGATAAATTAATATTATCAACTATAATTTCTTTTACTATATTATTGAATAGTATTCCATTATTAATAATAATGCATCCATCATATTTTGAGCTATCATAATTAGACAATATAAGCTCCATAGCGTATCCTTGATTAGCTATATCGTACAGATCATTATTAATAACATTTATATTTTTGTAATCTATTTTTTTCCTTATTCTGTCATTCCCAAATCCAACAATGACAAAAATATCAATATTTTTATCTATTATATTTGCAATTTGACAATTAATCAATTCTTTCGATTTTTTAGACTTTAGCAGTCCTTTTGGTCCGAAAGATTTCATCCCTTTTGTTATCTCATAGCATAGTATAAAACAAGCTAATTTTTTCATATATTTTTTTGTAATACCATGACTATATATTGATTATCATTATATGATTTGTGAATAGATACATTATTAATTTGTGATAATATCTCTATCATGTCTGATTCAATAAATAGAGACTTATTTTCTAGTATAATCTTTGACATGAATTGACTATTAACATTTCCTTTAGCTACATCCTTACATAATTTAGTAGCATTTAAAAATTTCAAAGTTATGAATCCCAAATTAGCTATCTTTTTTGATATCAAATGAACGATTGCTATTCTATCGGAATATTCAAGTTTATCTAGAATTGTGCAAATAATCTCGTCGCATGTCCCATTCGTTATGCCTTTTAGTTCTTCTGTATTGAGATTCAAAAAACTATCAATTCTGTCTGTATCTGATTGTATTATATTAATTTTTTTCATAGTACAAATGCCTCATTATTAGCCGCGATGATTAATTTAGATATATTATCTTTAAAGGTGTCAAATGAATAATTTTCATGAATATATTCTGTAGAAATAGTGACTCTATGAGATAGGGCCTGTTTAGTACTAGAAATAAGATCCTGTACTGATCTAGCAGAGAATAGGTTGGGTGTATTGATGTAGTTATTTGATAGCATATCACCCATATAAGTTACAGCACTACAACCACAACTTATTGCACAAAGGATATTGATTATATTATGTTCATTAAAGTCGATTACGACTTTGTATCTATTTAACAGCTCTCTTATAGCATTGAGATCGCCGGTTAAGTCTTTTATAAGATTGATTTTTATTCCATTAGACTCTAAAACACCAGCTAAAGATTCGGCATTTTGTGAGTTTTCAAAATTTAAAATTAGCACATCCTCTGTTCTTTCTTCTGTTGGTCGTGATGAATATAGGATATCTGTTGGTATACCATATTTAATGATAACTTTGTTATTGAACATATTCCATGAATCACTTACGTCTTGTGAGAAAAATACCTTTTTTTCTCTTGATAGATTATTACTCATCAACAATAGGTCTTCTTTTTTAATTTTACCTGGTCTATAAGAATGAGTAAAAATAAGAGTATTGAGGTGCTGAGAAGAAAAGAATTTATTTGATGTGTATCCAATAATATTATTGGTGATCCCCACATTGTAGTTATTAAGTCCAATTGTCGAGTTGTCCAGTAAAACTATATTGTTTTTGACTGTCTCAAAGAAACCATATTGTTTGTCAAAAAATAGCGTGAATCCGCACTGGGCTAAGATAATATCAAAAAAATTTCTTTGAGGTTCATATAGAACGTTAATTTTTTGATTATTGAATTTGTTAATCACATTACCTGTGATAGTACTTAAATACATAAATTTGAACCTATTGAATCGTATGAAAAATTATTTAAACTACTAATACCAGCTTCTTTTTTCTTTAATAACTCTGTACTATTTTTAGTATGCATATCATATACTAATTTCATTTTTTCTACAAGATCATAAATATCTATCTTATACCAGTATTCATCTGCGTTGTATATGTCAAAATCTGTAGATAATGGCCTATTCTGCACTATAACAGGAGTCTTGTGACTCTTTACTAAAAACCCATTAGAGTCATTGATATAATCTTTCATTCCAGTGTTTTTATTTATGATTGGAGTTTTACCCAGAACTAAAGCCTCAGCTGCTGGTCTACAAAATGCTTCCCCATATGATGGAGCTATAAAACAATCACAATAATTATGTAGACCTATAATATCTTTATATGACATATAGTCAGAGATTATAATTTCTTTTTTGTATCTTTTTTTATTACCTAATCTCTTTTTTATTTCGCTAATCTCATGTTCTAGTTTTTGTTCATTATTTGTCTTAATAACTAGACACACAGGATCAGCGTAGTCAAAAGCTAAATTAAAAGCAACAATTAAATCGGTAATATTTTTTCTATCATTATTGTCACCAATAAAATAAAACTTAAACATATTATCAATTAATGGATTCAACTTTATCTTATAGTCTTTATTCTGCTGTATAAATTCAGTATCTAGGGGCTGAGACACAACTCTAATCGGCACTTTAACGCCAGACTTTATTAAGCATTGTTCTTCTGTAGATGACGGCACCCAAACTTCATCCATCCTATTTATATTTGCTATGCAGTCCGAGCTTGAAAGATTGTTTGTTTCTAGTTCAAAGAATCCTATGTTTTTTTTGTACGATCCATTATAAAATAAGCAATGAGGAAGAGTTTTTTGTATTACTACATCATAATTGTCATAGAGTGAATTTTCATAAGATATAATCTCTTCATCATCGAATTTTAAATCTGGAGTCGCTAAATAAACTGGTCGGGTTGTTATATTTTTATGTTTGGTTGCCAATGCTTTTATATAGCTCCTGGTAGCCATTCCCCAACCGTCTGGCTGTCTGTATGGTCCCACAAATAAAATATTCATTTGATACTGTCCTTTATCTGCGCATATTGGATAAAATCTTCATTATTTAATTTATCCGGCATATTTTTTGCTGTCATGGAGATGTTATGATTTTTAATAATGGTGTTTAGTGTGTCTATCACCTTTTGTCTTGGATATCCTTCTGTATTAAATCCATTTACTACGAAACCATACTCAAGATCTTTAATCATATTCAACATTATATTAGATGTACTGATCTGATGATTTGGCAAATGCTTAGAGACTAAGAATGTAACAAAGTCATATGCGTTGTTAATATTCTCAGGTATGTCTCTTATCTCTTCTATCATGGGTAGACTTTGAGACCATTTGCCCTGCAATCCTGTTAACTTTACATTGTCAAAATAATTTTCCCATTTTTTAGCTATATCATCCCAATTATAATGTTGCTCAGTCAACTTTCTAGTCTCAAATCTTTTTTGTTCTTTTAGGAAATCTGGAGTATTGTAATACTCCTCTAAGATTTGAATAAAATGTTTATTGTCTGGATATACTCTTATTGCTTTAGTTTCGAGTTCTTTAAAGTATTGACCTACTTTTACAGGAAATCCATTAACTTTATGAACTACGTCATTCATGGCGCTATAATCTACAGCTACTAATGGCACCCCACAAGCAGACGCTTCAACCTGTGGCATACCAAAACCTTCGCAAATAGCGTATTGAACATAAAGATCAAAGGCATTCATAATGATCGCTAGGTTTTCTGATGACACCCCATTACTGACACTAGGCATACTACATGCCTTTTGACCACACCTAGGACATGTGCATACTGGATGCTGAAACAACGATGGATAGAAATAATGACAATTTTGACAATGATACGTAAAGAGGACTCTGTTACCAATCTTGTATTCTTTCAAGAGTTGAGGTATGTCCCAACCAGCATCTGGATAACTAGTATGCAAATAAAGATATAGATTTTTACCTAATGCATGGTTATTCTCTTTTTCACATTTTTCTAGCAATTTTTTAATCGAATAAAATAGATCTGGTATTAATTTTCTCTTCTGATTTCTCATTACTGATCCAACAATAAACATATCACTATGTAATCCCATAGCTTTTCTTATATGTTGTCTGTCTTGAGCAGGAGAAAAGGTTTTAAGGTCTACTCCAGGCGATGTAGTGTCTATATAATTTACTTTATTATTGCTTTGTTTTTTAACCGCATCTCTGCCAAAATCAGAATAGGTAAAAATTGCATCGGTATGTAAAAAAGTATCTATCCAATCTTCTTGTTGTGGTTCGGAGTCAACTGTTGGCATTAGTACCCAGTGAAAAAATGGTCTTAGAGGGGACATTTGCTGGTATGCACTCATCCAGTAATCCCTAATATCAAAAACAATATCCGGTTGAAAATCTAATAGTACTCTTTCAAATCTCCATCTTCCGAACTGATTTTCTGGCGAAGAACTATATTCAGGAAATCGTGGATCTTTATCATCTACCGCATTAGCATAGTATTTCCATTTAATACCAGTATCTTTTGGGTCATTTGTTTTGCCATATGAAGCAAATTCTGCTATCTCATATTTACCGGTATCATATAGTCTTGAAAGGATTTCTTTTGCATATGTGCCAAAACCAGAATTTAAAAAACTAGCTTCGGATGCCATTAATATTTTGAGCTTTTTCATATATCCTTTATTGCTTTGTATAGAACAACAAAAGCATGGCTACGAAACCCTCGTAGCCATACTTTGTATTGTTAATGATCTATAATCAGAATGCCACAGTTTCTGCATTATCTGACTTATTTTTCTTTGAAGACAACTTTGTGATCTTCGAAAAATTATTTACTCTGACCTTTAGAGTATTATGCTTAACTCCATCTTTTTCCCAAGAATCATTTCTTAGTGATCCTTCCACTAGAACTAAATCACCCTTCTTAAATGAATCAGCAATGATTTCCGCTCCGCTGTCCCATGCTTCACAAGGAACAAATGTTGTTACCTTGTCCTTCTCTCCGTTTGCTTTGGTATATTCCCTAGAAACGGCAACAGTAAAATTAACCACTGTTGTTTGCTTACCGCTGCTGTTCACAACTCTAACTTCTGGATCACGAGCTAAATTACCTCTTAAGATATTAATATTCATTTATAACTCCTTAGAAAAGAACCAAATTACTGACATATTATAACATCCGACCGTCGGAATGTCAAGATTGTGCGATGTACGCTTTTTCTACAACTAGCGAGTCACCGGATTTCGATCTATTGCCTTTAACAATGATAACATTATTTTGAAATAGTATATTGCGATAGCTTCTATATTGTTCTGGAAAAAAAACTACAGAATCAAGAACGCCACTATTGTCTGTAAGAGTAACAAACGCCATCTCTAATCCTGGATTTTTTCCATTTTTAGTTTTTGTTACACTTATATTATCTACTTCGCCACATAAAATAATATTATCTCTAGTCATATTAGTTTTAAATTCTTTACATGTAGTATTTGTCATACTTATATCATACATATCAACTTTGGAACAAGTTATAGCACACCCCAATACCTCCTCTTCTGTATCAGAAATCCATTCTGGATTATCTTCTAGAGAATATGGAGGTTTTTTATATGCATTGATTAAATTTTGTATAATAGTTAATCTATTCTTGTTAAGTTTACCAACAGAAATTAAACCATTTATAGCTTGTAAAAAATTATCATAAAGATATATATTACATAATATAGTTCCAATTTCTTTCTTTGTTAACTCATTTATAAGATTGAGTTCAAATAGCATACTGTTTCTGCTCTTTTTTAGATAAGATATCGCCCCGCTTTGGATAAGGGCTTTAGCTCCAATAGAATTAATGTCTGTAAGAACTAAAAACGCAAATTGAATCCAGTTCAATTGATCTAATTTAAGATCTTTTGTTTTGACTACTGATAAGAGTTTTTTGTAAACCGATCCACCAAAACCTTTTATATCTGTTAGTCCAAAATAAATCTTATCATTTTTTAGTATAAAATATTCGTTCAAATTTTTAATGTCTGGTATTGTAACATCTATATCCATTTCGTTGGCATTTTGTATCAATTCTTTAATCTCGGCTTTTGGATCTATTTTATCTTTAGCGAACCTTAAGTATGAAGAAAAGAATATTTTTGGAAAGTGAGCTTTTGTGTAAGCAGATAGATATGCATTGATAGCATAACTTACAGCATGGGATTTATTAAAAGAATATCTTTGGCTTTTTTCAATCCATCCGAATATTTGTTCGGCAACATCTTCTGATACAATCTTAAGTTCTTTTGCTCCATCAATAAACTTTAATTTTACTTTTGCCATCTCTTCTGGCTTTTTCTTTCCGATAGCTTTTCTTAACATATCAGCTTCTTGCAGATTGAATCCTGCTATAGATTTTGCTATTTCCATAGCTTGTTCCTGATAAATCATTTCGCCGTAAGTTGATTTAAGGATCAGTTCTAATGAAGGATGAAAATAGTCTATAGATTCTAGTCCATTTTTTTTATCAATATAATGATTTGTCACACTTTTTCCGTCTCTAATAGCTTCTAAACATCCAGGTCTTAAAATACTAATAAGAGCAGATAATTCTTCTATATTTGATGGTTTTAATTTTTTGGCAATTGATCTGCCTAGGCGACTTTCAAGTTGAAAACAACCTTTTGTATTACCATCAGATATCAAATCCCATGTTCTTTCGCATTCCAAATTTAGTTTTTCTATTTTTGGATCAAATGCTAATCGCATACTGCTATCATCTGAGCCAGAATCCAATTTCTCAAAAGAGCATCCGCAAGAATATAAAAATTTTTGTGTCATTATTTATTCAGTACAAAAGAGTCCTTAAATTTGATTTTTTGGGATAAATTTCTGTGCAATTTTAAAAATCTAATAAGAATTTCTGCACAATCTTTTACATCTTTTAGGGCGTCGTGTGCTCCTTCTTTATTTATTCCAAAATAGTCTCGTAATGTATCCAAAGTATAATTTTTAAGATCATTATTGTGTTCGAACCATAAGAAAACCAAGTTCATTATATCAACAACATCTCTTGGGAAAAATACATCCGTAGTTCCCTCTTTATTTGTATTACCGTATTTTTTGCTTAATCTATCTATTATCTTTAGATCAAACCTATGTATATTATACCCAGCAGCAATCGGAGCACTAAATTGACTTTTTTTAGATGATCTAGCGTGATACATTTCAAGATAGTTTATGAATAACTTCCAAGATTGTTCTTGCTGAGGATATTCTTTCCATTGATTTAATATATCATCCTTGGAGGAGCCTCTGACTTTGGCATGAAAGTCCAAAATATCTGTAGTATATGTATAGTTAATGTTTTTTTCTAAAGTTTCTGGCTTAAAAAAGATATTAAATTCCGACTTTGGTACAACTTCCAATTTAATGGGATCAATAATCACTGCCGCAATTTGAACAGGACTACATTCTACTGGGTTTGATCCGTCTGTTTCAAAATCGAATACGCAAATCTTGTTATAGTTAATCATTAACTTCTACTTCCGTAATTGGTGTGATCTGTATTTTTGTGCTAGGGTCTGTTACTTGCTTTGCATTATTTACTCTACAGCAACTAATTCTTTCATCGGGAATTTTTTCATATTCAATTCCGCCAGTAGTAAATTTATCGCCCACAGCTAAATCCATAAACTTTTTAAGACTCATAGTTATTCTCCATTCTTCAGTATGTCTTTTATGGTCATAATCTTATCAAGCATTGCTACGCCAAGAATATCGAACTTAATAACTCCGATACTCTCCAGATCTTGCATTTCCATACCAGCAATCAATTGTTCATTTTTTGAGTCATAAACCATAGGACAAGTCTCCTTTAACGGCATTGAACTAATTGCTATACCGGCTGCGTGTTTTGACTGGTTAGACTTGGTGCCCTCTAATCTTATAGCCTGCTCAAATCTTTTGGCAAGCGGACCCTGTAATTCATTGTTTTCGTCTATAAAACACCATTCCTTAAGTTTGTCCGGATTATTCTCCAGAGCCCATCTGATTATAGATGCTTCGCCAGTTTCCTCTTTCATTTCTTGAAGTTCATCCGCTATCTTAGCTTCATCAGGTATGTTTTTTGTTATTTTATTCATTTCATCAAATGTAATATTTCCGTATACTCTTAATACATCTTTTAATGCACCTCTTCCTTTGATAGTATTAAAGGTTACCATTTGTGAAACTTTATCGTGTCCATATTTTTGTTTTATATATTCTATAATTAGTTCTCGCTTATTAATTGGAACGTCAACATCAATATCTGGCATAGATATATGATCTTTACTATTGCGTCCAGCATTATAAAATCTATCAAACATCAGATTGTATCTTAATGGATCAATACTTGTGATACCTATTAAATATGACACTAAACAACCAGCCGCACTACCTCTCCCCGGTCCAGGTAACCAATTATTGTGTCTGACATAGTTAACTATATCTTGAACAATTAAAAAGTAGCTAGATAATCCAGCCCCTTGCAAGACTTCTAGTTCGTACTTGATTCTATCGATGTACGACTGTTGATCATCTTTTGGTATTGCATTGGCTATTTTTTCTCTCCACCCATCTCTACATAGTTGTCTTAGATATTCATCAGGATTGTATGAATCTGGGCATTCAAACGGAGGAAGATTAGGATTGCTCAAAATATTATATTCTTCACACATATCAGCAACTAAATTTGTATTTTCTATTTCTTCTTCTGTATGAAGGCTATTTATTTCTTCCTGAGATAGTATATGAAAGTTATCAGAGGTGAAAAAACAAGATAAAGGAACATCTTCTCCATTAGATATTTTTCTACTGATTTCTGGAAAAGTAGTTTTGATGTTATTGCATAATAGTATTCTTTGGTCATTAGAATCTTCTTTGCGACAATAATGAGCATCTGGTGTGCATATTACTTTGGTATTTGTAATCTTGCCCAGTTGTCTAATAACATCAGTAAGATCAACTTGAATAGGAGTATTATCTTTGTCCATCAATTGACTTTCCAAAAAAAAGTTTTCTGGTCCAAATATGTCTTTCATTTGTTTAATTAAATTAACACCTATTTTTTCCCAATCTTTGACCAATCCATCATTTTTAATAATTTTATCGGCTAAAACCGATCCTAGATGGCCACAAATCCCTATGAGATCACCGCCAGCAAATGCTGACAGAGCCTCAAAATTGAGCCTGGGCTTGTGATAATAAAAGTCTGGTCTGTTGGACTCGGAGATCAGACGTATTAAATTTTTCCAGCCTTTGAGATTTTTGGCCAATACTATAAAATGACTTAGTTCTTTATTTTCTTTGCTTTGTATTGTTGGATCATTATTACATATATATAGCTCACAACCTAAAATCGGTTTGATGCCTTTTGTTTTCATTTCTTTGTGAAATTTGATAGAGCCAGCAATATTTCCATGGTCGGTCAAGGCACAAGCCCTTGCATTAATTTCAACACACCTATCTGCGATTTGTGAAGGTTTAGATAGACCATCCAACAGACTAAACATCGAATGACAATGAAGAGGAACGTAATTTTTCATTCTGTGCTTCCTGGCGCCTTGTATTTTCCTATAGCATACCCCGGTATGGTATACTCGTCAACCACCGTGTCTATACCTTTTATTTCTATATCGTGCTTAATTTGTTCACATTTCGTCATTAGTCTGTCAACTGGTGTTAGTTGATTATCTCTATATTCGCTTATAGGATGTATATGAGTGCTATCAAAAGTTGTTTTTCCAAAATGACATAATTTTGTACATTTCCAACTTTTATTTAGTTGTGGAATTTGTGTCTGTTTTATTATTTCAAATTTTTCTTTCAACATATTTTCTGTAGATATAAGATCGCTATCGTCATAGCATATTGTAAATGGGCCACCATCATTAATAAAATTTATAGTAATCATTACGTGCTTGATATCAGGATACAGTTGACTTACGGCATAATGGTAAATTTTCAGCTGTGGATCTTTTTGTAATTTTTCTGGAGTTTTTTCTTCTCCAGTTGCCCAATCCAATCTTCTACCAGTTTTCCAGTCTATTATCTCGATAGTGTTATCGTCTACTTTTGTAATTAAGTCTATGGTGCCTTTTATAGCTAAATTTCCTTCTAAAGTTTGTCCTTGATAATCGTATTTAAATTTTGCCCATTTTCTTTTTATCTCAATATCAAAGTGTTGTTCTGGTTGAAGTATATTTCTGTTTCTAGGATCAAACATACCTCCGTTGTAGTCCAGTGCTTTATGAACCCAGGAATGACAATCTTTGTAATCTTTTAGTTCCCATTCATGGTGAGTAAATTGACTAGTATAATAATTATATACTTTTTCAATAAGCGTATTAAGATTATATTTTTTAATGTTGATCGACCCAACAACATCGTCTACTATTTTAGTTTCGGAATTTTGTTCGGCTAACTTGATGCACGCTAGGATCTCTAATACTTTGTGTACTATTGTTCCTTTATCAGCTTTTTTATTAGATGGCGATCTTATACCCAATACATATTCTATAAAGTATTGTTGTGGACACATGCAATGCGTCCCATAAGAACTGCTTCTTAAGTATGTTATTATGATAGTATCATTCCTTTATTTTTAAGAAATTGAACAATAGCATTGTTTCGCTCATCGATTCCTAGGCTCTCATTATCTATGACTAAATCAAAATTATTGGGATCATATCTTTCTGGATCCAATGCAATTTCGCTTAAATGGGTAGAATTAAACGGATTACGAGTTAGTCTAATTATAAAACCACCAGCATTGCGTATGGCCTCTAATTCATTTGGGAACCGACAATCAGCTATAATAGCAAAATCTAGATTTTCATTCTTTATTTTTTTGATCGTGGCATTAGTCCATACTTGATTTAGCATTTTGCGAAAAATATCGGTACCAACAACTTGCATGACTTGTCTCGCTGTCATAAAACCGCTTGGATCATAATCTGGTTGTTCAGTATAGTTATTTTCGTATCCTACCACATTTTCCCATCTGATATTAGTCAATGAATTTTTTTGATCATCGTCGCCATAACATTGTTCTTCTGTTAATCCCAATATATTCATGCATATGTCTTGTTTTAACGGGTCTGCAAAATTATAGATTTTGGATGTGCCGGTTGTATACTGGGAAAATAAAGACTGCATGAATTGAGAACTAGTAGTTTTACCAGATTGTTTTCTTCCAGAAAATGCTATAATTAGTGTCATATTATTTTTCCTAAGTACTCTTTGATTTCTTTATTTATTTCTTCTGTTGTCATATCAGCAATATCTGGTTTGGATATTTCTGGTATAAAAATTCTATATGTATTTTGGCATTTATTTTTTATCTGTTGTGCGGCTTTTTTGCCTGCCTCATCATTATCTGTTAATATAACTATATTCATCGCTCCGCTAGAATCAAGTATGATTTTTTGTCTATCGCTAAGTGAGGATCCAAAGATTGCTACGCTATTATGAATATTATTTTCTTCTAATTTCCACACGTTGCCGGGACTTTCAACAACAATAACAGTATGATTTTTTAGTATATGTTCTTTTGCAAGCCAAAAATTATACAAATGATTTTGGCTTTTAAATTCGTGATTATGCTTCCACTTGGGGAACTTCCATCTATCTGACTCATTGGGGCATTTGGTTGTAGGGTTGTGAAAACATCCACATTGTGTACATTTTTCAAAAATGGATCTGCCAGTGCATCCGACAAGATAATGATAATTGTTGTCGTATATTGGTGCAACTGCCCTGTTGTACATCTCCTTATCTACTCTATCACAAACTCCGACATCATATTTATCTAATATCTCTTTAGAAAAGCCTCTATTCATAAAGTAATCTGCTGGAATATTTAAAGATTTTCTAACCATCTCTCTTGTGATTAGAGATTTATTTTCTATTGGAATAGTTTTTTTTACATGATTAACTACATTTGCAAATAGAGCTTTATTTTTATCGGATTTAGATATTTTGATACTCTTTAAGTCTTTGTTTAAAAAAGATAAACAGTACTTTAGGGCTTCATCAAATGAGCAATTTTCATCACCAGCTTTTGACCAACCATATTTTTTACTAGATAAAACTCCTCTAACAAACCCTATTATTGATCCTTTAAAAAATTGTTCACAATTATGGGTTCTACATTTCCAGTTGCCTCTATATGTTTCACCTTGATGATATATATTTACTGCCGATTGGTTGTCTCCATTATGGATTGGACAACACATTGATACCATCTTTGAAGACATAGAATATTCAATGTCCAAAGACTGCAATAATGATTCTATATTATCGCATAAATCATCACAAACTACTTTTAGTTTGGATTGATCAAGCGAAGGGGATTTCTTGTTCATTGTCCTTGTCATCTACTATTTTAAATCCTTTATCAGATCCTGTTTTGTTATTTACTACATCTAGACGCGTTCTTCCTTCTGTTATTTTTGCACACCAACCTTTCATGTAGCAATTAATATAATCATTATCGTCTAATCCTCCACCGTGGCGACTAATGAGTGGGACCAATTTTCTGTTACCGTTATTTGGTCCATCTTCTGCAATTTCTTCGTCACTCTTTCTTTTGAATATGGTAAAGTTGCTACACAGCCAAATGATTCTATCTGAGCCAGAAGCGGTGTCTGTACTTTCTTTTGTAATCCCGTCTCTATTTAATTGTACGAAAGCTACAATAGGTACTTTATATCTTATTGCAAAATTATGCAGACTTGTCATCATGAATCCAAGAACCTGGTATTCTTTCATATCTTGTGATATCCCAACACTATCCATAAGTTTTAAATAATCATAAAAAATTACGCAGTCTTTTGCTGTGCCGTCATCATTTAATCCAACTTCTTTAACTAGCCATCTTCTCATTATTGCCAATTGATCTTCGAAAGGTTTCCCCGCAATGCTTTTGTGATAAATCTGCATTGTTTTAACTGATGATACTGCTTCTGTTATTTTTGTTTTTTTGTCTATTGATTCAGAGAATCTGCCTGTCTCTATATCATTGATCTCTATCTCTGTCATCATTGCCAATATTCTATTAATATGATCCTCTTTAGTCATCTCGGTATCCATATTTAGTATTGGTATACCAAGTTTAGCTATATTTGTGCTCATATTATCTGATAATAATGTTTTGCCTGTTTTTGGTCGTGCGGCAATAACATTAACAGTTCCTTTTCTTAATCCTCCACCGATAGATTGATCATATATCGGAAAACCAGTCGGTATACCAATTTGATCAACCTTGTTAGTTTCTAGATTTTTTATGTAATCATCTAGTGATTTGCCTATTTTTTCTGGAGAGTTATCGGTATCATTCAGTAACGAAGTGAAATTAAAAATACTATCTTCAGCTAATCCTATGATCGATGATATAGGCTCACTACCTGTTACATCCAGAATTTTATCTTGAGCTAATTCTAGTTGTTGTCTAAGTAATCTTGCTATTTCTAGTTTTCTTATCTTGGCAGCAAATTTTCTAACATTTTCTTGGCTAACAGGAAAATCCATGATAGCTTTTAGGTGTTGTGCTTCTTCTTTCTTTAGCAGAACATGGTCCAGACTTAATTCTTTTGCAGCAGAATAGATCGAGGCTATGTCTATTGCATTATTTGTTCCAGATTCGCATATTCTTTTCAAGCACTTGAAAATAATAGAATTACTGTCGATTGTAAACGATGTCTCTTGAATAATATCTGCGACATCATAATATGCCTCATCATTATAAGAGCATATACCAGCCAAAACTGCTCTTTCGGCAGCGGGATCACTTAGAATCATTTTTCATCCAGCGGAGGTAGAACACTTGTTACATTTATATCTATCGACAGAATCCTGAATAAGTCCAGGACTCACTTCTTCACGCCTTCCACAAACCCTGCACACAACTTTGATCATGCTGAACTTTCTTGCTCTAGGCACAGAAGGTTGAGTTCTAAGTTTTTTATCAATAATTGTATCCTCTTTATGAAGATTTTTTTCTGGCATTGAATTAAACTTGTTTGTATGTTTTTCTTTTTTGTGTCGTCTTTTTGTTTTAATAGATTTGACGACAAAGTCTTCATCATCAGTTTCTTGATGGTTATTCGTATCCGTATTCTCGATTTGAGTTTTTTGTACAGAGGGAAGCATCCCTTGGAGCATCTGTATCATAGCCTGTATTTGTTCTGGTGTCAGATTATCCATTTTTGATTACCTTTATTTTCTGTATAGACAATAAAATGTCTGATAAATTTTTGATACCATTAGCTAAATATGATAGTCTATCACTTCTTTGCTTAGCATACTTCTTGATTTTGTTTAAAGATATAGCTCTATCATTATGTTTTATCGCTTGATAAGATTTTTCAATATAGCCATACCCTTTATAATTATTTACTTCATCCGATATAACTTCTTTGATGGTCTCTTCGACCCAATTGTATCTTGCTATTTCTCTATTTATCGTTCGTTGAATATGAAAAGAAAATTGACCTAATCTATAAGATATTTGGGCACAATCTTCTGGAGTTAATTTTTCTAATTGATCTCTGCTCATGTGCAGATATTCATTTAATTCATTTTCTGGTAAACAATTGTTACTATACTTCGGTAGACCAAGTCCATTCTCATATTCATCTAGAAGATTATCCCACTCATTAAGTTCTTCTTTAGACGTTTTGGTTGTCATGTTCTATTCTTTCTTTCCATTGATCTGTGTTTTCATTGTATGGTAATTCAACATATTTAATATTGTTTATTTCGCACCATTCTTGCTTTTCTCTGTCTCTTTTTTGAGACTTTAAGAAGTTCAATATCGTGCTATGATAAAATGGAATAAATTTATAGTGCTGTTCTCCATGTACCTCTATACATACTTTTTTTAATGGTATGTAGAAATCTAAATATAGTGTTTCTCCTTTTCTCAATTGAATAGGAACTTCTTCCAAAATTTGCATTGTAGGATACAATTTATTAATCATGGATCTTGCTTGAAGATGAAAACTAGATTTATTTATTATTTTTCCTTTTGCAATGTGTCCTGTTAGTGTCCAGTTAACATTGTTCCCATCCAAGTCCTTGATTAGCATTTTAGGCCCATTGTATCTTTTATGTTCTTTACCAAAGAGGTGTATGCCTTTTGGTTTTCCAATAAGTAGTTTCTAACTTTTTCAGTACCTTGAAACTTGGGTTTATCTTCGAGAGAGGTAAGGGTATACCAAGCGCCTCCTTTATGAATCAAACCCATATCAGAAGCTAAAACTATTGCCTCGGTATATTTATCTATACCTTCTCCATATCTCAGATAGCTAGTAATATTTCCTCCCGGTGGACCGAGAGCGGAGCATATCACTTGCCATTCAATTTCTTGGCCTATTTGTGTACTATCAGCACTCAATGTCCAAGGCTTAAAGGTTTTGGCTCTTAACTTTATATCTGTTTGATACGCTATCGCCTGTCCGCTTTTCTCTTTAAATTCTGCACCATATCCGGTTGGATTACCCATCAAGTGTGTGATTCCTATTACTATATTTTTATTAACAGGAATTACATTTGCTACCTTACGACAAAATTTTGCTAACAGTTTGGCACCATCTGCACGTTGCATCTTATCCATTTCGCTAGTAATTTCTGCTTCTGTGCATAATGCAGAATAAGAATCTATAATCAGAACAGACCCTGGAACCTCATTGATGATTTTTTCAGCAATTTGTAGATACTCTTCTGCGTGTAAAATTTTACCCTGTTGACTTCCTATTACATGAAATTTATCTAAATTAATTCCTGGTATTCCTTCTAAATCACGTTTTTTCAATCTACCCTCGATGTTCAGGTAGTACACTTCTCTTGTCTCTTTCAGATCTCCTTTGTATTCTGCTCTTTGTGCTGTAGCCGCAAAATCTAGTGAAGTTGTTGTTTTTCCGCACTTTGGTTGGCCCGTTAACACTACGAAACTACCTTCTGGTATTCCTCCATTAAGTATAATATCTAATGATGGACTTACCGGTATCACTGTATTTTTTCTATCAACTATGGCATTACCACTAAGAATGATATCGTCACCAAAATTTTTCACTACATCTTCTTTAAGACTCATTATCTAATTCCTTGAGTTTTGATAAAATATTTTTCTTTCCGATATTGTTTTGAAAAACAACATCTTTTGATTCCTTAATATCCATCTTTTTTGATATGGATGCATTCTTACTTTGATTTGCAGCAATGATTTTGACTTGCTGCTCTATCATACCGACAAGGTGTGGTGCTCGCAAAGAATAGATTTTTCTTCCTACGTCGCTATTTAAAGCTTTTATAATGGCTTGAGGAGGATATTGTTTTACTAATTTATTGGCTGATGCAATTTGATTTCTATAAAACATCGCCCAACTTTTTTGTAACCAAAATCTATAATGCAAATCTAATTTGTCTTTGGTTGCTTTTCTTTCACATATAATTTCTGTAATATATTGTGCTGCTGATACAGTTTTTCCATTTGAGTACTTGGAGTAATATTTTTCATCCATCATATTCTTGTTTAGTAAATGTTTCTTGACATGTCTCTGTCAATTTTTGTTGAAAACGACTAGTAAACTTTTGTACATATGTGTTATAGTCTTTTTGAGCTGGTACTGGGATATGATAATTTTTCTTTATCATTTCTTTTGTTTCTTTGAGATATCCTTTTTCATCTACTTCACTGATCTCTATGGTCATTGAAACTCTTATTTCGTGAGGATTTTTGCCTATATGTACTGGTTCGATAACTTCTGGATGTTTTTGGGAAAAATCTAATGGCTGATCCTGATTTAATTCATCGAACTTAGCCTCTCGTGCAGCATCAAATTTTTCTTTTATCCTATTTTCTATTTTAGAAAGAAGTTTTTTTTCTTCTTCAGATAATGTTTCTAGTATGTCATTAGTTTCCATTTGGTCTATATATTCCTGGGGTGTCTTGTTTTACGGTACTGGTTCTTTTTTTCTTTGCTTCATCATTGATCATAGATGATTCTTTGGTCATTATAGCAACATGAGATTTTTTGTTTGCTGTTTCTCTTATCATCATGTTTTTAGACTGAGAATTGCCTACTGGTTCTGATTTAGTTTTTACCTTGTTTGTATTGTCTACAGACGATATTGCAGTTTGTACCTGTTTTTCTGGTATGTCTAGTTCTTCGGCAATTTTTTCTGTTGACCAACTACTATGGTTTAGCCATAGAATAGCGTACTTTTGTATTTTATTTAATTTAGCCATGATCTATTCAGTCTCCCTTTCTGCATTAAAAAGCCATGAAGTATTTTTTGTATTCAAAAATTTTATATACCAAGCAAATGTTTTTTCATTAACTTCTTTAAATTTTTTATTCCCTCTACAGATTCTATTTAAAAATGTTATTTCGTTTTCTGATCCATATATAGAAATTGGATTATAAAATTTACCACTATTTGATAGTCTTATAGTATATTTGACTGATCCGTCTTTTCTAAGACTTTTTTTAGCAAAAACTTTATCTCCGTCTTTATTTTTTTTTGCAGAACCTTCGTCATCGATGAAATCTTCTTGACCTACCAAAGTATAGTAGTCATTAGTTTCGGTTTCTTTTTCTGTCTTACCAGAAAAAACACTTCTTGGGTTAAAAATAAAATTGCTCATATTATGTCCATTTTGGTTTTTGTTTAGGTTTCTTAATTCTTGACATGCCTTTAGGTAATTCTTTTTCAGATGCTGTTTCTTTATATGAATTATGTTTGATATGTAATGCTTCTGCTTGATCTTCTGACATACGATCTCTATTTCTGTTTGCAAGATCTCCTATTGTTTTAAGCTCACTGTCAGACTTTTTAACAGATCCCATTATCGATGAGACATCCTGAATATAATCTCTTTCAGTGTTTTTGCTGCCGCATTCGCATATGGGATTAGAAATATAGTCTTTAATATAAAAAAATAATTCAAAATATGAATTACACTTATTGCAATAATATGAATATGTTGGCATTATGAAAAATAAGATTTTGGTAAATAAATCGCCCACTCATCGGGTATATCCTGTATTATTCTAGAGATGAACATGGTCACTGGCAAGTACTTGATATTTTTCATGGGCTCTTGCGGTAATTTAATAAGAGGCATTTTAGCTTGTTTTGGAGTTTTGTTACTTTTTTTTCTATTACATCTGACGCAAGCGGTTACGATATTTGTCCAGTTTGTTGGAGATCCATTCTCATATGACCATATTGATTTTGGAATTACATGATCATAGGTTAATTCATCTATATTTTTTACAATTCCACAGTATTGACATGTATAATTATCTCTAATAAATAGATTTTGTCTACAAAAATTAACCCGTTTGTTGCTCAACTTCAAATATTTGATAATCTTTGCAACAGCAGGAACAGGAAATTTTTTACCATTCGGTCCTAATATATGATCATTTTTATAGAAATCTATAATTTCGATTCCCATATTTGGATTATCTTGATATCTAATAGACCATACAAGTGCCCTCTTCCAATTTATTACTGTTAAAGGCGTATAGTCAGAATTTAATACTAAACATCTACTATTTTTCTGATCCATTTTGACGTTCCAGATACTCTAATCTAGATAATATTTTAGCTATAATAGGATTACGTACAATATCTGAAAAGTCAAGTTTAGAAATGCCTATTCCTGGCACATTATCAAGAGCATTGCTCATGTCGTAAAACCCGCCCTGAGCATGTCTGTGAAGATCAGACTGTGTAGTATCACCCGTAAGGACCATTTTACTATCTGTACCTAACCTAGTCAATAACATCTTTATTTGCTCATAGGAGGCGTTTTGGCATTCGTCTGCTACTATAAATGAATGATGAAAATTTCTGCCTCTCATCAGTCCTAATGGTACGATTTCAATCTTGTTATTAAGTTTTAATGAAACAAATTGTGCTGTACTTATAAAATAATTTACCTCATCTAATAAGGGTAATAAATATGGATGCAATTTCTCTTCTGCTGTACCAGGAAGATATCCAATCTTTTCTCCGCTTTCTACTACTGGTCTGGTAATAACAATTTTTTTGACTTTATTATCTAATAGATATTCCAAAGCCATACCAATAGCAATATGTGTTTTACCGCTTCCAGCAACACCATGACAGAATGTAATGTCATTTTCTGCCACAGTTCTGATGTAGTTTTTTTGGTTTTCTGTTCTTGGCCTTAATCTATTTTTATAGCCGGGCTCTAAAACTTCATCGCCAAGTGGATTTGTAGCATCAATAATTCTTTTCTTTTTGTTATTTTTAGAATTTTTTCTCAATGTTTACCCTTTGCTTAATAGAGTTAAATTAGACACGCGCCACCAGCACAACTAATTTCCTCTATACCAGCAGTATTATCCTCTGTCTCAGATAGTTGTGTATAATCGACTTTCTTAAAACTATTGAACAGATCACAGTAGATCTTCCAATTGTATACGTCTTTCATACAATAGGTTAATCTCTTAACATCACCATCAAAATATTTTCCTGAAAAGTTTTTCATCTTTGTTACAAAGACGAGCTTATTCTCATTATGATCTTTATTTGCTTGGTTTAATGTCACATAATCGCAGGCCGCCCACAAATTATTATCGAATGCATTGAGGGCTAATTCGATTAATCCAGAGCACCATAGTGCAGCATCTCCGTATTCTTTAACGATTTCACGACTAGTGTAAACAGTAGTAAAAGGAGCCTGTGGATAATCCTTATCTCCGCTTTGGGGGATAAGGCTTATACCAGCAAAATATTTACGATTATTATAGATATATTTTGTAACATCATCCCATTCGTCTGGTTTTACGGTAACTGTATTGCTAACATTATGACTAAGATAATCTTGTGTGCATAATGCTCTATTTTTACCAGAATTAACCCAATTTTTTTGTGTATCTTTTACTATTGATAACATTTCTACTGCTGGTAATTGATTTTTAGTTTTTGCTCCATCGGGAACTTCAACTGGAAATTTTATTATTTCATCGGTATTATTCGCTGACCATGCTGATTTGTCGCAAGCCTGCGGGTTATATTTCTTAAAGTGTTGGTATGGTGCCTCTAAAACATTGGCCTGTACGTGGCGTATGTAGCGTTTGGCGTGATGAGGATGAATACCGGAGCTAGTTCCCAACATACTGCTACTGGTGCCTTCTGGTTTTAAACAGGTTACTCTTGCAGCCTGATTAATTTTTATTTTTTTGGCTATTTCTTTGTTAGTTTCAACTGCTATTTTGGCACCTTTTGTTAATACTTTTTCGGTCAATACTAGATCATGCTTTTCCATGATGCCAGTTAATGAAACTCCTAATAAAGCTTCTCTTTCGAATATTTTTTGACTTATTTCTCCAAGGTATTCTAATGTTGTAAATCCAGCCTGTAGAGTACCTATAATAGCAGCAGCACGGCATCTTTCAAAGAAATCATCTTCGTCTTCGACACTGGAACAATTGATGGTGGATAAATTACATCCTTGCCATCCGCTTTTGCCGCTTTCTTCGTCAACAGGCCACATTCCAATTTCAACGCATGGATTGAAAATCATTTCTGTTGATTCACTCCAAATGAATCCAGGTTCTCCAAACTCTTTCACACTTTCCATCAATGTTTGAAATTCTTCAAATGTTGTTTCGTCTTTGAGTAATAGGGCGGAGTTATTACTACGTGCTCTTTGTGGATTTTCAATATACCAATTTCCTGTTTTAGCTTTTGCCATTTCTTCATCATCCGGACTGAATAACGCAAGGCTAGCAGAGCGACGTACTCCGCCACTAAGTACAGCATCACTACTATGCATGACTATATCATAGGCATCTATTGGTCTTAGTTTTTTTTGTCCACTAGAAATATAACGATCTAGTAAACCACGAATTTTTTCTAGACCATTTTGTAATGGTTCAAATCCTGGTGCTTTTCCTACTCCAGAACTTAGTGCTGTGCCTTTTTGTCTTATTTGAGAGTAATCAAATACAACATAGCTATTTTTGTACATTTTGAATTCTTCGATTGGTTTACTGAAATAGCTACTCAATAGTACTCCGAGAGCATCGGCCCATCCTTCTATGCTATCTTCTATTGTGTATTTGATACCTATTGCATTTTCATCGATTTCGTGTTCTAGTGTTGGTAATTTACTTACGTGGTGTTTTTGCACACTAAAACCGGTACCACTACCGCAAAGAAGCAACCAAAAGCATTCTTGGAAAAAGCGTAATCTATCACAGTAAGAACTTGTGCAATTATAGATTTTTGCGTGTCTTTTTAAAATTGGGTCACCACCAAACTGCAATGCTCTTTGACTACCTAGAACCTTTTTCTTATACATCACATCGTATGCCCAATCTATCTCTTCAGAAATTCCAAAATCAGCATACTTGGTATGCATCATATTGCGAACTCTGTCCACCGCTTCTTTCCAAGTTTCTCTTCTATTTTTATTTTCTAACCAACGAGCATATTTGCTTACGAATGTATAATTTTGAAGTTCTTGAAGAGCGGACATACTATCTCCTGTTATGGTATAAATTATCTATAAGACTAAAAGTAGTTAAGAATCCGAGTATTACTATTCCTTTAAAAGACTTTTCTATCATCGGTAAATTACCAGTAATACTATAAAAAATAAAAACGCACAATACGATAAAGAATATTATTCTGTATGTCAATATACACCATTTATCACTGTTGTGATTTGTATTTGTTTGAGATGTATATTGTTATATTGATCAAAAAAGTGTTGTCAATCAATGGAAATTTAGATCAAATATATTTTTGGTTATTGATCGGATTATGTTTTATGTACGATCCCCATTTGTATCTGCCGTACTCATGACAAAGACGTTCGTATTGCTGGGCTTTTGATTCCTGTTCCTTCGATTTGGCTGAAAGTGAAACGAAGTGATAGAAATGACATTTATAACTTCTTATCATTTTCATATTGTTTAATAAGCATTTTAGGAAAAAATCCCAATCAGAAACAAATCCAGATGGCGAAGGATAGTTTTCATCAAATCCTCCTATTTTAAGATAGTTAATTTTTGAAATCAAGAATGGAAAAGCACAACCATTGTTATCTATTAAATTTTTAGAAATATCTTTTGCATAATTCCAAAAACCTAATAAATCAAATGTCTTAGGATCTCTACCCATATTATGTATATGTATCTGATGAAAAATTGATGGGAATGGTTCTATTTGATTAGGAGTCAATACACTGTTGGGATCATAGTCTTTTTCTAGGATTTCATCCCATTTTTCAGGAAAAACATTGTCATCATTTACTATTAATATTTTGTCATAAATAGCATGATACACACCAATATTCGTTGCTCTACAGGTGCCTACATTTTGTTCTATATTAACGACCAAAATTTTATTTAAATATTTTTCTATTACAGATCTATTGATGTCTAAAAATCCATCTACAACAACAATAATTTGATTATTATTTATTTGTCCTTTAATAGCGGAATCTAAACATAAATCCAGAGCTTCTGGTGTTTTATATGTTGGTATAATTACACTAATCATATTAGTTTATAATATTCCCCTATCTGGAATTTAGATTTTGTATTCATTGATCCATGTTCACTTGGTATATAATTAGAAGATTTTATAACTCTGAAGTCAACACTGACTCTGGCTTTTCCTGTAAGATTTGTCTTATTACCATGCATAAGATTTGAACCATCCCATTGTATAAATTCGCCATACAAACAGTTCATTGGAGAAAAATCTCCTTTATCTTCTTCTGATTCCACCCATATTGTATTGGTATCAAATGCATTGGTGAATGGCAAATAAAAATTATCTTCTTTGACATATTCTGCCCATGATTGATCTCTATAAAATTTATCTTTATGAAATTCTCCAACAGCTATATTGTTTGGATATGCCACTCTAAATGTTGGTATTTTTTGACAAACGATTTCTTCATTATATATAGGTTTTATGTAATGCAAAATAAAATTATCATATAGAGAGGAAAATTCTTGTGATCTTGACCATTCATAGTATAATTTATGCCAATGTGTTTTTTGATCATTTTCTCTTGTAAAAATTTTTATATCATCATTTAATGATGCTAACTCTTCAATGTCAAAAATTTTTTCTAGTTTAGATTTAAAATTATATTTATCTGTATCGTAGTTAAATTTTTTCATATACTACTCCAGTCTGTTAGTGGTGCTAGAAATTCAGTTTCTCCATGAGTACAAAATCCGGGAACAGCGGTTATTAAAAATTCACGATTATCTCTAAGCTCAAGGAACATATTAAAGTCATGGGGATAATCATTGATATTTGTCCATTTCCTTAGAAATCTTTCAGATCTTTTAAGAGTGGAAACTTTAGATGCAAAAGTCATTGTTGTAGAATTCGTAAGTTTCCAATGAGAAGATCTAGTAAGAAATAACCTAGTAAGTTCAGATCCTCCGGAACAATATGGATTTCCTCCATTAGAAGGGTCTTTGTATTTGTCTGGATGATCATATAAAGAAACAAAAGAAAAGCCTAAATCAAAACCTTCTTTTAAGATCACATCAGATCCTTGCTTATGAACATAATCATTTTCAACAAAATAAATGATTTCATCATTATCATATTGTAGGGCTTGATTAAGAGCTAAATTAAATGTTCCCGCTCCATGTCCGACAGAAACAGATTCTATTTTTGAACTGTCAATATATTGCAATATCATTTGATATGTATTATTACAAACATTATCTGCAATAATCATAATATCAGAATTTGAGAATACATCACAAAAATTTTTAAGACAATTTTCGTTATTTATATAGTCTGGTTTAATTTTTTTATATCCAGAATCAGAAATACGATAGATAATTTTCATTTTTGAGTATCGGCTAAAACCTTATCGTATAATTCATTTTGATCTCGTTGTCTTGCAATATCTTTTTTATGAATAATTGCAAAATTTTCTAATGAATCTAGACCAACAACATCTGATGCTCCAATCACACCACAATGAGGTCCACCAGTCCATTGAATATTTTTTGTATTTTTATATAGTCTTGGTTGATAGTCTGGCCAATTTATCCAACCAAATTCATTGACATGCCAATTCCATTTTTTGATATCCTCATCAGTTAAACCATCTACTGTATTAATTCTTGGTATATATACGAGACCAAAATTATTTTTGCGCACAATATCTCTTAGTATATCAAAAGACTCCTCTGGATAATCTTCATCAGAATCTAAATTAAATATATATGGTTTTGTAGCAAATGTATTCATATGATTCTTTAGGGAAGGAAAAGCATCATAGTTATTTTGCATAAAATGATATGTTCCATAGATAATTGGATAAGATTTAACGATTTCTGTTATTTCTTTATACCAATTTTCTTTTTGTTCAGAAATTTCTCTATATGTTTGTATAACAACTATTTCTTCGTCTTCTTGTAGGACTTTTGTAAATTTGTCTAGTAAAGTTTTGATATATTCTTTTTCATTATATACTGTTGTGCAATACGATATCATGTTTTTAGTCTCTCAAGCCAGGTTAATTCTGTTTCTATATATTCTATACTTAAGCCACTCATCTCTATAAATAGATCGAATCTAGATTTACTATTTTCGTCAAATAAATGAGTACCATGTGATTTGTGCATGTAAACTTTTTTAATTCCTTCTTGCCACAGAGCCATTATACAATCGTTACATGATTGTCCCGTGATATAAGCTATTCCGTTATCTGGACGTATGACACAATTTGATAGAGCATTTCGTTCTGCATGAATCATCCAAGGGTATTTATCTGGTCGAGTATTTGGAAGTTTAGAATCGTCTAGTCCTTTTGGAAAACCATTATATCCAACGCCAAGAATTCTGTGATTATTATCTGTTATAATGCATCCATGCTGTGTCTGAATATCGTGACTCCTAAGAGACACGACTTTTGCCAAGCCTAAAAAATATTCGGTCCACGATGGTCTGTCCATAACTGTATTATATTGAATCCGGGATAGGTCGCAAGTCATGGACAACCTAATCCACTACATCTACCAATGACCGTGCCCTCATTATATGACGGAGGAAAGAAATATGCATCACCGTATACTGTTCCTCTGTTTATTGATGGTATCAAAGACCCATTTGCTCCATCTGTATTTTTAAAATAGCCATTGCCTTGAATTATACCATCATTGTAAGATCCATAAAATGTTCCACTACTCATTAATATTCCTTGGTTAATTGATGAACCAATAAATATGGCATGTCCGGCCACTACTCCTGTCATTGGTTGCTGCTGGTTTCCATATTGATCTATATTGGATTTTAGTCCATTAATTGATTCTTCTTTGAATTCACAATTATTGGTAACCGATCCGTAATTGGTTGAACTAATAAATAATCCACTACCATCTATTATTCCACTATTTATTGATTGATTAATAAATTCAGCATATATATTTATAATCGCAGATTCACCATTAAAAGAAAAATATGACAAAAATGCTCCTTTTGCTAAGGTTCCTTGGTTTTTTGATTCTGTCATAACAGAATAGCCATCCACGGTTCCATAATTAATGCTTTCAGAAAATAAAATAGAATTAATATCATTTTTTATAGTTCCAAAATTTATTCCACCAAAAGTTATAATTCCACCATAATTGCTTGTTGAGCTAGATACTTCTATATTTCCAGAATTGACACCCGTAAAATCAATGTCACTATCAATTAAAGAGATAAGACCCATATTTATGTTTGTAAAACTAAAATCAATTCCACTAGATTTTATTACTCCACTATTTACTGAATCTGAGAAATTTATACTTTCTTTAATATCTTTAATATAACCATGGTTATCAGAGTATGTAAATACAACATTCTCTGTACTATCAATTATTCCTTTATTTGTTGATCGACCAATAGTAGGATGAAATTGATTAAAATAATTTTTGACCCCTATAAAAGAACAATTAGATCCACTTAGAAGAATGCCATTATTTACAGTATAATAATTTCTAAAAAATTGCTCCCCAATAGAGGCTGAGAATAAAGTATTTCCTATTATAAATCCATTATTAATTGCGTTATCAAAAAAATATCCCCCAGATAATGGACTATTGTTTATGCTTCCTTGCATAAAAGTGAAATTTATTCCAGTATACATAGAATTATTTATACTTGATCCATAAAATCCTGCTCCTCCATCGCATTGACCAATGTTAACGGCACTATCAAAAAAAGATCCTGAGCCCAAAACGTGCCCCATATTTTTTGACCAATTAGCAAAGACAGGATTTTCAGTTATAATACCATAATTAATAGAACCTGATTCAAATAATGCCCCAGTTTGTATGACTCCGAAATTTTTTGCGTCTTCACTGAATGTTGGTATTTTTTTGCAAATTCCACTTAGTGTATTTTGAGAATTACATGTAAATAATATTGTATTACAATCTAGCAGTCTTTCATTTTTAGAGTTATCACAAAAAGTTGCAGAATTTATACACTCTCCTCTATTTATGGATCTACTATAAAATTCACCATTGCTCACCGTACCAGAAATAGAATTTTCTGATTGATCATAAAATGAAGCATTAGTAATTTTTCCATGATTTTTAGATTCATTGAATAAAAAACCATAATTTATATCTGTTAATTCAAGAGAATAATTTATTGTAGAATCATATAGTGCTACTATATAAACTTTACCTAGATTAATACTTTTATTTTTAAAAATACCATAATTTACAGTACTATTTAATCCACTGCTATTAATGCTATAATTATTGAATACTGCCTTATCAGAAACTATGCCTGAATTAATAGTTCTATTATTAAAAATAGCATAATTAATTGTGCCTTTATTAACTGACTGATCTTCCAATATTATAAATCCGCTAGAAGTACCTAGACATATTCCATTATTTATCGCATTTTTATTAAAAGTTGTTGATCCACTTGTAAACGAAATTGTTCCAACGTTAACTGAATCTAATCCAAATGACGTATTGGATTGTGATATACTTGCAGAATTATATCCTGTTAAGTTAAAAGTAATGGTAGATAAATTAATATTTCCATAATTTATAGATGTATTGAAGTTATATGTTCCATTACTAAGATTACCATAGTTTGTGGATTTATTAAATACTATGCTTCCACTATACATATCTCCATAGTTATTGCTATATTGATTAAATGTTGCAGATCCGTCTAGTCCTCCGTTATTGTCGGAATAATTGTCGAATGTCGAGGTTCCTGATAGTGTTCCGACATTAGTTGAATATATAAATTTTGAATTACCAATTACATTACCATTATTTATCCCACTAGTACACTGTAAACTACCAGAAACATTTCCATCATTAGTGGATTGAGTATATATACTAATATTTCCTACAACATCACTAGAGTTTGTGGAGTTACTATGTAGTATTACTGTTCCAAGAATTCTATTATTGTTAGTGCTATTACCACTAAAATAATAAAATGATCCAGAATTTATACCATTGTTAGTACTGTTGTCTATGAAATATCCTTCTGAAAAAGTTATACCATTATTGATTGATGAACCACTAAAAATACATCTACCATAAAGTTTGGATTGCTGTGAACTTGTTGATTCATTATAGAAAGAACTATTTCCATAGCATTTTCCATTATTTTCACTATTAAAAAACTGACTCTCTGATTGCAATAATCCATTGTTAATTGCAGAATTTTTAAATATACATAGACCTTCCATAGTACCATTGTTGGTGCTGTCATCCAATATTGACGATGGTGCTGTTATACTACAATTTTTTGTGATTATACTCTTATTATTAAAATGCACTCCAAGCGGAACTTTTTTGATAGAGCTTGGATCATCTGTTGCTATATCTTCTATAGCAGAGGACACTTCATCTGCATTTGAGGCACCACCAACAGTTATAGTAGTAGTTATTTGACTAATATTATATGGTAGTATATTGCTATATAATATAGATGCGTTCGAAATAAATCTTTTTGATGTATTTATTTGAATAAATGGTGAGGTTTTTTGGCTTTGGGAATATAAATCAACCTTATACAAATAAATATTTTTTGCTATAATTTCACCAAAATTCATAAGCTTACGAGGCTCATTGTCATTATTTGCCCCTATCAGAAATAAAGTATTTTTTACATTCAAAGATTTTATCCCATCCAAAGATTTATCTCTTGTTGGCAATAAACATGCGTTGATTTGGCCATATCCTGCAGGATCAAGGGATACAGTGGGCGGCTTGACTACTATTATATCTGTTTCGTGTGTTGGCAATGAGTCTGATTGATCAGATAAGTTAGAATTAGTAAACCATTTTGATAGATCGCAATACGACATAAATCACCCTGTATTAGTCTGCTGCTTGGGTGCCATCAAGATACAAGACCAATTCTTCTTCATACGAGTTTTCTCTGACTTTATAGAATTGAGTATAATTCAATTCATTTTTTGGAAATCCGTCATACAAAGATAGGGCAAAAACCATTCCTAGTGCTTTTTGTTTTGTGTCGCAAGACCACGGAGAACATAATGTGTCTCCTATATCTGAATTAACGCATCCTTTAACCTCCGGTTCAGCAGGATCAGCAGGCTTATATCCTTTGCATGATTTTTGATCAGTCCTCAACAATTTTAGCATACATTTCAAATGAGATTCTGTAACTAAAAAACTGCCATCTGGAATCGGTCCCCACGTAGGATGTCCGCCATCGTTCCATTTTCCCCAGCTATTGGCTAATAAAAATACGCATTCATTATAGTCTACTTTTCGATCATCATATCCTATTATTGCATATGAATGATACCATATTCTATCGGGATATGACAGACCAGAAGAATCTCTAACATTAGAAAAACCAACATTGGTCATTATAACAACACCGTAACCATTATAACACAAATCTTTAATAGATTGCATCATATCTTCGGACGATCTGGAATGTAAAAGAGATATTGTTTTTACTCTCTGTATTCCAGGAATATTATTATTTTTACAATTTTTTAAGGGAGAACTACTGTATTCTATATTTGTGTGCGTTATATAATTGTATCCATTAATTTTTTGGAAATATTTCAGTAGTAAATCACCTGGACAACTATAGAAATTTGGTCCACTATTATTTAATAAATTTACATATCCTCCATATGATTTACGTTTTAATATTCCAATATGTATTAATGGATATTCTTCTACTGGTAAATTAATCTCATCTTGTGTGATGTCGTAATATCTTCTTGAGCCAAGACCCACCCTAAACTGACCATCTCTTTCTCCGGTAACATCATCACAGCAGAGATTCATTTGTTGGACACAGCTCAATCCTCCGGTACAGCATGGATCCTTGCTATTATCTTCTTTGCATTCTTTGCAGGGGCTACAAATAGCTGGCTTGGTTCCATCTCCATCAGTTTTGCACTTAAATTTCGGAGACCCTAATGCGGAGCCTTGATTGCTACCTGTAGATTGATTTCTCCATGAGGGGAGACAGTCCATATCTCCGCAACCCGTTGCTCTATCATATAATGCCTTTGCTGTGTCAACTAAATTTGGTCCTAGAGTCATTAAACAGTCAGTAATAAAATTATCGCCAAAATGTTGTATATATTCTGTGGCGCCTCTGTGTTCCCAACTTGTATAATTTTTACTCTTTTCTAAATCACAAGCTCTCATAATGTCACAAGCATTTCTTATTGCGTGTGATGTTCCACTGCGAATATCTGGTTGAACTTCTGTAAATGCTTCTACGTCGAGCCTTTGTAGAAACCTAAAAGCTAAGCACAATTTGTCGGATCCAGTATTCAATATGCCGGATGGATTTTGTTGAGGAGTTTGTTTTCCAAATGGCGTCTTATCAAAGCAAGGATACTTAAGCTGTTTCAGAAAATTAGATAATCTTTGAAGATCATACGGGGTTCCTGCTCCTATATCTCCTTGTTGTTGACCCAAAAAATCAGAATACCCAGGCTCACACGGCTCTGCTGTATACTGATAATACAATTCCTTTGGACTTAACATTATATGATATCATTTTTGGTTAAGTTTGTTATAAAGTACAAGAGCTAAAACAGAACCAGCAACACCCATAACTAATCCAGCTGGTGAAACAGTTTGATACTGACCCAGAAGATAAAGAATGGCGCCTCCCAAATATGAGCCAGCAACACCAAGAGCAACAGTTTTTACAAAACCGAAATTTTCTTCTCCGGGTACTATGCTTTTAGCAATAGCTCCGACAAAAATACCATATACACACCATATTAATATACTAAACATTTGCAGCCTCCACTAATGAATAAACTTCATCATCCTTGAGATTTTCGCCAACATCCATTAAACTTTCTGTTAGTTTGATACTATATTTTTTATATTGTTCTGAATTAAGATGATTTTTAATAATACGTTTTATGCGTAGTCTGGTAAACCATCCTCTTTTTTTGCTGAATGTTCTTATAGACTCGCCGTAAATTGGTGTTTTGTCTTGGGCTATCATATTTTCAGTTTTATTTTTATTACATTCTTGTAATACTCTTATTAAAGTTAAAATAATGCTAATTACCATTAGTATGGCTATAACACTACCAAATTCTTCTTCCTCTGGTATGCCAGCTTTGTTCATTACATTTTTAGCGATGCCTTTAACTTCACTATTCATGATATTTACCTTTGTAAATTAGTGCATGATCCATCATTGCATCTGGGTTTAGAGTTTAGTATGATTGGTGGATGTACAATAACTTTTGGTTTACTGTATGCTGGAGCAGTCGGCTCAGGTTGTTTGGTGTCTGGTATACAGTAACCACACGGTACTCTGGTTATTTTATCTCCACTGACATAGTAACCTTTACCTAAGCATATTGAACAATCTTTTCTTTTATATTTTTTTACATTATCGACGTGTTGTGCTTTTACTATACCGCCAGCAACGACAACAGATGCTGTTGTTGATCTATCATAGCTGTAATCTCCAGCAGCAAAAATAGAAGATATTAATAATAAACAAAATAATTTATTCATTTTTAGGTGCCTTTGGTCTAGGTAATATTTTTTTACGTCTATTTGGCTTAGCAGGAATAATTGGAGTATCTTCTTCTTTGATTTTTGGAGCTATTAGTTTTAATACACCTAATATGAACCCCGATATCATACTAATTAGCCTATTTAATAATATTCTGTCTAATAATCTCATAATTCACCTCATTAAAAAAATAGATACTAAGTTATACTCCGTTCGATCATTAATCCTAAAATAACTTAAGAAATATTGTTTATTAACAAGGTACTAGATTAATTGGAATTTCGCCAACAGGAGTGGTACTGCATCTACTATTCCAATATAAATCATTATATGGCCAATTATAAACTAAGCCAGTAACTTTGATTTCAGGAGTGGCTCCGTTGATTACTGTATCTAAATTTTTAACTGTAGCATACTTAAGATACTTACATGCCCATTCCCTAGTTGCATCAACACCTGTACCAGCATAAAGCCTAACAATATCTGTAGATGCATTAAGAGTTGTTGTATCATAAATCACATCATTTATTACAGGAACTGCCCCCAAGTTTTTTGGTTGAAAATATAGTACATATCCAGTAGGATTAAATGCTGCAAAAGCTGACGAGTCTGGACGTATTGAGTATGAAGGACATACTGATACATCTATATCAATTGGTCTGCCACTATCTCTTGGTAATTGATAACTATTTAATGTTGATACATCAATTATATTACGACAAGGATTAGTGTATTCTGTACAATTACTTAGCGATGGTGTTACTACTCTGCATGTGTCTAGAAATTTTATAGCTAAAGAATATAGGTCGCTGCCGCTATCACAACTTGGTGGAAATGCAGATGAATTAGGCTGATTTTCACAAGTTCCGTTTTCGGTTTCTGTATCTCCAGCACACATAATAACAGTATATGAGTCTGCTATTGTATAGTCATTATATGCTCTTCGATATCTAGTTTTTATAGGAATATTAATTGATGTCAACTCTGCAGGAAGAGGACCAACACGGCCATCTTGAACAGTGTCACTTAGTGATAAATACATAACAGAAGATGAAGCATTAGAAGTAGAAGAAACCCCAAAAGTTAAGCCCCATGGAGAATCATCTATTGGAGTATAAAACAATGAAACGCCATCTACTGGTGGATCAATACGAGTTCCACTAAATGAGTAGGATCTATTTAATTCAGGATAATATGGATGATTAGATATTGTAATATTTATAAATTTACTTATATATAGAGATAAATTATCTCCTGCTGAAGGAGGAGAGGATGGCATATCAGATAGATTAATTAAGCATCCTGTTAGTGCTGCGCTTGGTATGTCGAGACCAGTTAAAGGTATACAATTTAGTGATGGATTCCATCCAGTAGAACAGTCGATATCTATTGGGGGGATAGATCCTTTAGAATAAATACCAGGAGAACCGGTTGCATAAGCAATAGGACTTCCCCCTGATCCTACATATGCACCCTTATAATTTGGCGTACTATAGCCAGTATTTACAATATTATTGTTATTATATTCCCAATAGAATGAACGATTGGTTATAGCTTGACCAAAAGATACTCCAGTGAAATAGATCCAAGAATTTTGGGAAGAACCAGAAGGAACAAATAAGTGAGTACCATCTCCGTTAGAACTAAACGAAACGGCAGATCCTGAATAATATCCTATCTTAGTAGTAGATGGTAAACTCCAAAACTGTCTAAATGCTGGAATAGCCACAGCTGGATTATTTGTTTCGATAAATACCGCCGACTCACCAGAACCTAGAGATGTCCAACCGGATGGAATAATAGATACTGCATAATTTATGCTCTTACTATCGTCGTCCATTTTCCAGCCAGAAATGTTAATTCCAGAAGTATCAAAATTTGTAATTTCAAACCAGTCCGGGGCCGAAGATAATCCATATTTTGCGGTAGAGTTGCTCATAACTTCTGTTATTCCAATTTTCATAGTAGGAACATATGGAGTATCAACAGGTGGCGTTACGGCACTAGATCTAGCTAATATTGGTTGTGCGGCAAATCCCCAGAGGTCGTTAACTCCTTTAGGAACAACACTAAAATATAATCCTCCAAATAAGTTTGGAATATCGCTCATTTCGCTTTGTAATATAGTGTACAAAGAGTCCATGTTTCCAGAAGATACTGTATAAGTAGTATTATTAGTACTCATTCCATGACTAGTGTTTGAGGAAGAATATCCTCCATAGCGATACTTATGATCTATAGAAGCTAAAAATATAATTTCATAAGTAATATTAGCAATAGATTGACCAGAGACATTTGTCGTAACAGGATCCCAATTCATTACAAAATTACCATTAACTAGTTGACCAGTAAGGTTGGTAACTGGCCTTGGTCTACTTAGAAAGTAATCGACTCTATCATCGCTATCTTGTATGAAATTTATTAAATTATTTTTTCCAGTTGTGATGGTTGAAGATGTTGTGGAACTTGGTTGTTTCATATCACTATTAAAGGTATCTATTTTTTGATCAAAGATAGTATTAATATAGTTTATTATATTAGAATCATTTTTCAACCAATTATTGAATGCTACTAGTTCTGTAGCAAACTGGGTGAGTGTTGTATTATTTGCCCAGCATTGTTGTAAAAATCTACCATAGGCAAACCATGCTAATGCATTAAGAGCATCCTCGCTACAATAGCTGTCTGCGCCCCATGGTATAACATGAAATTTATTGTTGTTATCAGCAGCTAGATAACTATTATTTAAAAAAGTATTGTATCCGTCCATCTGCCCCAATAAAAGTTCAATGACAGCAAATTTAATGAACTGATTAATGTTAGCATAATTAGAAAAATTAGTATACCAATTAGAGGTAGAAGCTAACGCTGTTAAAAAATTGTTAATATTAGAACGACTCGATCCATATTCTCTACTATAGTATAAATCACTAGACGGAACATTTAGTTCTTGATTAGTTGTTGTTACTCCTAATTCATATAATCCAGTAGTATTATTTGTGCCAAAAAATTCATTAATTTTGTAAAGATTTTTTAAATTTTCTACATTGATATATTCGCCATAGTCAGTATAAAATTCTATATTTACACTAGATAGATCCGATAAAGTATATTCTGTCCCATTTAATGTTTCAGAAATTTTGAAAGATGTATCTGTTCTGTCCGAAGATATCACATAAAAAATGCTATCATTTGATATATTTCCCAAACCCACAAATTTTACTCTCATTCCAGGAAATAAATAATGATTATTATTAGTAGTTATAGTATTATTTGTTACGCTGATAATTTTGGTGGTACTATCATTTATAAAAACTCTAATAAAATTAGTTCTAGGTGCTAACATTCCATAATCTCTATAGATTTTATATATGATATGTTCTGTTATTTTTGCCCCACTTTGTATCATATTATTGATAGTAAGATCAGTAGCAGTACCTAAGCCACCTATAGATGATGTTGATTTAACTCTTAGTGGCATTTTTCTATTATATGGTAAAAAACTGCCGTATCCTTTGACTCTTGCTTCTACGTTATGAGGACCATATTTTTGAACTTTATTATTTATCTTATATGAAATAGTAAGTTCAACAAAAGAATAGGTTTGTTTCCATCCCAGTGGATTTTGGCCACGAGCTATAATTTGAGCATCAGTTAGAATCGTAGGGGCTAAAAATTTTTCTGTATCATACAACATTCTTGATGGACTATACCTATCAGGAACCTCCATCAAATTTGCTTTAGCTGTGCTGTCTATCCTAAAATCAAAACTAATATCAGAGTTAATAGAATAAAATTCTTCTGGAAAATTAAAAATGATTCCATCATTATTGTAAACGTATATCTGATTGTTTCTAAAACTAACATAAAATTTATTATCTAGTTTTCTAACGCAAAAATTTGTCATAGATAATCAAAGCCATAATCCGGTAATTTCTGAAGTGGGAATCCATCAAAATTACTAAATGCATAACTACCATTAGCGGCTAGCATTCCAGCTGCAACTTCAGCTCTGATTAGAAAACTTCCATCTGGAATAGGACCCCAATCTGGATGTCCACCATCATTCCACTTACCCCAACTATTTTGAACTAGAAATAGTGGTTCACTACCAGTATCATCACAGGCTATCCAAGCCATACAATGAGCCCAGTTACCACTAGTATTAGCAATACCTTTTTTATCTCGCTTATTGCTAAATCCATAGTTAGAACACACAGCTAATCCATAACCATTAGCTAATGCATCTCTTGCTTCTTCAATAGTTTTTATAAGACTTGCTGTTTTAATTTGATGATCGTTAGCAAGATCAATCACTGGATCTGGCAATCCTCTACCTCCCCAGCCTGCCCCTAGATTACCATTGTATTTACTAAAATCAGCAATACCTTTATAGTTTTGACGTAGTACTATTCCGCCATTCTCACTAACAAACGTGGCTGCTCTTGCGCAACTCATTCCTTCTCCACCATGGCCTCTAGCTCCATAAATTGCCTCAGTTGCACCTCTAGCAATCCATGCTTCACGTTCACCATTAACATCAATTTCTACGGCTCTACTAACATCACATGCGTTTCTTGTTCCATGACTTACACAATCACCAGTAGTTTGTCTTTCTTCATATGCTTTTTTGTCAAATTTTAAAACACTTTTATAAGGAGTAGACAGTTTGCCTTTACCACTACTTTTAAATTTCTTTCCAATAGCATCTCCAAACAATGGATATTTACTATTTTCCATTAATTGATCAAATACATGCTGTTCCCATAAACAGCCACTAAAACCTTTTCTATAATTATTATAGAGTTCGTCTGGAGTATACCTTGGCATTATTTGCTTCCTTCATTACAGGCCCATGCTAGTACTTTAAATCCTTCTACAGCTTTAGCTCTGAGATCATTACTCAATAAAACTTGATCATCACCTATTGCTTGTATAACCAATGCTTGTGCTGCTGCTGATAGTTCCGGATATTTTCCTTTAATATTCAGCTTAAGCATTGCACCAGCTAGTCTATTAGCTTGTCTAATTTCTTCTGTATTAGTAATTACCTGATCTTTTTCGTCTAATGATACTAAAGTAGCTATATCATTATATAGTTTAGCTAATTTTTTACCATCTATAGATCTATCATTATTAACAGACAATGCCTTTATAACATCATCACATTTTGCTTTTAACTCATCTGATGTGGGGGCAACGAATTCTTTTTCATCGACTGATACAACTGATCTATTATTGAAAATATTGTTGATAAATACTGGTTTAAATAAACCGATTGTCAATAATAGTCCTGCTAAAATTAATAGTTTATTATTTATCATATAACTTTATCCTTTACGTCTTCTTTTTGACAAGAATTTGGACTTAAAAATGGAAACATATCATCAGCTACTTTTACTGCTTTATCACATCCGCTCTTAACAGCAAGATCTCTTGTTTTTTTCCAAGATGATACTAGATCAAAGAAAGTGCTATCTGTGCTAACAACATTCTTAGTATCTGTTTTGATTACATTAACTATTGATGATCCTAGGGTTTGTGGAGCAGATCTATTTACGATTAATTTTTCATAGGCATTTTTAATAAATAATGCTACTGGACTTAATTTATCCTTAAATAAAATCCATAATATTAATCCTATTCCAGCATATAACGCCAAATCCGTTGGTGTTGTTTTTGTTGCGAACTGATCAAAACTCTGAGTCAAAATTTCAGTATTCATACTATTCCTCTGATTATTAATTTTTAGAAAAAACACCGACCTGTTTGAATGTTGTAACCATCGCATCTATTGATGATCCAACGAGAATCATCAAAAATGTTTTGACGTACTTATGTATTATAGGCTCAATAAATGGTGGAACAAAGGGAATATCTATAACAACAAAAACGCTATTGTAGAATTTATCTAATAAATTCATTGCTATAATTTTTTTATCTGGCCCTGAGATATCTTTAGCATTAGCTTGTATGGTTTGAATCACACTAGCAATAGTTAGTTGTAAAATTTTCCAAACTTGAGATATGGCAACTTTTTTAATCTCACCTAAAGCTTCTTTAGTTTTATTTATTAGATTTTCTAGTTCTGGTTTTAGAAGTTGTTCTAGTTCTTGGATTGTCATTTTCTGTGCCTCTTTTACGAACATTTCTTTTATTAGCTTCTTCTCTTTCAATTGGAGATGCTGTGTTCCACCAAACTTTCTTTATTTCATTTCTACCTTTAATATATTTGAATAATACAGTTAGTTGTCCAATAATCAATACTACAGCCTCTAATCCTTTACTTGTTTCATTAATTAAATCTTCTTTTTGACTATTACTATCTAATAATCCAAGCAGATACAGTCCGCTAAAAAGAAAACTTACTAATGTAAACCAAAATTCACTAGTTTTATAACCAGGTTTGACCATTTTAAACTCCAATAAATGTAATAATAGTAACTATTATTAGATACACCTAATCTAAATTAAGTATTTTGATCCACAAATCCAAAACAAACTGTGCAGTAATACTCTGGAACAGTATAGTTAAACGTTACACTACTCATTGTCCCGTCGATGCGAATGATGTTGAAACCTTCTGCGCCGGTAAATTGTGTGTACTGCGTGGGACTTACTTGATTTAGATACGTTGTTTGCGACCACGACTCACTGGTTAACGCCCAAATAGGAGTAAACGGTTTTGGAGCGCCGTTTTCATCAAACACAAGCACCGGCACAGTGGTACTGGGATTACCTACACTGGCAAACGCAACCAAGGCGTCTGTTATTGGAGAGCTAAACGTCGCAGTAAATACGCCAGCGTGAGTGTTGGCAATCTGCACTCCGTCAATTGGTACGCCGTATTCCATCGGAAAAGTTTGAGCTGCATACATACCATTATGTTGAAACATACCTCCGCCATTTTGAGTAATCTCGACTGTGATATTATTTTGACCTATTCCAGATGCTGCGGATTCTGTGATAGAAGTCATTGTCATCCATTGAAATCCTGAACTACCAAAAGATGAGGCTGGAAAAACTAAATTATTTCCTAAAAATATTTTAGAAACATCACTATTTCCTAATTTAATAGAAGATATATTAGAACTATTTAAAAATATAGACATTATGAGATAACATATAGGGTGCTAGAATTTTTAGTAACAAGAGCATCATAATTTGCTTGAGATATACTAAC